AAGAAGCATGTTACCTCCAATTGGATTCATTTTTGTTGGTTTTTAATTGTTTGACAAATTAACCTAGAATTTTTTTGTTTTCCAAATCTAATACTTGTGCGACTAAGTTTTCTTTTTCTAGGTCTGGAGGAGTACATAATTCTCCAACATCTCTTAAAATTTGTTCATCAACAGCTAGTAGTGTTGAATAAAGGCTGAAGTACTTATTTGGAAAGAGGAAACTTTCCAAATAAGGATAGCTTCCGCTATGCTTATCAAAATGGTTTAAGATTCTGCGCCTTAAATCACTGTCCATTTTGCTGTATTTACCATTAATAAAATACTTCCAATCAGATTCTATGTCAGAAAAATCAAATGCTAGTAGCAGTTCATTGTCTTGTAATTCTATATAATCAGATAATCTCTTATGATTAATTAGAAACTTTGCTTCAAACTGCTTGTATTCTGAATCAGATCTTTTTGTGTAAACACATATTAATTTCATATCCTCGGGAGTGATAGCATTATTCCAACTCAGATAACACTGTTTTGGAGCTGCTGCACTACCTCTTTTTAAACCAAGGAGCGGATATAAGAACACCTTGGACTTTTGAAAATAATCTTTATAAAGCGCATCTATTGCCATAAAATTTAGAGTTTTACATTACCTACTGCTAGCTCATAGGGCAAGGTGTAATCTCTACTCTTGTAATGATACTCTAACTGTGTAAGAATATCATAGAAATTATCATACCACTTAGCCAGTGTTTCTTCAGACACTTGGAAAGGATAGACTTGGTTATACTTATCAATAACAATAAACGTAATTACAATCTTCCATTCTTCAGAGTCTGTTTTGTTTTTTATGAATTCATTATAAGCTAAAATTGAATAGATCACTGCTTGAATATCATAACGATAATAATCAACTGAGTTTGGGAAATCCTGAATTGCTTTGTTAGTTGTCTTTAAGTCATTAATAAATAAAGTTTTGATGTTTTCATCTACAACAACATTGTCAAGGATACCCTTGTAACCAAAATCATATTTGTCAGAATCAGACATCAATGGTAACTCCTTGAACACTGTGACATTCTGAGAGTTATCATGATCCAATTGAAGTAAAGCTTTAACCTTGTCATTGTTTCTGAGAACCTCAACTGATGTTTCTGCCTGTTGTTTTACTGCAGGGTCAATTACAGTTTTAGTATCTCTGATCTTTAAGAAATCAAAATATTCTTTGTTGTTGTCAGTGAGAATCTTCTCTACTCTTTGAGCATCAGTCTTGAGTGATTGATAAAGATTATTTGTGAGTAGCTGATTGAGTATCTCTTGCGGGAAGTCTTCCAAAGATAATGAATTATTATTCATTGGAACATAATGATTATTAAAAATATGATCAATAATCACCTTGTTACTTTCTGTTGGAATCTTACCCGGTAACATTACAAAGTAATCATCAAACTTATTTGGTTCAAACAGAAGACAGTGCAGTGCCCTACCCGCAATCAGGTGGGCATCTGTCTTATCTTCTTTCTGTTTCAGTATATAGTGACTATAAAAAGCTTGTGGTGAATACATAAGCTTGTTTATGCTACTATAACTGAAATAAAATTTCTCAGAATAGAATCTTTCTAATTCCTCATTCAATATGCTCAGGCTCATTTTTTGCCTCCTTTTGTTTTAAATATTCCATTACTGACTCATCAAAGGTGATCTTAGCAACCTTAAGGAATTTTGTGTTTCCTCCATACTCAATGTCTGATTTGTACTGTTCAAGAATTCTGCGACCTGCTTCTTTAGTAAAAACATCCTTATCTAACTGAATTTGAATTACATCATCTATCCTCATACTACAATATGTAGTACTAGTGAATCCCATATAAGAACACAAAGACTTAAAGTTTACATGATTTCTTGTTTTCTGATCTGATATTCTATTAGAATATTTCTCAAATAGAAAAGATAGATACAGTAAACTCTCATTATAGTTACAGTTAGCCATGATCTCCATTGCAAGAGTCCAGTTATCTTTATCTGAACTTGTAAACATTTCAGTAAGAGTCTGGTACATTGCTTCATCAATAGTAGTAGAGTCTTCTCCGTTTACAATACTGATTAAAGATGCCTCATCATAAATATCATTTTTTGCAATATGCTCATACAAGTCTTCATAGTCTTTATTTATATAAGTAAAGCCTACAGAATATCTAGAATAATTTTCAGTATCATAATGATAATGCTTTAGTATGTTATGAAGATCAGAACCACCAATAACTATATCTTCTTTATAGTTATTTAGAATTTCCATAATCTCCTTGTATCTAGACTCTCCTATATCTACACTTCTTTGTTCAATCAGATCTTTTACTATTTCAGTTTTAGCATAATGATACCATCTTCTATCAGACAGTGCATTTATAGTTTTGATGCCTGTAATAATCTTAGTTGCATCAGATATGTCACGTACTGTTTTAGATTTAGTACTAGCATAGAGATCTTTTAGTTTTATTCTTGGAATAGTTACTCCAGGCAGAAAATAAAACTTCTCATTCTGTCCAATACTAATATCTTTGTGTACAGTAATAAATTCAGACAAATCTTTTTCATTGTGATCATCCATATATCCTAATACAAAGGATAAGTCTTTAATTTCCAGCGGACTGTAATTATTAAAATTTATATGAAGATATCTTTTCATAATAAAGGAAATTAAGGGCAGCTATATCACTGCCCTATTATTGTTTAAATATAGGTAGGTGTTCCGTTAAGGGGGGAACTGATGTAATCCTGATTTACCTGACTGCCATCTTGACTACCGCGTTGTCCATCATGAGCTTACTAAACTTAACTTTGTTACCATTGACTATCTCTTTGACCATATAATATCTAAGGTCATCAGTAAATGAGTCACAGTCTGTAGTCAGTTTTACCAATCTCTTAATCATTGCATCTGGCACACTATTGTTTTCTGCATGATGTAGACAATAGTTGATAACACGAGTAGTAATCACACTAGACAAATCTGCCCGGAAGTCATCTCCCTTACCAACTGCACTTGTCAAAGCACCAATTACATACTGCTCATTAGGATTATTCATGATCTCCTGTGGTGGTATAATCTTATCCAACTTGTTATTAATAAACATAGTGAATAGACTAGCTACCTCATCACCAACAGAACCCTCACCAATCATTTGAATCAACGGCAAGCTTTCTTCAAACTTTTGAATAGAACTAATTGAGTTAAAGAAAGTAGTAATTGATCTTGGGTTAACAGACTTACCAATAACCTCTGGATTCATCAACATAAAGTTGATACATCTACCATCTATGCCTGCAGATTCTGCCCACTTAGCCCATACGTTTACATCAAAGTCTACCTCAACAGAAATAAATCTGGTCTTCTGAGCTACGTCAAGACTAGTAACATTATAGTCACCATTGTCTGGATTGGTAGTCAGAACAATATGCCAGTTCTTTGGTAACTTCCAAGAGATATACTCTTGTCTGTCAATTAATTCCATAGTAGCTTGCATAAATCTATGATCTGCACGAGTATAGTCATCAAGAATCAAGAAGCCACCTTCACCCTGTCCCTGAATCCACTCAGGAGAAGCATGAGACATTCTGCTTTGACTTGTAGGTCTAAATCCACCTTTGATATAAGTATCAAGCAAACTCTCTTGTATCCATTTCTTAGCTCCATCTTTGTTCTCAACCTCAAACTCTTTGAACGGAAAACCAACCAAATCACCTAACTCCTCAATCTGACTTAGATTAAGTTTAATTACAGCCATGTCAAGCTCTTTTGCAAGTTGCAGGATAGAAGAAGTCTTACCAAGACCTGCCTCACCCTCAATATTAACAGCTACAGGAACTTTACCCTGAGCTTGAATAAACTGGTTGTTAACAACCATGTGATTTATAAAATTTTTCAGTTCATCAATGTTTAATTTTACTTGAGCCATTTTGTTTGTTTTTAAAGTTCTAACTTAATTACTTTGCCAGGAAGGCTATTATTCATACTTGATCTTTCAGACAGAACCCATAACACTGGATTCTTTGGTTTTACACTAGCACCACATTCACCATCAGTAAAATAAATAAGGCTTGTATACTTTCTAAGATTTGCATTATAATACTCTAATACTGGGTCAAACTCAGTACCACCACGACCATGTACTTTTATCTCATCTTTACCATTGTATGGTTCTATAGATCTAATAACAGTATCACATTGGATAATAGTAATATCAACTCCGGTCTTATGGATGTGTTGCATCTCATTCATAAACTCTTGAAGTTCATCATTACTCACTGACCCAGAAGTATCTATACCAAGAAGCATATGCTGTTTCATCTTAATCTTAAGACCTGGATTATCAGAATATCTCCTGTTCTCCTTTCTGCGTATCTTCTTAGTAAACACCTTTGTGCTATTTCCAGTAAACCTTCTAATATATCCACGCCAGTCAAACTTAGGTGGAATTATTTGATTTGCTTTAATTAGAAAGTCTTCAATATGACCAGGTACATTACCCCTTTTCTTAGCAGTTTGTTCTGCAACTTCATTAAGTAGAGTAGCTAACTGCTTTTCAATAAGCTTTTGCTCTGCTTCTGGTAAGTTTTCAAACTCCTCCCAAGTACCATGATTAGGCATGTTTACTTCCTTATCACCCATAGGCCCTCCAGATATTACAACAGTAATTGCACCAGCTTCCATAGCATCACATAACTTATCAAAGTTAGAGTCACCTGAGCTACCGTTCTGTTGCTTTTGCTGTTGAGCTTTCTTCAGCTCATCATAATAATACCTAGTACCTGCTTTTCTCTGTAAATTCAAATCAGGATAATCATCTATATTAATACCACCTTCAGGAAGAAACTCGTCATCAATATATTGATTGATCTCCATATCCATTGCAATGTTTGCCATTCTCTTATCCTGAAACTCAAAGAATTTACTCAAATGAAAATATGCAATATGCAATAACTCATGTTTCAGAAGACCCAGTCTGTGATTATCAGAAAGATCTGTCCAAAAGTCTTCATTAATAGTAAGCTGATAGTTGATACCATTCTTACTAACACCGGCTGTGGGAACTCTTTTATCCCACACCTTATTTAGCATAATAAGAAAGAACCCATAGAATGGCTCTTTCCACATCAAGTCTTTACTTGCCTTTGCAAGTGTTGCTGCTTTACTCATTGTTCTTTGAGTTTAATATCAATAACCATTTTGTCTGTAGGGTAACCCATACTCTCAAGCATTCTTGTAAGTTCTCCAACATGTCTGTTTAGAGTTAGCTCAATTGCATCCTTACTAGTTTTCAAATCTATCATAATTTGAATTGCTCTTGCATAAGTTAAGGGTCTCTCAATATTTATATGCTTCTTAAGTACAGCAGTTGCCTTGGGAGCATTTGTCTTCCACTGGTCAATAGTATACTTAGAAAACTTATAGAAGTAAATCAGATATCCAACATTGTCACTACTAAATTTAAAAGCCTCAATTGCAGCAAAACCTATTGTTGCATTCTCCTGATCTGTAGACAGCAACATAGTCATTACATTCTCAGCTTCTTCTTTGCTTATTTTCATCAGTCTTCAATTTTAATTGTTCTAATCATCCACTCCTTTGGACTGTTAATGTTATCAATCCATTCTTTTGCACTAGGAATATATCCAAAGCAATCCTCCTTTACATGTTGTTCACCTATGTATCTGGTATATACTGTTTTACCTATAGAGTTAATAAAGCTAACTCCAAAAAGTCTTTCCAATTCAAATATACCTTCACTGTGATGCCTAAACATTCTATGCATGCTATTTCCTAACCAAGCTTTAGTAGCATCAAACCATTCATGATACTTTAAATACTCTTCAGGTTCTCCACCCCATTTCCGGGCACTAGATTTAGCATGTTCATACGGATGTGCCATTATAAAGAACTTATTTTTTCAAGTGCGTCTTCTTTTGCCTGTTGATAACCTTCAGCATGTGCATCCTCTATTAAGTCTTCAGCATATTCAATTATCTCTTGCTTTAATTCATCTGTCAGAGTTTGAGTATCCAAATTCTCTAACCAAAATCTAAAATCATCCATTAGTTTTTTCTGTTAGTTTACCTTCATGAATATGATCAATAACATTATTTACTCGTATACTATTGTTTATTCTATAGTCACCAGAGGGAATATGTATTACTACATAACCAAAACCACCTTCTTCATTCCACCAGTCTTCTATATTATCTAACAAAGTTCTATATGCATAATTCTCTAACTGTGCATATAAAGATGAATCAAGTTTTTGTAAATCATTATTGTAATCAATACCATGATCGTACATCTCTTCTAATGTATCAAGATCATCAATCATTTTTTCTGTATATGTAATTTGTTCTATTTGCCCAGAGTCTCCTCCGCCATCATATGATATAAATATTCCACCAATACCCTTATTGGCCAACTCAACTAAGAGGCCTGTTACTTCTATTTCTGTCATAATTACTTTGTTTTGTAAAACCTACCTAAGATGTTACTATTCAAGTATTCATCCTTCTCAAGAACCTCATACATAAATTGATACTTAGTCTCTTGATATGTTAGCTCAGTTTTTGAGTTACATATACGGAGAATCTCTCTTTTAACTACTCCTCCAGACTTTGCAAATTCTTTAAGAGTCTTGTTACTGCTATAGTAATTTATAAAGTCAGGCTTTAATTCATGCCTATACTTCTTGAGTCTCTTATCAGTAACCATAGCCAGAGCTTTTTTACCCAACGGCTTCTTGATATTAGCAAAGAAGTTTTTCTTTCCTATGTAAGCAACAGATTTCTTATCTATTATGGCTGTCATAATATAAATAAACCCTACTGCTCCTTCAGGAATATCCTGTATTGTAAACTCTTTACCTTCAAATATCCAACTCATTTCTTAAGTGCATTAGTTAATAATCCATGTAGTTTTTCTTTTACCTTTTGTATACCAAAATCTTTTACAGAGTCAGATAAGTCCTTGGACATATCCAGCACTATATAGCTAAGTCCATATCTCTCCTGATACTTTTGAGCAGCAGCAATACCGGCTTCATCATTATCAAACAGGACACATACTCCACCATACTTCTTCTTAAAAGACTTAATATACTGTTCTGGAATCATAGTATTCTCACTGTCTGGTGCAACAGACTCTGCATTTTTGTATCCAAGTTTAGCAAAGGCCATTAAATCTTTTAGTGAGGATGTAATAATCAAGAACTCTTTCTCATACGTCAACTGATCCAGACCCTGGATATAGTTTTGTACTTTGATAAATTTCTTGTTTGGATTGTTAGGAAGATAGATCTTGTATAGAGTACCATCATTTCTAAAGTAACCATAGATATGATTACCTCTAAATGTTATCTCAGATACTTTACCATCTTCTTCTTTCTGCATTGTAAAATATGAAAGCCCGGAGACATTATATTTCTCAAGTAAATCAGAATTAAGTTTAAACTTCATCCAAAACTTACCGTCAACATTTGTCCAGTGTCTCATTTCATAATCACTTACCCTATACTTTGATTGAATCTTGTATTCATTCACAGAACAATAGTTATTGTCCTTCAGAAACCTTTCATAATCAGAACATATCTTGTTGATTGCCGTAGCATAAGTTATATTAAAGAGTTCACTGACTAGTGTTACCTTGTTACCTTGTTTGCCTGATGAGAAGTCTTTGAACTTATACTCATTATTTTCGGCTTTAAAGTAAACAAACATTGATGGTGTTTTCTCTGTCTTAAATACAGAGTGAATCTTTACATCTTGACCTGTCAGTTTCTCACTTAATGAAAGATAATATTCAAATACCCATTCTGCTGGGACATCATTAATACTCCCAATAATATTTTTTGTAGAAATCATAACAGCAAGTTTAATAATAAAGGGGGAGCTATTTCTAACTCCCCCTCAACTATTAGTCAAGAGAGAAGTCAGAGGCAACTCTAGGTGGTACATCCATATCATCACCAAATGATTCTACAGGACGTACTTCCATTTTCTTAAGGTGTTCAGTCTCATCATATTGAAGAACTTTACCACCTTTAGGAGCAAAGGCATATCCATCTTTGGACCCTTTTGGTAACCACATATCGTAATTTGTGTAGCCACCTTTGCCTTCATACTCTTTACCTGCTACACACATCTCCAGATACTTATCCTTAAATGGTGCAGTACTATTAAACGCTGCAACAAACTCTTCAATAGAGTCATGCTTGTTATCTTGGCTCAAGAACCAGTCATTAATATCCAAAGACTTACACAAGTTCTGTAAGAAGATTAGGATAGACCTATCTCTTTGAATCTTAATACCGGATTTAGTTTCACCGTCAGCATATGCATACTGAGATGCTTTCACCCTACCTATTTGACCTGCATAGTGACCCTTGCTTTCATCATCTTTGTCAATCATGAAACCTTCAAAACCATCAATAGGTTCAGTTTCTACATTAATCATCACATGATATGCATTTGCAATGAATTTGAATTCCTCAAGTGCTACACTATTAATCTTTAGTGTATGATTTCCTGGTGCAATTGTCTTAGGTAGTCCACCGCCACCTTCCTTTACTAGGTCTGTTGTGCTTAAAGCCATCTTGTTTGTTTTTAATTATTAATCTACGAATACTTTGTCCCAGTAAGTCTTATACTCACCGGTCTCATCAATTTCAGAAACCACAATTTCTTGATTTCTCAAATGCTCTGGTCTTGCACCACAAGAGATATCATCATTAGTCTTGAAACTAAGGATATTCTTATCTCCCTTTCTATACAAGTAACCAATAGCATCAGAGTTAGAAGTTGTTATTCTCTTTAACTTACCTGTCAGATCTAGGTCAAGTGCATTAAATGTACCACCTGCCTTTTCTAACTGAGTGTCTTTTACGTGACCAACAAAGATCACATAAGGAGCCCAAGTTAGAATGTAATCAATCACCTTAGTGAAGGCTTGTCTTGTCCAATAATAACCAGCACCTTCAGGTAGGCCAAGAATAGTTCCATACTTTTCTTTACCACCACCTGGATTAAACCAGTTCTTACCCATTGGACTCTTAGAATAAAGCACTTCAGCATAAGGTACTACCATCTCTTCCAATGCAGTGATTGTATCTACTGCAATGTACTTGTATGGATTGCCTGCTTCTTTGATAGCTTTTCCAATTTCTCTGATTTCTTCAAAGCTACTGGCCTCTACCTTCATAGAGTTAAGATACTTAGTACCTCCTTCTAAGTCTAAGATTAGACAGTTGTCAAGAGTGCTCAACAAACTTGTCTTACCTATTTTAGGCTTAGAAAAGATAATTAGATTCTTAGGGCTCTTATGAGTAGGAGCTTGCTTTGTTGTTGGCAATACTATTCCCATAACTTAAGATTTGATAATTTCATTTAACCATGCTTTCTGACTCACTGGTTTCTTTAACAAGATTGCAGCAAGATCTCTAATAGTCAATTGACTGATAGGAGAATCAGAATCTGGATCCATTATCTCTTCAAAGTCAGGAAACACACCTGTCTCTGTAGCATCCTGTGGTTCAAACTCAATCTTAACAAGTTCTGATACAGGAATCAAATACCTAAATTGACCTGTTGCGGTCACTTCAGTTTTGTCATACTCTTCTTCATAGTGAGGATTATGCCTCCACTTGTAAAGAGTTCTGTTTGGGTCTTCAGGTTCAAGTTCAATACTTGTAAACTCCGTGTAAATGTCCTTACCTTTCTTGATCTCACTTGGAAAGAAACCAATATGTTGTTCACTCTTTCCTTTAGGAACATAAGCACACTTGGGAATAAACAAAGGACTGTCTTCCTGAATGAGATTAAACTTCCACTCATGGTGTTTAATCAGCTCTTCAGTTTTCTCATACCTGTTGATTGTACTTTTAGTTGATAAACTCATAATTTACATTATTTAGTTGTTAGTCTTTTCTCCTGTTGAGGAGGTGTAATCATCTCTACAATTTTCATTTTCTCAAATTCAGCTTTAAAGAAACTTAGTCTTGTATCACCATTTCTACATTTTAGAAAGTGTAATACTAAAACCCGGTCATCCTCAATCACATACCTATCAGGGCCATAAAACCTAATCTTCTGTTTAGCAGGTCTATTGATACCTATAACAGTATCAGCATGCTGTAACAGAGCATCTGCCCCAAATAAATCAGATTCAAGTATGTAATTACCATATTTACCCTCTTCATTTCTCTCAGGGTTATCTATATTTCTATTGAGCTGACTCAGCACAACAAAAGCTATAGGATAAACTCTTTTGAGGTGTGTAAGCATCTCACCAAGATTGTTAAGCATATCATGCTTATCTTTCTCATAAGGTGCTTTCTTAAACAATAAAGAGTGATCTATAGTAATCAACACTTTTGGAAAAATCATATTGCCTGTAGAATCATACGTTGCGTGTTCCATCATATACTCCCCTATAATCTCCTTGAATTCAGCTATTGTACAAGGTGTCTCTACTATATCTATGGGATATTTAACTTTGGACTTTGCATAATCATAACATCTTTGTAAATCAGTATCACTTAGCTTACCATCAGCACTACATAAGTACTTATATGACCTACCTATGACACTGGAGTATTCCCTGATTGCAGAACTTCTTGCAAGCATCTCAAACTGAAACTGCAAGACTCTGAAATTTTCCCCTGGATTCAGAACAAATGATTCCCTTACAATTTGCTCAGCAATCAATGTCTTACCACTTGCAGGTCTTCCTCCAATAACAGTAATAGTATTCCATTCAATACCATCTGTCATAGCATCATTAAACTTTGGCCAAGGTGTCTTGAGGCTTCTGATATTACCCTGCATTCTACCTTGCAGATATCTAAGTGACTCTTGAAAACCCTCCCTCTGACTACTCCATCTTTTCTTTGGAGTCTTGTTTACATTACTCATCTATTACTTGTGTTTGTTCTTCTCTCTTTGCGTAGTTATAGAGAAGATGTAACACTGTAATTACTAATTCTATTCCCAGATATTGCCAGATAGACAGGGGTACAATAACAAGGTTAATAACTGTATAACCAATGATTGTTCCTATTACAGCAATACTGAGAAGTCTAAAACTTCTCATACTACTCTCTCACTAAAATGTGTTTCTGTGTAATCCCCGCCACCATTCTGATATACTTCACAATAGTTTGCTAGTTCAGATTCAAATGATTTTTCTGCGGAGTTTTGTTTTCTGATAAAGTACTGTGATGTCCTCATGTACTTATATCCCTGCCTTTCATATTCATCTACATACATTTTTGTTGCATTAATCACCGTCTCCCAATCATAATTGTGATTCTCAAAGAACCACCTAAAATTATTCTCTAAATTCTTCTTGTCAGTCCTAGCATATTTACCAGATGGAAGTTTAAATTTAGGAAAAATTTCTAAATATTCATCAATTCTTTTGTCAAAATCTTCACCCATAATAGCAGAAGATGTTTTCTTCTTACTGTTTTTGAAGAATGATTCTAACTCCTGTACTAAGACAAATGCTCTACCAGATAATTTACCATCTTCTAGCAACCATCCATCATTAGTTAACCGCATATATTCTACGGTCAGGTTAAGATTAAACAAAGGACACATGTTATGCTTCTTACACCACAACAAATAAAGTTGATTAGGAGTAAGATCATTCTTAAGCAGTTTGTTAAAGATATCTACCATTCTATGTCAAATTTATAGTTTCTCTTTACTATCTCAGATGTCTGTTGAAAAACATTTTTACAATCCCATTCTTTTAAGTTGTTGTAACTTGCTGAAGCAGGGTGTGTTACATTGAACTTATAGTTGTTATCATTAACACAGTCTGACCACTCTTCTGCTTTTTTACCCATATAGATATACACAAGGCCTGGGTTATTCCAAGATAACCAATCAAACACATAGGCTAAGAAAGGTCTCCATATAAGATAATGTTGACCTACCTTACCTACATTAGTTGTCAAAGCAGTATTAAGTAACAACACACCTTGGTTAGCCCATCTTGTTAGATTTTTATCTCTGCATGCAGTTACACCGTTGTAAACAGTTCTGTTTATTGCATCAAACATATACTCTAAACTTGGTTGCATATCATCAGTGTCTTTAAGACTAAATGCTATCCCATCAGCATGACCTAACCCTGGGTATGGATCCTGACCTACTACAACTACTTTTAACTGATCATAGGGACACTCTTCAAATGCTCTAAACCAGTTCTTCATAGTAGGAGTAAATCTTTTACCATCTTGGGTTTGCTTTACTAACTGACTAACAATAGTCTCAAATTCTTTACTGTAGATAAATGTTCTTAGTACTCTTCCCCATCCTGATGGTTCTAGCTTAGCATGTATTTTGTCTTTTATTTCTTCAATATCAAGTTTGTAACTCATAATTTTTATATTTGTGTTATGGCAATTAAAGTAAAAGAACTTAAGAATGATGCACTTGTTGAAGTTAAAGTCAACAAGAGCTTTTATTTAATGGTAAAAGCTTTGTCTTACCATCTCTTTCAAACAATCAAAGATGATTCTGAAAGAGAAGAATCTCTAAAGAAAATTATGACTGGTAAGTATGAGGATATGAATGACTTTGAAAGATCATTCTATACTACAACACTTTTACTAGCAGAAATAGAGAGACAAGCTCAGCAAAATAATCTTTATGATGAAAAAGAAATTCTTGAACCTGGTGATGAAGGTTATGTAGCACCTACCCAAGAATAATATTGTACTTACTAGCTAACTCATTTAATGCTTCTATAGCAAGAGTAAGCTCCATAGTACTACAATCACCAAAGGATTTGCACATAGCTTTCTTTGTGCCATCATCATATATCTCATAACAAAGCCCGGCTTTCTCTTTGATAATAAGTTTCATATCATCAAAGCTAAAACCTAATTCACCTGCAAGCTCTCTGATACTTGCATGTATCTTAGCAATCTGGGCAGCACTACCCTTCTTACCTTTTTTACAAATAAATATTTCTACTTCTTCTCCTTCCTGTATCTTTTCTAAGAAGAGATTATACAAGAGCATATCTTTCTTATTAGAATAACCCAGCTTGGAGTTTTTCTTCACTAAAGTTCCTGAAAACATAAGGATTACATTTTATTCTTAGCCCACTTCTTATAGAGTAGAATTAGAGTTTGTATATCTTCTATATCTCTAATACATATCTCCAAGTCATAGCAGTAAACTACCCAATTCTTTTCACCGGCTTCATCACTAGCATTAGATGTCAAATCAAGAGCAGGTTCAAGATTAAGTGTATAGTAATAGTAATCACTTTGATCACCACTCTCTTCTACAAGAACATCAACTCTCTCAAATCCTTCTTCTATAAGTTCTTCTTCTCTCATGATTTATCTTTTATTAATTGGGTAATTCTTTACTACTTTATCAGAATAATTCATTACCAAATCTACAAACTCTTTTGATACATCTGTCTTATTCCATTTACCGTGAAGTTTAATTCTTTCTTCACGTTGTTTGTCAATGACAAGAAGAGCCATGTAGTAGTTATCCTCATCCTGAGACTCAAGCATAGATTCAATATTCTTCCCTTCATCTTCCTTGAGTATATTTAAAGATACTAATAAATTGATCTCAAAGATTAGAATGAAGGGTTTAAATTGATCTTGCTTTGTACCTTTTCTATACATCCACCATAAGTAATTTAGATTCTTACCAACAGGGGTTGTATCAACTAAGGTCATTTCAAAGTGTTCTTCTATAATTTTCTTTACCAAACTCTTTCTTTTACTTAGAGTTGCTTTGGATATTTTTTTATCAATATCCCAATCACCACCTATACTAATTGCCATATCAGAAAATATATCTTATTGTGTTCCAAGGTATAATCTGGTCATGTAGCTCAGTAAACTGTTTAATATACTCAGCTTTTAGATCATGTTTATACCTGATATTCTTACCACCATACTCAGATATTTTACTCTCTTGTATTTCTGGTTTCCATAATAGCTCCTCACCTGGTAGATTATGCTCTAGATTGTACAAATGTTTCTGTTCATTGTGTGTTAAGAAGATTACTTCAGCTTTGACATCATTAGTATCCCAGGCAAAAACATTTGCTCTTGCACTAACTGCATCAAACAAATCCCTGTAACTTTCTAACCAAAAAGCTTTTACAATGACAGGACTAAAATTAAGATGAACTTCATAGCCAGCATCAATAAACATATCAAGGGCTTCAATTCTTTCAAACGTAGAAGAAGTATTTGGTTCAAGTATTCTTCTATAATGTTCAGGCATAAGACTAAATCTAATTCTGATTTTACCTTCAGGATTAAACTTAAGTAAATCCTTATTTACATACTTAGTAGCAAATGAACCCATAGCAAGTGGATGATCTCTAAAGAATGCAAAGATCTTTTCCCATTCATGATATTTAGCATGCAGAGCAAAGTCTTCATTACAAGAAATATCATAAGTTACATACTCTCCCGTCTGATTTGGTTTCTCTACATCTGCAAAGTATGCATGTGAATTAATCTCCGTCAGGATATCCATAGTATTAGTTGCTATGCTTAATCCTTCCGGTTTGTGTCTCTTCATGTAACAATAAGTACAGTTATAAAGACACCCGTGGCCAAAGCTTGGACTAATAAAGTCCGTACTACGGCCACTGGGTCTTATAACCATTGACTTTCTCTTAACCTTTGAAACTACTGCCATCTCCCTTCTGAGGTGATATAACTAATCCATCTTGTATAACCTTATCCAAGATCTGTGTGTGTTGCGTAATAATAGTAGCATCTACACCACCGGCAGCAACCTGCTTTACAATAGCTGTCTCAATATCATTCTCTGGAATAAGCACAATCTTAACTGTACCATTCATTAAAATCTCTACTCTCATAGTCTTTCAAGTATTGCTGTTAAGTTCTTATCTGACAAATAAAAGTATGATCCACTGGTGTAAATCATTACAGTTCCTAATGTCTTTCTTAGACTAATATCTTTATTGTCTAATTCAACATTATACTCTTTATCTTCTGCTATTACTTGTTTGCAAAGTTCAAAGAACTGCCTAGTAGTTGTTGAATCACCGATGCTGATGTAATCAATATCAGTAATTGCTGTATACTGAGCATTCTTGTAATAAATTGTGTAGCTTTCTACATCTTCAAGTTTAAACCTTACAAGTTTAGGTACTGGGTTTAACTTACTAAGTTGCCAAATAACAGTGTCTTTAGCTGCTTCTTTTACAACCAACTGTGCAGTTACATTAAATGTAACCAATGTCAATAAAACAAATACTAACTTTTTCATAACTAATCAATTAAACATTAAAAAACCAATTGCAATTCCCGCGAATATGCCTACTACAGTACCAATTGTGTACCATTTCTCATTAAAATCATTCATCTTTATACATTTTATTATCCCAAAACGCATCACACTTACCTTCCTCATCAGGTTTAAAGTAACTATAGGATTGTAATCCTGGAGAAGGTGTAGCTGTGTATCTATAACACTTTTCTTTTAGAGGACATTCCTCATTTTCACATTTACTTATATCTGGCATCTTATTCTGATTTAAAAGTAATTACGTATAATCAAATCTATTGCTGCTAACACAAGAGGAAATGTAAACACAGGCAATGCTATCCTTATCCACAATGGTATATCCTTTTGAGTTATACCAATTACTACTGCGGCCATAAATGCAATAAATATGCATGTGGCATTAATGATTACTATTGACATCTTATTCTGATTTAAAAAAATGAATCACTCACCTGATTAGGATCCTTGTGTAAACACTGTGTGGCATCATCAGTATAGCCTAACACCCGATTGCTGTTCTTGTGAATCATCTTATTCTGATTTAAAGTAATTATATCTTTCCTCAACCCATTCTCTATTCTGAGCCATAGGTTCTAATTCATCAATAATAAAGTCACCAAAATCTAACATCTGCTCTTTCTCCATTGCTTTGGCTTGTATGACTAATTTACCGTCAGGTTTTAATCCACATTGCTCAACCAGCCATTCTACTGCTGTCTGTTTTTCCATTCTTTCCATGTATCAAAGTCTTTTAGTTTTTCAAGGTCTTTTTTCCATTGAATTAAATTTTGTTTAAACCCAATCCACATGACAAATCCACCTATTGCAAATCCTAATATAAATCCCATACTACTTCTTTTTAAATTGTTGTATCCAAAGATTAAACTCACCTTCTGTAGGATTATCTAACTGACCTTTACAGTAAGCATTGTATGCAATAGTTCTTATCTCATCATAAGTGTACATCCTTTCAGCTTGCCGTTTAGCACCTAATTTAAAAGAAGTGAAATCAAATTCAGTATAATCAATTGAGTCATATACTCTTTCATATCCTTCTTCAAGTGTTTCTTCAACAATAGGGTCAATACCAGCTATGTATTTAGACCTATCAAACTCTTGTTTATGTTCTTCTTGTTTCATATCAAATCTTTTTAGTTAATATAAGGCATCCTTCTGAGTCAAGTTTTGGCACTGATTTATAAGTTGTAATCTTATCTCCACTACCCTTAACTCCCTTTACTGCACCAATCACTTTTGTTTTATCAACAACTTTTTTCATCTCAATCTCAACTTCAATTTCTGTTGGTTGTTGTAGGGATTGAAATTTGATAATAGCATCTTCAAAAGAAAGCTCATATATTGACATTATGTTCATAATATAAGCCATATCTCCTTTACTAAACACCTTGTCTTTATTCAACTCCATTGCTTTGTTGAATCCTAATATGAAAGTATTTCTCATTTGATGTTGAGGGTGAAGCATATTGGAAGATTCTTTTTCAAAAATTGAATCTGCCAACTTCTCAACATCAACTACTCCAAATATCTCATCACAGTTTTGTTTGGATAGTTTCTGTTTGTAATCTTCAGTAGATGCAAAGGTTACTCTCTTACCATCTTCATCAATTTTATACAAGTCATAGTAGTCTTTTTCTTTAATCAGTTTTGCTTTCATCTTACTCTAATTTAAAGGTTTCTATAAATTGAATCTAATACTGCAAGAACCAAAGGAAATGTAAGCAATGGCAGAATAATTCTTATCCATATTGGTATATACTTTTCAGTAAATGCAATTACTATACATGAAATAAATAGTATTACTACTGATAATACTGCAATTATGTGAAATACAATCATTTTCTTTGATTTTAAAAGTTTGTGCCTCCAGTGGGAATTGAACCCACCTATCAGATTACTCTAGGTTACAGCATCTTTTTTCAAATCTCTACCGTCATAGAGTATGCTTGTTACATATTTCTATCTGAACCACTCACTGCTTCAGTTGCGACCCTAACAGCTATGGAGGCTTAAGTTTTTATTTTCTTGAATCTAAGTAATCTATAATAAACCCTACAGCAACAATTAGATTCATTCCAATTGAAGCTAAGATTTCATAAATATCTTCATAGATATTAGTGGATAAATGAATATGACCCACCATCCAAAATGGTATGGACAAGTTTTGACTTATCCACACCACTAAGTATTTGAAAAAGTTAATCACCTCTTTCATTATTCACTCTCTGTATACAAATTGCTTTAGTTCTCACCATTGCTTTGCTTACAATCTCCATTCTGATCAGGTTCTCCAACACTGTTCTCCTTCTGGGACTGCAGATTTTTTTGATGTTCTTGCCATTCAGCATTTTCTATTTCCTTTTTGCGTAAGTATTCAGTTAAACTAAAGTTTTCTGGAAGTAGCCCATTCTCTTGAACTACTTCCATGTAAATATCTTTCATTCTTCCCATGTCCAAAGTTTTGTTGATGTGTCCTTCTTTGCAATAAGCTTTTCTTCTCCAGTCAAATCTTCAAGTTTATACACCGGCATAGATAATTTTTCATCACTATAATAAGCTTCATTCTTATGACCTATTACAGCAGGAGGTGAATAGTCAGGTAAACAATACTTATCATGCAGTATCTCTGCCCAATTATGCGGTATATTAAACTCTCTGACAATTGTTGCTGGCTTATACCCAATCCTAACACAACACTTTATTCTTTCTAGTTTAGATTCTGGTATAGAGTTTAATACTCTTGTAATATAACCCTTACCATACTTAGTTTTTACTTTTGGCATCTTCAATGTCCATATATCCAATTACAATACCCAACGGAAATATTGCAATACCTACTCCGCGTATTACTTCTGTTTTCAGGGGTACATCAAAATCACATTGACTAAACTTATACAGGTTGGCAAACCATCCGTAGATACAAAGTACCCAGATAGCAAATCCAATCCATGCTGGCATTGATGTTTTCATACATTAAATTTTAAAGGTTTAAACTTGTTCCATTTCAAACACTTCTTCCTTAGATAAAGCTTCAGCTAATTCAGTTGGTTTAAATCTATTAGCATCAAAGTACTCATATGGAAAGCAAGACTGGTCTAATTCTATTTCTTTTAGTTTTAGACCAATCTTGTTCTTCTGAATACTTAAATGGGACGCACCTATTACTGTATAGATTTGACCTTTTCTTATCCACTTCTCTTGAGGAATCTGTTTTGGTTTTCTTGAGTCATCAATACATATCACCTGCATACTCTTCAATTTCTACTTTAAGTTCTAATTGACTAAGATTAGCATGCATTTCAAGTATGTCTACTATATTGCCTGACTTGATATTACATTTACCTACATTGTGTGCTATCAATGCACACTGTTCAGCCTGGTCTCTTTCATGGTTACAATACCTTATAAGCAAGGCCATGACATAGAGAAAATCATTCTCTGAGTCATTGTATAAAACCAGCTGATGTGTCTTTTCCAAAACCATATTGTTTCAGTTAAATTAATAAAAAATCATGTACCTCAAAGTTTGATGTTAAAATCTTTCCAGGTGACTTTGTTTTGATCATACCCTTCAAGAGCTTCCTTAACCCATGCTTCATCTACAGTATCCATGTAACATAGTATATGAACTACTGCTGTGTCATTAGGATTAAGTCTCAACAATCTACCAATTCTCTGGGCAGACTTTCTCTCATTACCATAGGCATGCATGATAATACCTTGCTTTAGTTCTGGGATGTTAACACCCTCATTCAACTGCATTACTGCAGCCAACTTAAGTATCTCACCTCTCTTAAACTTATTTAAGTTTTCTAAAGACTTAGAGTTATTACTATGATAACTATGTTCACAGAGTCTATCTGCTTGCTCCTGAGTATTAGCAAAGATAATACACTTGGTTTTAATACTGTCAGAAAGAAGCTTTGCATACTTCTCTTTGCTTGGATAAGCCATAAGAGCTTTCATACGCATAATTCTTGCTATCTGCAGTCCTTTGCCACTAGCACCGGATATCCTATTAGACCAATAAGAATAGTTAGCCTGTTCTGTAGTCATAAAACCACCTGATTTGGTATCTACCTTAACATCTTTTGCTGTACCTAATTTGAGCTGGTGTACAATGATCTTATAGTCATTTAAGATATTATCCTCAATTGCATCATCAATAAAGTAATTGTAGACAATAGGACAAAACTCATTGACCATTACACCTTTCTCAGAATGGCTTCTCTTTGGAGGAGTACCTGACAAACCTAATATCTTACCACTATAGTTCTCTAAGAACTCTCTATGAGAATCCAATAGACTATGACACTCATCAAGATAGAGTAAATCATAATCTGCAGGATCATGTTTATTTAGACTTAAATAAGTGGTAAAAGTAACCTGGCTTAACAGCCTGTCTTTCTTAAACTTATGTGCTTGCACTTGCCATTCAGATAGAATACTTCTGGTTGGACCAACTACAAGAACATTTTTAAGAGGTGTACAATGTTGTTCAATATGTTTTAGGCCAACAAGGGTCTTACCGACCCCTGTGCCCAAACCCAAACCACATCTATGTCTACCTTCAGTAGCTTTCAATGCTTGTTCTTGTATCTCGTCTCTTGTCATTTTGGTAAATTGAAAATTCTTTTTCTTATATAAGCTCCACTTTCTTCTGAATTAGCAATAAGCTTTACAGTTTTGATGTGCTTATCAAGATTTGCCATTACTTTTTGATGACTGTATGTACTGTAAGCTTGTAAAAAAGCATGAAGAAACTGAAATTTAACAGGTCTGTCTACATTACCAATCTTTATAAAGATCTCATTAAATGCTTTACACATTTGCTCAGCTTGTGGATTAGTAATAATAAAGTTACCTGTTTTAATGATGGATGTATTATGTCTAATTGCAATGTTATTGATAGCTATCATTGCAAGCATAGTAACTTCAATATCATACATATTCTTCCACTTAAATAACTTCATGTAATCAGGACGAATCATTTTCCATGCATTGATAAAATCCATCATGTCCCATGACTTACTTGAATTATTCATATAGGCCATAATCTCAATTAATTCTTCTTCAGACTGAACAGATCTTTCAATATAAGGAATAGGTAAACCCTCTCTTTCAAGAGCAGTAGCTAAGTGTTGACCATCAATAATATAAGTCTTCATTGTACCCTCTATTAGATTTGTAGTAGTAGTAATAACAGTTCTAACTACTCCAATTTTCCTCATACTTGCAATCATTTTCTGTACATGTTTACTATCTATTGCTCTATTCATTGGCAATACAGCAAACTTTGAGTAATCATTTGCATACTTAATTTTAAGTTCTTTTCCAATCATTTCCATAATCATAATTTTTAAGTTGTTAGATTTTCTCATTCTTAATCAATAGACTGTTTGCATACAGTGTGTTCTTAAATGCAGCAATAGCAAGCTTCCCAGCTTCAATTTTACCACTCTTATTGAATGTGTCATATGCCTTGTTGCCAATTTGTTCTGACTTATCAGCAACATCCTTAATCTGTTTTGTGTTTACTTTGCTCATACTCTATTTGTTTAATTGTTCTTATTAACTCTAACTGTTTTCTCTTAACTTCAATTAACTCAGGGGTTATTTGTTGAACATTTAACTTGTGATTCCCAGCAATACGTTGTTTTATATAAACATCACCAAGTGCAGTTCTTTGTTTTTTGGAGTAAACCTTTTGATTAACTGTGTATTTGTCTTTGTATTTCTCAAGGGTTACCTTAAGTGCTGCTTTGTACACTTCGGGATTTCTAACTTTATCTATTTTAAGATTTAACCTTATATTGTTTTTCTTAGATAAAATTTGAAGTTCTTCAGTAGGATAAACCACTTTACAACTTTTATATCCATATGTACAAGTCTTACACTTTGCACTCTTGTGATTAACTGCTGAAACTATATACAGTTCATTTTTATCACAAAGTTTAACACCACATTGTTTACATTCTTTTGGTTCCACATAAGGAATCTTGACAGCTTCTTTTTTAGGCTTAATAATTCTTTTATAGTAACTTTTACCATGTAGCATTTTAGCTTGTTTAGCAGCAAACTTTTCTAACTCTGGAGTTGCATACGTATAAACACAGAACTTAGCTTTTCTTGAACAGTGGTTACATGTACTTTTAAGAAAGTAAACTCCAGTATCTTTATCATATGTAGATAACCTACTATTTCTCTCAATTAGTTCTACACCGCACTTTTTACAGTTTGTGTGATTCCTTACTATTTTTTTAATCATATACATCATTTTAAATAACCTAATTCTCTAGCCTGTTCTGGATGTTCATGCACCCAATTGTGACAATTCCTACAGACTGCTAACCACGTACTTTGTATAAGGTAATACACATTTCTGTTGGCACCGGCATATGTATGATGCACGTCTGTGGCATGCATCATACAACCGGTTACCTTCACCTCACACAAAGTATGTTCAGTCATGAATCTCTCTCTTAGTTTGAGATATTCATCATCTAGTTTTTTACGTTTAGAAGAGACCTTGGGGATAAGTGTTGGTTTCTGTGAAGGGTCTTTGCTTTTGTGGCAACTCCAGCATGTCTTACAGTAAGGTTCCCCAAGGTGTCTCTTCCAAATATATTGCTCAGTATTACATCCCGAGCACAGCTTTTTCTTTGCTTGCATTTCTTAATCTTGGCAATTGATTAGGATCTGTAGAGATCTCCATAAAGTTCTTTGGTAGAACACCTTCTTGAATAAAGATACAAATAATATCATCTTTTGTGATGTTTAAATCTTTAAAGTTTAGGGTATTCTTGAACTTATCATCAGTCTCACTATTGTTAGTAAAGAACTGAGCAATTGGAGACTCTGGAAATAATCTATTGAACAACAGATTTGTGATTTGATTTGTCAATTTCTGTTTGTGGAGGTTAATTACCTGTTGTCCTCTTAGATATACTCTTTCAATCCTCTTCTTCTTTTTACTACACATAGTAGTAAGCTCTTGTTGTGTGAGGGCATTAAGTCCATACAAAGCTCTTTTGTATAGATAGTTTTGATACGAAGTATATTTATCAATTTCATACTCCATTGTGAGTTTCTTAGGCATTAACTGATACTCTTCAAGTTTACCTGTGTACTCAAATCTGTCTTTTCTTTTGTTTAACTTTTCCATATTGATATACATTTAATAATTACAATAAAAAAAAGAGAAAGTGGACGAAGTCCACTCTCTCTTCTACCTAATCAGGTATTAATTACCTAATTCATCAAAGTTTGTATTTGCTTTGATAGCAGCAGACTTATTTGCATAAGCAGCTCTCAGCTGATCTACATTGTCATGCTTGATCAATGTATCTTCTGCATTTACTGATGCTGAGTATACAGTTTTGCGGTAAATTGGAGCACCTGCTACAGTACAAACAATACCTGTTTCACCTGCAATTTTCAGGTCACGCTCAGGATTCTTCTTATTAAATGCTTCAAGAGACTCAATAATAGAAATTTTACCTGGAAGTTCCTGACCATTGTAGAATCCAAGAGACTGAAGTGTTTCAACTTCACCTTGCAATAGTGTAGAAATTGTTTTAGGTTTAACAAAACCATTGTCATCAATCATTACACGTGTTTGCTCTAAACGAATGTAACCGTAAATTGGGTTGTTTTCTGAAACATTAACAACTGCACCTGATGTAGCATCTGCTACTACTTTAACTGAAGAGTTCATAGCTCTAAATTTTGATTAATAAATAAATGAATTGACTTTTTGAGTAGGAAATTACTATATCAACAATTACTCAAGTTGTTTGATAAGTGGTAGTATTGTATATCGCGAGTAACAATACTATTATTCAAGTGGATCCGATAAATCTATAATGTCATCAAATGGTATATCATCTGAAGGCATATTCACAATTTCATCATCTGACTCTGGTAAACACTCAAAGTCATAGACTTTTTCAGACTCTTTTTTATCCACACAAGAGCCATAGAAGGGATTAAGCACTGATTCACCGTAGTCTAGAGACATCAAGTACTGTATATCTGCATCAGTGAGATCTAGATATTCTTCTACTGTTAAGTAGACAGTCTTGCCATTCGGTAATTGATAGTACAATTTTACAAATAAGAGTAAATATATGCTATTTAAACTTAAGTGTAAATTACAGCACATCTTTGATTGCACTATATAGCTAACTAGTACAAATCAAACTCATCAGTGGGTATAAAATCCTTTACATCAACAGCAAATTCATTATTCCATGCTTCCCCTGTCTGTTCATCAATTGCTCCTGGGGCAAGTACTCTTAGTGGATAATAGTTGTGTAACCCCTGAAAACTTTTTACAGTAACAGGAATATACCCTTGTTGATTAAACATGGAGTCTTTGTACTTATCCTTATCACCAGACCAGCCTTTATAATTCTCAATAGATATGTATCCATGTGCACCTATTGCTGGTACTTCAGGATACTTAGCACCTAAATGAATTTTAAATAGCCACTCTGTACCAGGATGTGATGAACCAAGAGTATCACACAGTAAACGTGCAATATCCTCATTCTTTACATGTTTCTTAATTACATTGTATAGATCAGACTCATTAAGACTTATTTGTATCATCTTTCTCAAAATAGTTAGCAAGTCTTACTACAAGAACAACACCGGCAAAAACTACTGCCAGTGCTGTAAATACTACGATTAATGTTTTCATTTGGATGTGAGTTCTAAAGGTTCAAATACTAATACTCCATGTCTAAACTCGTAGTTAGTGTGTGCTGAGATAGATAAATCTCTCTCATCTATAATATCATCACTCATAGGAGTAATTGAGATTATAGTATGATTATTTATTACTATCTCATAGTCACGGTACTGTTGTACATAGAGAACTAACTTAGACCCTTGATACTCAGGTACTCCCAGGTCATACAGTTTGTCATTTTCAATGTAGTACCATTCACATTGTTCAATTGGAGTTTGTATATCAATAACTAACTCCATTGGTTCATAATCAGGCTTTCCAGCAAGTAGCTGGATTAATAAAATCATACTTTTCATAATCAGTTGTTTTAAAATGGTAATACTGCATCATCAGGACAATACAGCTGTTTTGTAACATAGTAGATTTTTCTAAGTCTTTCAGCTTCATCATCAAGATTTGTAAAGTCAATCTTTAAGTTAAGAGCCTGTGCATATCTAATAGCATCCTCAGTATGATAATAATGACTCTTGCTAATTAAATACTCTATACAGTCATCTTTATCTTTTGCAACAGACAATGCACTACCGATATAGCTTAAGCTCACATGAAATATATCAGTTTGAGCTTTCAGTACATATATCATTTTACACAAAGACTTTGGATCTACATTCTTAAATATCAATGACCGCTTACACAAGTGCGTAGCATAATCTTCTATTGTGTTTATTTTGTTTTTTGCAACTGCCTTAGCCAAAGAGAGAGTAAAATACTCCTGAAATGATCTTGGTAGCTCACACCACCAACCTGTATTCATACGTCCTAAAAAGGATTCTATAATGAATGGATGTGGTGTTTTGCCAAACCAAAATTTCAGGTCTCTGGTCTTCTTGTCAAAACTAATACCTGAGACACCTGTAGTGATATAAAATAAACTCTTGTTAAACTTGGGTTTAAACTTATCTTCACTCCAATAGATGTGAGTATCAGTCTCTATTACTTTATACAAATGAAAGTCAGTAATTCTGTTCTCATAGAATAAGAATCTTTGCTCATCAACTGATTTCTGTAGAAACTCTCTGCTTCTATCAAAACTATTCTGATGAGCTAAGATAATTACCCTTGATTCTTCTGTGCTCTCTTCCATTTGCTTTTAGCATTAGAAAGTTCTAATCTTTCTATCTCTGTTTTCTTGAACACAGACCTGTCAATAAGAACTGGATTAGCATTGATTGCAGACTGTATCTTTGTTCTCTCAACATTGTAAGCATTAGAGCTTTCACTCTTAGCCATTGCCATACTTGCTACACGAGTAGCAAAGTTTAATTTAAGTTTACTCATCTTTCTTGTGTTTGGTTTTACGTGTATACTTTTTCTTATTCTTCTGTATGACAGGCCGTGTGGCCTGCCATATCTCCTGCATAGTTAATTCAACAGTAGTCATCATCTTCTTCATAGTCTCTAACTTGTTCCTCTATAAAGTTATCTACAATACCACTGCCACGGTTAATTACCGGTGCTGCATTTTTAGCAATGAGTGTCTCATAATATACAATAATATCTGTGACACTGTACCTTGGAAGAATTTTACCATCTAACAGATTAGTAAATCTTTCTCTTGTTTTCTGAAGTGCTTCTGCTTTTCTCATTTGAGTTGGTTTTAAAGTTGAATATCATATTGTTTAAGATAGCATAGATCATCAATTACTCTTAGTTTAAGAGAATTGATTTTACTCTTACCATCTAGGCAAATCTCTTTTCTAATCTCTTCAAGAGACTGAATAGAGAACTTCTTAAAGAAGTTATAAAAGTCAATGTAAGTTTTCATTTGAGTTAATTTTTAAGTTAAATGAGCACTTTAAACGTCATACTCAGGACAGCAGGTTAAAATGGTAATTCTGTAAATAGATTATCTAATTCTGAATCCCATTGTCTTCCCGCATAAGAATGAATTTCTTTATTTGGGAACAGTCTCTTTGCACACTCTATAGCAACAGTATCATTATACACACCATAGTCTCCTGATTTATAGTAAAGGATAACATCATTACCTATTACTTTCAACCATCCACCATTAGCAGTAAAATATTTGCTGTTACGGTATACTTCACTGATAGAGCTATGAAAGTTCTCTACAAATTGATATGGATCAAAACACATTCTGCAATCTGTTTCATCATCATGGGCAACTTGTATAATAAACTTGATACCATTGCTATTCTGAAAGTCTGATAAATCAACTGGTGACTTATAGACTTTAGAAGCAATATTTACAAGTTTCTTTCTTAATCTCTCAGTTTCATCTTGCTTCTCTTGAATTTTAGCATACCATTGTTCAGGAGTTCTTGCAAGATCTTGTCTTCTCATTTCAGCTTCATAAGAATCTTCAAGATCATCAGTATTGAGAACTGTATTTTCATAGTCTTCTCCTTCTTGTGCAGCAATAGCAGATATATACTCAGAAGCAAGATTCTTTGCTTTGTCTCTGATATCAATTAAACTTGCCATTGCAGTTATCTTTGCTTCTATCTCCATTGTTTTTTGAAGAGCAAGAGGAGCTACTACTGACATAAACAGTCTTTGTTCTTCAGCTGTAGACTCTGCCCATCCACCACCTGCAAAACATTTGAAGTCTTCAGATGGTACACTAAATGTTTCATGCTTAGTGCACAGTGTTATTGAGTTTCTACCATAGGTAACTACAGTAAATAATCCTTGTCTAGATTTTAAGTGAATTTTCATTTGAGTTGATTTTTGAGTTGATAAATAAGAGCCTAAAGTTATTAGCTCTTCTGGTGCTTCTACTGACCGCGTTATCTGTATAGCCACATAAATGTGTAACAGCACGGCTGCACTTTTGAAAGTTCATAAGGTATGCTTCCCAACCACCTGCATCCTAAAGATGCATCAATTTTTTGTAACAATAGAGAGTTCTTGCTCATAAGATTCTTTGAGCATAAGCAAATCACTCTTCTGTAATTTACTTAATGATTCTTTGTACTCTTTAGGACAAGAACCATTTACTGCTGTTACTAATACAGCAATTTCCAAAATCAAATTTGAAATCATATATGTGTGTTTAATTGGTTACTGATTAATACTTTTTTGCACTGAGACACAACTAACTACTAGGCAGATAGACAGAATAAATCCTGTGATGACGGCCTCTGTTCATTAGTTGTGTCAGTGCATCAAAGATAGATTAGTGCTACAGAGGTTATCCACCAATGTAGCATAGGTTAGTGGAACCGTTCCGCTCTAAACTATTTTTACTAACCTATTATTTGACCCCTCTGCACTTAGTTGTGATAACTGGTATTCCAGCATCCCGTATACTCACAGGCTAACTACATGTTAGTATCACAACTGCCTGACCAAGGTCAGATTAGTGCATTAGGATACAGGCTTTGCACCTGTCTATTGTATTTCAAGAAGTTTTTTTCTGCTATCTCAATTTGATTCTTGAAATAACCTGTTTTGTTACCCTTTCTTTTATTAAAAATCATCAATGATTCCATCACCATTATATGTTTTCTCAACTTTCTTGTAAGTATAACATACTCTAAAAAGTTTTCTTCAGTTATTGATTTAATTGTTTTCATTTTAAGTTTTAAATTAAGGTTCTGTTACAACATAAGGTTCATTACCTATATATCGTTTTGAGGGAGTATACTCTTCTAACACTTGTAGTATCGTGAATGATTCATCTCCAATGGAGATATGTGTACTACTCCCTATATATTTAGATAGGTCTTTAGTAGTATAGTAAGAGTACATGTTACCTGATTGGGTTTTGATAAGATAGTTCATTTGAGTTGAGTTTTAAGTTTTATTAATCTATTGTTTATACCCCTCTGCACTCAGTTGTAAGATCACTGTGCAAGTACATAAACTCCACCCGTTACGGTTTCACAGTCTACATTCCACTCGTGATGCACAAGTACTCTCTTGGAACTTAAGATGATACTTACAACTGCCTGACCTTGGGAATCAGGAATGGTGCATTAATAAAACAAAGAGAACTAAAGCCCACGACCTAACCATTGTTGATCTAACAGGCAACCCCATGGTACGAGTTGTTCTCTTTGTTATATGGTACTCTCACAAGGTTGCAACCCTTGACATACATCCAACACCGAGGCATCATAAGCCAATTGGTAGTATGTTATCCTGCAATTGGATGAGAGTAATATTGGTAATTAATTTACAGTGTGTACTCTATGCTATAGTACTTACCGTCTTCACTGCGCATGCTGGCAATGATTTCATTTGGGGTGTAATAAGTAACACCATTTCTTGTATACTCAAAGAGTATTACTTTGTTATCCTCCATGTAATTTATTTTGAGGGTGAATATACTAATGAATGAGTAGTTTTATATCATACTCAGGATAATCTCGGGTGGCTATGAGACTACTTAATAAAGTAATACTCATACAAAGAGTAATCATACATATATGTAATCAGATAAAAGGGTTACGTATTAATTAAAGATTGTCTATTAGTATTAGACTGTCAAGATCTGAATACTTACCACCATATACTTTGTGGGTATTGTAGTTTTCTATCCAGATACTATCTTCAGATACTTCTAAGTAGTATTCTATGTCAATGTTACCACCAACATCAGACCAGTCCTGAGATATATCCGCGGGAGACTCTGTTGCTCTTCTATTAATGTCTCCTATAGAGAATCCTATAGTAAAGAATACAATAGATAGTAGAACAAATACAGTTGTAATCATATACTCTCTTTTCATATGTATAGTTTTAATTGATTGCAGTGTTTTATAGCCATATACTCAGTGAAGAGTGGCTACTTATGTGTGTATTTTGAGCTTTGGTTAAGTAGTATGAGTATAAGGTATGATTGATTCTCAACTACTTAGCCCCTCTTACTTAAAGTAATTATGTATTATTTATACTCAACTTTAGGAATCCAAGAATGTTTTCCAGTGTTTACTGGATACTCACCCCGTAATTTCCAAGACTTGTTTACCTTTAGGAATCCAAGAATAGTATATTGTGAATAGTTAATACTTAATACACATGTGCATACGCTGATACAGTTTCAGTGACCAGGGAGAATATACAATTAACAGTATTCAATGTACATATATCTGCATATCCTGTATCAGTTTGAGTAGAGGGTTGTCCAAATAGGATATGAGAAAGACAAAAGAGCAAGGCTTGTGTAGCCCTGCTCATGTCTTGTGTAACATAAACTGTAGATTACTCTATAGTAATTGGGGATTGTTTATTATTGTATGGTGAAAGACCTGTGTAGTCTTGTACCATTATAAGTGTCTTGCCTATGATAGGATTGCTAGTTTCTGATTCTAGCCTGTATCCTAATTTGACTGCATGTACAAATGCTTGTTCAATGTTTGTGTAGTCTTGTTCAGTAATGAATAGAACTAATTTTCCTTTTGTAACAAATGGTTTCATAATGTGTAATGTTTGTTATATTGTAGGTGGATAACTGTATTCCCATGACCATGAATAAGTGCCTTCTTCTGTTATAATGTAACGTTTAACCTGAAGACCTTGTGCCTTTCTTTTTAATGCTAAGTAAGGATTACTTGTGATGTGTTCAATACCATCTTTAGTATATGTGAAGATAGTGTTGTAAATTGAGTACAATGGATTCATGCTGTGTAAGGTTAAGTGATTGAATTGTTAAAGAACAGGGCAGGCATGTGCCCACCCTGTGTGATCATGTGAAATCCTTGAGTTACTCTGCTTCACTCTCTGGATTTACTTTGGCTTTTGCTTTAGGCTTTGGAGCCTCTGTGTCCTGATCAGTGTCATCATCTACAGAATCAATGTCAATGCTGTTCATTGCCTGTACAGCAGTTGCACTTGGCTTGAGCCCCATAACACTGTAAGCCTTTGCATTGATGAGAATGTCTTGGATCTTCTCATTCTTAACTCTGTCTAACTGACCAGTAAGACGTGTAAAGCCTGATTCATCCAAACCGTAGTTATAAGTGCCAGTCTTTGGATTCACTTTGCGTGATCTGTAGAGTGTGCACTCATCTGTAATGCTTGGATAAAGAGTTGAGAAGATAACTGATCCATCATCACTGACCGGATTGAATGTTGCTGTTTTGACAGTGTCAATGTACAACTGCAGTTCTTCTTTAGGACCTGAGACAGTATAGAAATGTCTGTGTCCTTCTGGGCAAACTCCTTTGTCACCACGTGCCAATAATTCGTCTGCTTTGCCTGTTGTGTCTTTTCTTGAGAAAGACCATGTTGCTTTAAGTGCCATCTTGTGTAAGTTTTTAAGATGTGAATAAATAAAGTGAATTACCTGTGAACACATGTGCATTTCTGCTTGTGTCCATGTTAAGTTAAGGGTTGTCCAAACAAGGATGTGCATAGTCTGCGTAAGAAAGAGAAGTTGTTGTGAAAAAATGTGAAGAAAAAAAGAGTAACATTTCTGTTACTCTGTGCAATCATTGAGCAGATTTGAGCTCGGCAGCAAGCTGTCTTTGCTCAATCTTGCTCTTGATTGGGTCAATATCAGACAAACTGAGTTTGTCATGAGGTTGGCCCGGCTCAGGTGTGAGTGTAAACGTGGCAAGGTATGTCATACCGCTGACAAGTTTGCATGCCTGAGCATAATTGGTGTGAACTGGCCAATATGTTTTTGGCCGAGTGACACCTTCATAAGTCTCTGGTGGCATTGCCACATCAGAGGCTTTAATGATGATTTGGTCCCAATTGCCATCCTTGGCATTGTACTGGAACAAAGCTGTGCAAGAAAATTGTTTTTTCATTTTGTATAAGTTTATGTTACAAAATGAGTAAAGGGTTGTCTGAACAAGCATGCAATCCAGCATAAGCAAAAACTTTTTGACAAGGGAAAAAAGTTGCATGCTTTGCTGCAAGATTGCTCCCACGTGGTGCAAGTCAAGGGGGGTCCCCACCCTTGCGCGGCAGCCGGGGGGCTTGTGATATAGGACCCATCACATGCTCTACTATAGTATTAAAATTTTACCCTTATAGTATTTTGTTTTATCTTTACCTTATGAAGAAGATTGATATGGGGAAGTTTGTTCTTCTTATAGGAGATGATGCTACTGAGATCTTTGATTACTATGGTGTCAAAGAGATGCACGGGTTGAACCGTAAAGATGCCCAGGCAGAAGAAGTTGATAAGACTACAGGTAATGGTGTTTATATATATGGTTGGACTAATTATGATCCCCGGGACAAGAAGCTTACAGCAAAAGCCCCGTATAAACCTTTTCTCTTTCTGAACAAAAAACACTTTACTGGAAAGTTTACTGATATTACCCTTGTTAATCATGAGGCTATGCATATAGTTATTTTGCTTAATAACTGGGATATCCGGGATAAGGAAGAAGAGACAATATCTGAAGCAGAAGATATTACTAATAGGATAGTGAAGATGCTTAAGCTAGATAAATTTACTAAGTGAAAGTATACTTTGACCATATCAAAGGCTTTGGTAAAGTCAGTGATCTAGAGCTTATCATTAACTGTGCCTATGGTATATTAGAACCAAATGAATCTTGTATAGATGCACTAAAGCAAGGATGGATACCATGGGAGGGCAGATGGTATAATGAGCGTAGCACTAGATTAGATCTGAGTATTTATCAACCCACAAAGACTACAAAAAAATTATCTAAGAAAGTTAATGTTGCTGTAGGAGATGTATTAGCTCATAAAGAGATGTATGAAGAGCTTTATGAAAAGTACTGTTCTTATCATGGGTTTAAAAGAGATATTAAGTTAGAGTCTTTTAAAGATTGTCAGGTTATAGAATACTGGACAGATTACCTAGTAGGGATTAGTTTATATAAACAGTTTGAAACACAGTTTGTAGCATATCAGTTTATATGGGATTATGCAGACCCTAAATTATCCCTAGGTACAGTTGCTCAGTACTATGAATGTGAGACTGCTAAGCTACTTGATTGTGAATATGTTTATCTCTTAGGTGGGTATGAAAAATGTTGTGAGTATAAAGCTAACTATCCCGGGTTTGAGTTTTGGACCGGTCAAGAATGGTCTAGTGATGTAGACTTATACAAGCAACTAGTAGGAAGAGATGAAAGAATTAAAATTATTGAATATGATGTATGAACCTAAAAATAGAGTAGAAGTAGATACACCAAAAGGCTCAGGCTTCATATGGATGATAACAGACTATGGTCATGAGACAGACACTATTTATACTGTGATTATAAATAGTACAGGAGAATTTTGGCAGTTTACTCATAGAGATATAAAAGCTAAAAGTAATATTACGTTTCGTAGAAATATGAAAAAAGCAATAGATCCTCTTATTGGAAAATAATAATTAGTATATTATAAAAAAGGATATACTATGGCAAAGGTTAAAGATGCAGCTGTAAGAGCATATGCAAAGAACAAGGTGTCACGCCCAGGCGTACATGCAAAGACTAAAACATCTGTTTCAAAGAAGTCTAGGAATTACAAGAAATTATATAGGGGACAGGGAAGATGAAAAAGTTATTAGTAGTTACCGGTTTGATTATGTTGGCATCATGTAAGTCTACCTCACACAAGTGTGATGCTTATGGATCAGTAGAAGAATATGATATACATAAGAATGATTTAGAGTTACAAAAAAAATATTCATCATATATTGTAATTAAATAAAATAGTTCTACATTTGTAGAGCCCTGCTTGGCATAGTGATTAATGGATAAATGACGAATAATAAGCTCCTAGGAAACTTGGAGCTTATTTTTTTTATACTATCTTTGTTTAAACCAACAAAGTTTAAATATGGAAGATAGAGTAGTACTTGAAGTCATCATAGATAAGGATGACCAAATAGTAGTTCAAATGGGTGATGCATCTGGTAGTATTAGCCCAGCAACTCTAGTAGGAATACTAGAACAAGTTAAGCATAGTATCTTTGAAAACCTTCGTGTAGAGAAAGTATCTAAGTCTAACCAATCATATGATGCGTAATGGAAATTAAAGAAACAAAGATTCCAAGCTTTGGTGAACAGCTTATTGGAATTACTTATAATCCAGAATCAGAAGACACTGTAGTTAAAATTAAGTCTATGTTTGCTGAGATAGCAGAGATAATGAAGAAGGATTACACAGAGAATAATAGACACCCGCTTAAGAGTCTCCTGTTTGATCATGCCGTGGGGGAGATAGTTAATGCACAAATGGCAGTAGTAAAATTAATAACACTTAAACATTACACAGATGAAGTTGATGGGGAGAAGAATCCTGATTGATATTCCTAAGAAGAAGGAATCAGTAATTGAGCTTACAGCAAAAGATGAGGAAGCAGTAATGCAAGAAGCTATGAAGCTTTGGACTAAGCTTAATGTTTATGCTACGGGGGATACAGTAGAGAAAGTATCACCGGGGGATAAAGTATATGTAACTACTGGTTCACTCCAGAATGCAGAGAAGGTAGAAATAGAAGGTGATGTTAAGCTCATGTTGAGCGAAGGTGATGTTGCAATAGTATGGTAAAGTTTTATAGAAAGAAGCCTGTAGTAATTCAGGCTCTTCAGTGGACGGGTGATAACAGAGATAAGGTATTTGAGTTTTGCAAAGACTGTTATTTTAATGTAGACTTTGAAACAGTAAAGCCAAAACTAGTAATTAGAACACTTGAAGGTGATATGCAAGCTACAGTAAATGACTTTGTTATCAAGGGAGTTAATGGTGAGTTCTACGCATGTAAACCAGATGTGTTTGAAAAAACTTATGAGTCAGTTACTAATGAATAATATTTATATATTAGTATCTCTTTTTCAGTGAATAGTAGTTAATTTAGGTAAAGTCCCCAGGAATTTTCTTGGGGATTTTGTTATTTAAAAAGTTTTCAGTATATTATAGTGTAACATAATTTTTATATACCATGGATATTTTAAACTGGCTCTATTTACGTAAAGAGCGTCTCATTAAGAAAACAGCAAATAATGCAAATACAGATCTAGTAGCAATTGGTGCAGATGTATCTTTCCTTAAAAGGGATGATAAGTACAAGACTTATGCAATGCCTATTAAAGATCTGTCTTTAGCAGGTGATGTAGCTAATACGGGATATTATACAGTAGATCTTAATACTACTAGTACAGTAAACGTAACTACACCTAAAGGAGTTATTGAGATCACTATGGATTTTACTAATGCTATTGACCCAGCTGCAAACTTTGCAACATCAGTAGGACTTACCATTAATAACCCAGATATGGATTTTTCAGATCTTGATAAAGTGTACTATCAAGCAACTCCATATTATAATCCAGATCAATTAGGTGATACTTTTATCCCGTATGTTCTTGCAGTTGGTGCACTTCCTGGATTAAATCTTGAAATCTTCAATGCAAGTTCTGTAGAAATAGGAGGAGTAGCTTCATTAGCTCTTGGAACATCTACGACTATACTTGCTGAAGCAAATAAGATTTATACTTACTTGCCTACTACTACTACCGGTCCTGGATCAGGAGCTGTGGTTACACTTGAACGTGATGGTGCTGGAGCAATATCTAATATTATTGTTGCAAATACAGGTAGAGAATATGTTGTTTCAGATACATTAGATATTCCTGGTAATTACGTTGGGGGTGCTTCACCTGCAGATGATGTTACACTTAATGTTACTGCAGTAGACAATGAAAACATATTTACTGGAAAATTCTATCTATACTACGAACTATATAATTTCTAATTGTCATGGCAAAGAAAAAGAAAGTTGAGGAGCAGCCACAAGTTGTTGTGGTAAGAACAACTCCAACATGGAGTGAAAAAGTACGTGAGAGAAACACTGTAAAGAAATAAGTAATGTTAAATAATCTTACTAACTTCTTTAACCTGATAAGGGGAAGGAAGATCAAGAAAACTCTGGCTAATTCAGATCTTATTGCTATTGGGGTAAGGGATGATAGATTTGATGGTAAATACCAACCTTCTGCTATTAAGTATGAAGATTTACAAACACAAGTAGGTGTACCTTATAAAAGTTATGTAGCTCATTTGATACAGTCAGGTACAAATGCTCCTACGCCATTTGTGTTAGAAAATTCATTAGGTGTTAATGTAACATTTCAACGTGTTGTTGCAGGTCAATACATTATGTTATTTAGTGAGCCGGTCTTTACATCTCCTACATCAGCTTTTGTAACAATATCACAATTGTATGATTATGATGTACCAAGTGGAAATGGGTATAGAATTGGATATGGAATTAGTTTTTTTAATGTAATTACCATAGAAAGTTTTGATTTGCTTACTGCTACTTATAATGATGATATTCTTGGTCAAGCAATAGTACCTTGCATAATTGAAGTAAGAATTTATAATTAATAAATACTGTCATGAATACATTTACACCAGAAGCATTACTTGCAAGTTTAATTACAAAGTATGCATATCTAAATGATAATAATGCTACAGCCAATACAGTATACGAAATAATAATGGCTAGTATGCCTAAAAATTAATAGTCATGTCAATAGGTAATTTAAAATCAGAAGGTGACAAGGGTAATAACTTTCCTTGGCAGTTAAAAATGTTACGTGGTCTACAAGCAATTGTAGATGCTCTTACTGGAAATATAATTGGAAGCTCAAGAGCTGCTAAAGTACAAAGAGTCACAGGACCATGGACAAATCCTGCAAATGTATTTAGCTTTTCTGTAGCTAATGTAGGAGCTGCAAATGGTACTGTACTTGGAGTTACAATAAAACCAGGTGAAATAGTTAATTATGATGCTAATGGTATAAATAACTATTTTGGAACTGGAGATATTATAGCAAATGGAACTGGTACAGAATTACTAATTACCTGGATCACTGCGTAATGGGTACTATAATATCTACTTCTGGTTCATCAAATAGTGGTAATATTCTTACTAATCTTCCTATGCTAGCAGATGCATTTGGAAGATTGAGAGTATCTAATCCACTTACACTGTTTGATTCATCTCATAGATACAGGGATAATGGTCTATGGAATACTGATACTGCTAATGGTGGAACTGCTGTATTTAGTGCAAATGAGGGATTAGTAAACTTAAATGTAACTGGTACAAATGGATCTGAAGTACTAAGAGAAACTACAAAAGTATTCTCTTATCAACCTGGTAAGTCACTACTTGTATTCAATACATTTGTAATGGCTCCTGCACAAAACGATTTAGTACAAAAAGTAGGTTATTTTGGAACAGAGAATGGTATCTACATTCAGTTAAAAGACAGCACTTTAAGTTTTGTAGAAAGAAGTTCAGTTACAGGTTTGGTAACTGAGACTATTGTTGATCAAGCTGCTTGGAATGCAGATACATTAGATGGTAACGGAGCTTCAGGAGTAATCTTAGACATAACCAAGGCTCAAATCATGTTTATGGATATTGAGTGGTTAGGGGAAGGAACAGTAAGATTAGGGTTTGTAATAGATGGTAATTTTATAGTATGTCATAGATTTAATCATGCTAACTTAATTCCATCTACTTATATTACCACGGCTTCATTACCGCTAAGGTATGAGATAACTAATACAGGAACAGCAACTGCAAGTACTTTAAAACAAGTTTGTTCTACTGTAATATCTGAAGGTGGATATGAATTAAGAGGAGCACAACAAGCTATTGGTACTCCTATAAACGCACCTATATCTTTTGCAGCTCCTGCAACATATTATCCCCTTGTAGGTGTAAAACTTACAGCAACCAAACTAGATGCTATAGTTATATTAACTGCTATATCTATACTTGGATTAGGTAATGGTAAAAACTATGCTTGGAGAATAGTTCAAGGTGGAACAGTCACAGGAGGTGCTTGGGTACCAGTTGGTGCTGATTCGGCAGTAGAATACAATCTTACAGGCACATCAGTTGCTGGCGGAAGAATACTTGCACAAGGGTATGTAAATTCATCTAACCAAGGTTCTCCAAGTATCAATATATTGAAAGAAGCTTTGTTCTCAACTCAGCTTGAAAGAAATAGTTTTACCGGTGTAGCAACAGAACTTATTGTAGAAGCAGCAATAGATGCTATAGGAGGTACATTAGGTATGTATGCATCAGCAGACTGGGAAGAAATAAGTAGATAAAACTAAAGATAATGAGTACACAAATAACTATTAGTGAAGCAAAATCCAATGTTGTATATCTACAAACCACAGGTTCTGCAGTAATTACTGGAAACAGTCCTATATCCTTAATAGCATCAGGAATAGGATCTTTGGTAATTCCTGCTAATACTCTAGTAGAAGGCACCACATATAGATATTCTATGGGAGGTATACTTGACAATGATAATGTATCCGGTGAAGTAGTAAAATTTGCAATTGGTTTAGATAATTTCATCCCAGTTTCTTTAACGGGCCCTACAACTTTACAGTATTCAATGCCTCCTCTTAACAATGGCTATTTTAAAATTGAAGGTGAATTTACTATAACTAATTCGGGTTCTGTTCTTACTTCAGTTTTATTTACATGTGGAGATAATGCCGTTCCTGTAGTACCAAATACAACAAGTGCATATTCTTCTGCAGTAATAATTGATGTAACAGTTCCTTATACATTTGCTTTAGCTGCTAGTTTTGGGTCTGCACTGGGTACAAATAAAATAGGTTCTTGGACATTTATTCTTGAAAAAATAAAGTAATACTTCTGATATGGTTAATATACCGATACAAGGCATAGTAAGTGTAACAGGTACTACTCTATATACTGTACCTTCTACAAAGAAAGCTAGGTTTGTAACTATTACAGCAACAAACCCGGCAGCCTATGTATTGACTCTATCAAGATTTGATAAATCACTAAACAACACAGTTACAATCTTTAGCTATACACTCAATGCAGGAGATAGTGTTATTGATCAAACTGGTTATTTTCTTGAAGAGGGAGATAAACTAATTCTCACATCTTCAATCCCGGGAACTAACTATACAGCTTATTTTACTGTTGAGTAATGGAAGTAGTAGATGGTAACGGTAATGTATTTGGTAGACTTCCTATACAAGTAATAGGTCCTGATGGTAAACCTAAAACTACTAGTGGAGGTGGTTCTCCTACAGGCCCCGCAGGTGGAGATCTAACAGGTTTCTATCCTAATCCAGGAGTTAACTGGCCTAATGGTTTACCTACTTATAACTTATCTTATTATCCATTATCATCTAACCCAGCAGGATACTTAACGGGTATCACAAGTACTCAAATAACAACAGCATTAGGATACACACCTTATTCAGCAGCTAACCCGGCCGGTTATATATCAGGTATTACATCACTTGATGTTACAACAGCACTAGGTTATACCCCTGTAAATAAAGCGGGAGATACTATGTTAGGTTTCCTAACTCTAAATGCAGACCCAACATCAGCCCTACACGCAGCTACTAAGCAGTATGTAGATAACCTTTCAGGTGGTATTAATTTCCATGCACCATGTCACGTAGCTACAACAGGTAACTTATCTGCTACATATCTTAATGGTGTGTCAGGAGTAGGTGCTACACTTACTTCTACAGTAAATGCAGCACTAGTTATTGATACACATACTTTAGCAGTTAATGATAGAGTGCTTGTGTGGCAACAGTCTGCGGGGCTTGAGAATGGTATATATAGTGTTACTGATGCAGGATCTCCTACTACACCATGGATACTAACTAGAGCAACAGATGCAGATAACTCACCCGCAGGAGAACTTCAGAACGGAGACTTTACTTTTATTCAAGTAGGTGCAACTTATGGTGGTTTTGGATTTATCTTGAATACCACAGGTACAATTACTGTAGGAGTTACTGCTATAAACTATGTTCAGTTTAATGCAGCCCAAGTTGTTACTGCTGGTTTTGGATTACAAGAGCTTACTCCTAATGTACTTTCAGTAGATACATCTGTCATAGCTACAGTAGCAAGTTTAGGATCATATCTAACTTCAGCAACAGCTGCGGCAACCTATTACCCTCTTACAAACCCATCAGGATATATATCAGGAATAACTTCTCTAGATGTTACCACAGCTCTAGGATATACACCTTATAATGCAACAAACCCTGCAGGATATATCACAGGCATCACATCTCTAGATGTAACTACTGCACTTGGATTTACTCCATATAACTCTACTAACCCAGCTGGGTATATTACATCTGCAGCTTTATCACCATATCTTACTTCTGCTACAGCAGCTTCTACATATGTACCTCTTACCAGAACCTTAACTATTAATGGTACCACACAAGATCTATCTGCTAATAGAACATTTACAGTAACAGCACCAGATCCTGCAGGATGGACTACAATAGTAAAGAGTGCAAACCAAGATGTGACAAATAATGCAACTCCACAAATAGATACAGACTTGCAATTTTCCGTTGTGGCAGGTGGTCATTATATGTTACAAATGGATGTATGTTACTCAGGGAATAACACTACAGGAGACTATGCCTTTGAATTACGAGTTACTTCAGGAAATATGAAAGGGCAAGGTACTATTTATGCTTATTCTTCGGCAGGTACTATTACTAACGGTTCTTTTACAGCTAATAGCTCAGCGGTCACAAATACTCCATTTGTGGGTGTTAATTTAGCTGATTTAGACCAATTGCAATTTTTACAGATTTGGTTTAATTTCACAGCATCAGCAAATGCTACTCTCAACTACCGTTTCTCTAATGCAGCAGCAGCAGCAGGACGAACGTCAAGAACTTGGAAGGGTTCAATTTTAAGATATAAAAGAATAGATTAATCAGCTTTTTTTTGTATATTAAGTATATATACTTATTTTTTATAATTAATAGAAATGAAAGCAACTCTTATTAAAGTATACAGCTCACTAATCTTACCAATAATAGTATTCTTTGCACCCATCTATGTTATGGTTTTTTTAGTAGGTTTGGCTACTCTTGTAGATACTTGTTTTGGTATATGGAAAGCTAAGTCACTAGGGGAACACTGTGATTCCAAAAAGTGCCGTAAAGGTTTGATACCAAAGATAAGATCATATGTAGGAATTGTACTTCTTTTATTTGTAGCTGACTTCTATATAGTAAATGAACTTACTAAGCTTTTTATAGATATTGACTTTGTATCAACAAAACTTGTATCTTTAGGCCTGATTGTTATTGAAGTTAAGTCAATGGATGAGTCTTTTGAGAAAGTAAAAGGTTATTCTTTCATTGCTAAACTTTATAACAATCTAAGGAATATCAAGAAAGTAAAGGATGACATGCAACCATGAAGTTTAACTGGCCACAATTTATATTGCTATTAATAACCTGGGCACTGGGAGTAACTATCTTAATTGCTCTTCTTAATTCCTGCTCAGTAGAGCATCACTTAGCTAAAGCAAGAAAACATACTGACATTGCAATACGCAAGGGAGCAGTAATTAAACCTGACACAGTATGGCAGTATCATTACACAAAAGAAGTTGTGTATGATACAGTAACCAATACTTACAGGGAGATACTCAAGAAAGATAGCAGCTTCCAAACTATAAATAATACTATAGCTCCTGGAATGTCACGTCAAGAAAGAATAGCATTAGAATCTTACTACAAGCATCTAGAGAAGATGATGAAGCTACAGAATGATTCACTAGCTAAACAACTCAGGGCTCTTATCAAGACTAACAGACAAGACAATAGAACTGATAGAGTTATTACACGTGTAGAAAATAGACAACCTTGGGCTTGGGTAGTACTAGCCGGGTTTATATTTGCAATACTAATATTACTAAGAAGCATATTGAAGCATTATGGGTTATGAATGGTTAAAAGCAGAGAAGGCTCCAAAGATTTTAGTAGAAGCTGTAAAGCATATTGGAGTAAAAGAGATTGTAGGAAAAGAACACAATCCTGAGATTATGCGTTGGGCAGATGTTGTTGGTGTATCTTGGTACACTAATGATGAGATACCTTGGTGTGGTCTTTATATTGCTTATTGTGCAAAGGCATCAGGTCTTGAGGTTGTTAAAGCTCCTCTCCGTGCTTTGTCTTGGGCAGAATATGGAACTGCAGTAGATGAACCTATGCTTGGTGATATCCTTACATTCAAAAGAGATGGTGGAGGTCATGTAGGTATATATGTAGGAGAAGATCCTAAATACTATCATGTTCTAGGTGGAAACCAGAACAATTCAGTTAATGTTGCACGGATAGCTAAATCTAGATTGTTTAAAGCACGTAGAACAAAATGGAAAGTAGCTCAACCGGCAAATGTGAGAAAGGTATTCCTTGAAGCAAAAGGAACAATAACAACTAATGAAGCTTGATTATGAAACTTAGAAATAACTGGAAAGTAAAGAATAAGCAGTGGGATAAGTTCCAAATAAGAATTAGAATTGGAAGGATTGATTTTGTATCTATTGATATAGATGTATCTAGAGAGTTCTATATGTTGACTCTATTAAACTTTAGCATTAAAAACAGATAATCATGAAGAATTTTAAAGGTTTGCAAAAGTATGCTCAAGGAGCTATGGTAAATACTGAAGATTTTATGCAGTCATCTCAGGCAGATACATCTATGATGGAATGGCCAGGAAGACCAAAAAGAAAAAAGTTACCTAAAAAAAGAAGGATAGCTAATCCTGGTAAGTGTACTTACAAAGGATGTCTATAATTTAAAAACAGCTTGATCAACCCAGGTATACTGTACCTGGGTTTTTTGTTTCTAAATATTTCAAGTTTAAACTTTATTTGTATATTTGTTATAAACTTAAAATACAGTAGTATGCAAAACCAACAACAAGAAATGGATCTTAGTCCAGAAGAACTAGCAACTAGAAAAGAGGAAATGCTTAAGTTCTACACAGACTCACTACCTTATCTAGAAGCACAGTTTAAGTATGAAGAAATGCTTATGAAACTAGATGAAGTAAGATTCAAAAGAACAAGTATTCAAATGCAGTTTGCAATGATGATGCAGGGACCAGGTCCTGAAGAAGAGGAAAATGATGAACCAGATCAAAATACTGGTGAAGAGTTTAGAACTGTAATGCAACAAACTGAAGATTCAAGTAAAAGAAAACTTAAGAAATCATAATCATGGCACTTGTTACTCAAGTAGAGAAACGTGTAAAAATGAGTAAATGGGATGCTGTAAAGTTTCAGATACTAACTCACTGTTATATTAATCGTATAGCAGTGAGTGAATCTGACTTAAACTGTCTAACATTACTTAGCTTTAATCAACCTATTGGGTTGAATGATTTTTGTTATGATGCATCTTCAGAAGAATCTTGGATTTTTAAATCTCCACAAACAGTAAGAAACTGTATTAATAAAGCTGAGAAAAATAAGTTAGTTCTTAAAGACAAGAAGAATAAAAAACTTATTAGTCTCAACCCAGATTTAAAAATACAAACTGAGGGAACTTTACTTCTTGATTTTAAATTCTTAGGATATGATACCCAAGAAACCCAAGGAAATAATTAAGCAAGTAGCAGAAGAACTTGATGTTCCTCAAAGTATGGTAGATGACGTGATTACATTCTACTATAAGACGCTAAGAAAGAAGTTATCAAATCTTGAAGATCTCAAATTTAGTAATCCTGGACTTGGGCATTTTTTAATACGCAACACAGGTGTAGCAAAGACTATAAAGAAATATGAGTCCATGAGATCTGGAATGGGAGATGCAACATTTTCAAATTATCATAATAGAAAACTTATTGAAGCACGTTTAGATAAACTCTACGCAATCAATGAAAAAATAAAAGAGTTTATGGAGGTTAAGAAAAAATTTAAAGACTTAAGATATGGCAAACAAACTGAAGGACATTTGGAAGAACCGAAAACAGATTCTGGAGGGAATAACTAATGCTTTACTCAGAGATGAGTATGTAGAAGCAGTATCCAGAGTAAGACTAGAAGTTTGTGATGCATGTCCCAGTAAAGGTAATAAGTGTGTAGTAAAAGGTACTGCTCCATGTTGCAATGAATGCGGTTGCTCACTTGGATTTAAGACAAGAGCTCTATCTACTGAATGTCCTCTAGGTAAGTGGAAAGCTCTAATGACAGAGGAGGAAGAAGAGAAACTTGATAATCTAAATTAATATGTATTCAAACAGTACACCAGAGAATTGGGATCCTGAAAAGTTTTTAGAAACTTGGAGTAGTATGGGTAACCCAGTAGATAAGCATCAAACAATAACATCAACAACTACATCAATAGATCCTGATAAGTGGAAAAGAAGTGTTGTTGAAAATACTTATAAAAGTCCGGTAGTATTACTTGAAGAAAGAGTAAAGAAACTAGAACTAGATAACAAACTATTAAGACTAAAGATGCTTTCTATGGAAGGCAAGTTTACACAAGACGAGATTATAAACATAAGAAAGATGCTAATGTCAAATGATGAAGCATCAATTACACTAGCTGATTCTATAATTGAAAATGCATGAGTATAGTATTTAATGCTGCAGATCATAGCTATAAAAGCATTGATAATGCAGAAGACATAAATTGGATAAGTGTTACATCACTTGTTTCCAGCTTAAAAGAACCTTTTGATGCAAAAGGTATTGCGGCTAAAATAACAAAGTCTAAAAGATCTAAGTGGTATGGTGTACCACCAGATAAGATACTTGAGTTATGGCAAGCTGAATCAGACAGAGCTATTGCACTGGGTACCTTTTATCATAACCAAAGAGAATCTGATATTTGTTCTTTATCGTCAATAGAAAAGGAAGGTATACCAATTCCTGTGTATACACCTATACAAGAGAATAATGTTAAGACTGCACCCCCACAAAGACTTACCGATGGTATATATCCTGAACATATGGTATATCTTAAGTCTGCAGGTATATGCGGTCAATCTGATTTAGTTGAAGTAGTTAATGGTAGAGTACATATCATAGATTACAAAACAAACAAAGAGATAAAGACAGAATCTTTCAAAGACTGGGAAGGTATATCTAAGAAGATGTTACACCCGGTAAATAACTTAGATGACTGTAACTTTAATCATTATTCTCTACAGCTTAGTATTTATATGTATATTATACTAAAGCACAATCCTAAATTAAAACCAGGAGATATATACATACACCACATAGTCTTTGAAGAAGAAGGTAAAGATGAGTATGGCTATCCTATTACAAAGTACTCTATTGAAGGAGATCCTATTGTAAAAGAAGTTATACCTCTTAAAGTACCTTATCTTAAAGATGAAGTTATATCAATAATTAACTGGTTACATGATAACCGAGACAAAATAACTAAGAAATGATAGCAAGACTATTTGATGTTCAAAACGGTAAAGTGATTCCTACAGAACACTGTTATACACTAAAATCACTAAAAGATATAATGGATAATTATCCTGATGATTATTTGAAAATATATCAGTACCTTTTCTACATGACTTGTCCGAATCCAGATATGAATCCTTTTTTCAATGTGCCGCACATGGACAAAGAGGAGCTTATACTAGATGAAATAGAAGCAGAGTTCTCTACTGAAGATGATGATATATCAACAGCACTTAAGTTCTGTGAGAGAATGTATGAAACACCTACCTCACGCGCGTATGAGGGCATGCAGAAAGCACTAGACAGAATCTCAAGATATCTTGCTACCACACAAATCACTGATGGTAAAGATGGTAATATAGCACAGATTAGAGCAATTGCTAAAGACTTTGACAGTATTAGACAATCCTTCAAGGGTGTGTATAAAGATCTACAGGAAGAACAACAAAGTAGAGTAAGAGGTGGTCAGGGTCTTGCATATGATATGTAATGGATAATATTTGGATAGACATACCAACCTGGGATAACGGTACTTGGACTACTACAAGTTTTGATTCTAAAGAAGACTTTAGAACTTTTGTGTTTTCTATTTTTAAAGAACCAGGTCAATATAACTTTAACTCAGATACATCCAAAGTATTTAATGAGCAAGCTCAAATATTTGCTAAGGAAAAGGTTTACTGTACTGCACCCTTTAAGTCCAAAGATTTTATAGCTTACTGGGATGATCAAAAGAAGAAATGCAGACAAGGTATATTAGTTAAGTCAGGTAAGGAAATATGGTATCTTACCAGAGACTACTATATGTGGTTAAACTTCTTACCAATCTTTGATAAAGAGATACAAGCATTTGGTTTTGCCAAAATCAGGGATGCACAGTATCATATGGCCCTATATGAATGTTTAGCAGAACTATACTATATGCATGCTGCTATTCTTAAGAAACGTCAGATAGCATCATCATATTTTCACATGGGTAAATTCATCAACCAGATATGGTTTGAAGAAGGGGTTACTCTTAAGATGGGTGCATCACTCAAAGATTATATCAATGAGAAAGGTTCTTGGAAATTTTTAAATGAATATGCCGCATTCTTAAATGAACATACTGCATGGTACCGTCCAATGTCACCAGACAAAGTAATGATGTGGCAGCAGAAGATTGAAGTAAGAAAAGGTAACCGTAAAACAGAAGTAGGTCTCAAAGGTGTAATACAAGGTATGTCTTTTGAAAAGGATCCTACTAATGGTGTCGGTGGACCAGTAAAGTACTTCTTTCATGAAGAAGCAGGTATTGCACCTAAGATGGATCAAACATATGGATATATTAAACCTGCACTTAAATCAGGTATGATTACCACAGGTATGTTTATAGCAGCAGGATCTGTGGGTGACTTGGATCAGTGTGTTCCACTAAAGAATATGGTTCTTAAACCAGAGGTTAATCAGATATATGCAGTAGATACTAATCTAATAGATTCAGAAGGTACTATAGGAAGAACAGGACTATTTATTCCTGAGCAGTGGTCAATGCCTCCTTTTATAGATAATTATGGTAACTCCCAAGTAGAAGAAGCACTCAAAGCTCTTGATGAGTACTTTGATAAGTGTAAGAGGGAAATGACTCCAGAAGATTACCAGCTTGAAGTATCACAGAGACCTAGAAACATTGAAGAAGCATTTGCATATAGAAAAGCATCTATATTTCCACCACATCTTCTTGGTGCTCAACAAAGGAGAATTGAAGACAAAGAATATGCATATGAGTTCTTAGATATCTATGCTGATGATAATGGTAAACCTGCAGTAAAAGCAACAAACAAACTTCCTATATCTGAATTCCCAATATCTAAAAAGACTGAAGATAAAACAGGAACTCTTGTAGTATGGGAAAGACCGGTAAAGGATCCAACCTTTGGAATGTATTATGCATCTATTGACCCCGTATCTGAAGGTAAGACAACTACCTCAGAATCACTGTGTTCTATATATGTAATGAAAGCACCGGTTGAAGTAACTAAAGTTAATGGTGTTGAAACAGAGAACTTTATAGAACAAAGTCAAATGGTAGCAGCATGGTGTGGCAGGTTTGATGATATAAAGAAAACACATGAGAGATTAGAACTTATTATAGAATGGTATAATGCCTGGACTGTAATAGAAAATAACATATCTCTTTTTATTCAGTACATGATATCCCGTAAGAAACAAAAGTATCTAGTACCAAGAACTCAGATAATGTTTCTTAAAGATCTTCAGGCTAATGCTAATGTATTCCAAGAATATGGGTGGAAGAACACTGGTACACTCTTTAGGTCACATCTAATTAGTTATGCTATAGAATACATCCGGGAGGAACTTGATGTAATAACAACAGAGGATGGCTCCATACTAAAAACTATATATGGAATAGAGAGAATAAAAGATCCAATGCTCATCAAAGAAATGAAGGAGTATGTGGAAGGACTCAACGTTGACCGGTTAGTTTCTTTCTGTGCACTAGTTGCATTTATGAAAATTCAAGAATCTAATAGAGGTTATATAAAAAGAACTATAATGGATGATGCAGCTAAAAAGTTGCAAAAGTCAGATAATTTGTTTAAATTATCTAATAGCCCTTTCCGGCATATGGGAAAGGGTAAACTTGCTAATGGACAACAATATAAACGTTCACCGTTTAAACATTTTAAATAAAAGCTATGCAGGTATATAACGCCTTACAGCTCAAGAAGGGAGCAAAAGTTCAACACAATAGGATGGGTAGTATTACTCAGCCACTTCAGTTTATACCAAAAAAAGATAAAGATGAAGAGTGGGCAGCATGGAACTTAGACTGGCTAGAGTGGAATGGACTTAAGCAACTACGCAGGAATGCACGTAGGTTAATGAAGAACTACAAGCTTGCAAAGGGTATTATAGACAGAACAGACTACATTGTAGAGGAAGACAATGAGTATGTAGATATTATTGAAACTCTTACAAAAGAAGATGCTACTGCACTAGAATTAAAGTTCTACCCTATTATCCCTAATGTTATTAATGTTTTAGTAGCAGAGTTTGCAAAGAGATCCACTAAACTTACTTACCGTGCAATAGATGAGTTCTCATATAATGAGATGTTGGAACAAAAAAGAGCTGCTGTAGAAGAAGTATTAATGGCAGATGCTCAAATGAAAATTGTTGCCGCATTAATGGAGCAAGGTCTAGATCCACAATCAGAAGAAGCACAACAACAATTAAACCCACAGAATCTAAAGTCATTACCAGAGATAGAACAGTTCTTTAAGAAAGACTACAAATCTATGGTAGAACAGTGGGCTTCACATCAACATAAGATTGATGTAGAAAGATTCAAGATGGATGAGCTTGAAGAAAGAGGTTTCCGTGACATGCTTATTACAGATAGAGAGTTCTGGCATTTCCGTATGATGGAAGATGACTATGAAGTAGAACTATGGAATCCTGTTCTTACATTCTATCATAAGTCACCAGATGCAAGATATATATCTCAAGCTAACTGGGTAGGGAAAACAGATATGTATACTGTTGCTGATGTAATTGACAGGTATGGATACTTAATGACTGAAGATCAATTAGAAGCACTAGAAGCAATATATCCTATTAGATCTGCGGGTTATAATATTGGTGGTCTCCAAAATGATGGTTCTTATTATGATGCTACAAGAACTCATGAGTGGAACGTAAACATGCCTTCACTTGCATACCGTCAATACACATCTATGATGGCAGGATCTGTACTACAGGGAGGTGATGTAGTAACACAAATTCTTTCTGAAGGTGAAGATTATGATACTGCAGGTACTGCATACTTACTAAGAGTAACAACATGCTACTGGAAGTCACAGCGTAAAGTAGGACATCTTACTAAAGTAGCAGACAATGGTGAAGTTGTTACTGAGATTGTAACAGAAGATTATAAAGTTACAGACAAACCTATCTATGATACTAGACTCTTTAAGAACAGAACTAAAGATAATCTGGTGTATGGTGAACATATAGATTGGATTTGGATCAATGAGGTATGGGGTGGTGTAAAGATTGGACCAAACATTCCATCATTCTGGGGTATGAATAACCCAGGTGGATTTACTCCAATTTACATAGGTGTAGATAAAAACAAAATAGGTCCTATTAAGTTTCAGTTTAAGGGTGATGCAACTCTATATGGATGTAAACTACCAGTAGAAGGTTCTGTATTCTCAGATAGGAACACTAAGTCTACTGCTCTTATTGACTTAATGAAGCCATACCAGATTGGATATAATATTGTTAATAACCAGATTGCAGATATCCTTGTTGATGAACTAGGTACAGTTATTCTTTTAGATCAGAATGCACTTCCTAGACACTCCATGAATGAAGACTGGGGTAAGAATAACTTAGCAAAAGCTTATGTGGCAATGAAGAACTTCCAGATGTTACCACTGGACACTTCTATTACAAATACAGAGAATGCATTAAATTTCCAGCACTTCCAAAAACTTGACCTAGAACAAACAAACCGTTTGCTTTCCAGGGTTAACCTAGCTAATTACTTTAAGCAACAAGCATATGAAGTAATTGGTGTTAACCCCCAAAGGATGGGTCAACAGTTATCACAGCAAACTGCTACCGGTGTAGAACAAGCAGTAAATGCATCTTATGCACAAACAGAGATGTACTTTATCCAGCACTGTGATTATCTAATGCCAAGGGTGCATCAAATGCGTACAGACTTAGCTCAGTACTACCACTCTAATAAACCTTCAGTAAGATTGTCATATATTACTGGAGCAGATGAAAAAGTAAACTTTGAAATCAACGGTACTGATTTACTTCTTAGAGATCTTAATATATTCTGTACTACTACTGCAAATCATAGGGCTATACTAGAACAGTTAAAAGCAATGGCTCTACAGAATAACACTACCGGTGCTTCTATATATGACTTAGGTAGAGTAGTACAGTCTGATTCTATTGCAGAGCTTAATACAGTACTTAAAACGGCAGAAGATAAGTCTACTCAGATGAAGCAGCAAGAAATGCAACAGCAACAGCAAATGCAAGAACAGATGCTTCAGGCTAAAGCTCAAGAAGAACAACTTAGAAGAGACCATGAAGCAATGGAGGCTGAGAAGAATAGACAACGTGATATTCTTGTTGCAGAAATTAGATCTGCTGGTATGGGATCAATGGTTGACCTTAATCAAAACTTGATGTCTGACTATAGTGATGCTATGAAAGAAATCAGACAAACTGAACAGTATCAAGAACAGACAAGTTTAGAAAGACAAAAGGAAACAAATAGAAATATGCTTTCTTCAGAGAAGAATCAAATTGAAAGAGAAAAGATACAAGCTCAGAAAGAAATAGCTGATAAACAATTGCAGATTGCTAGGGAGAACAAAAATAAATATGATAAAGAATAATCTATTTAGCTATATAGTGCAAAAAACGTTTCAGAAACTTTAAATTTTTGAAGTTTATTTCACTTATTCTTCTTATATTAAATTAAGTAATAAATAAAACCAACAACAATGACAGAACCAACAAATGAGTCAACATCCGTCTCTCAAGTGGATGTGAATATTGATGACCTCTTTGGAATGCCTGGTGCAGAGAATGTTATGCTCCCTGCAGACAATAAAGAAGAAGAGGAAGAAAAGAAATCAGTATTTACAAGAGAGACTGTAGACACAACGTTCCTTGACAAACCTACAGAGAAGGAAACTCCTGCTGTAGAAGTGAAAGCAACTCCTAAAGAAGTTGAAGAGACTATTAATGAACTTGATAGTCTTATTGCTCAGGAAGAAGATGCTGGTAACAAAGGAAGACCAAAGGTTGATAAATCAGGTCTTGCTGAACTAGCAACTAAAATGATTGAGGAAGGTACTCTAATTCCTTTTGATGATGATAAGCCTTTAGAGGAATATACAACAAAAGACTTTAGAGAACTTTTTGAAGCTAACTTCCAAGAAAGGGAAAACAAAGTAAGAGAGAATACTCCAAGGGAATTCTTTCAAGCATTGCCTGAAGAACTTCAGATTGCTGCCAAGTATGTTGCAGATGGTGGACAAGACCTTAAAGGTTTATTCCGTACTCTAGCACATGTTGAAGAAATGCGGCAACTTGATCCTTCTGATGAGTATGATCAACAAGAGATTGCAAGACAGTATCTATATGCAACTCAGTTTGGTACTCCAGAAGAGATTGAAGCAGAAATCACTGATTGGGCAGATCTTGGTAAACTTGAGCAAAAGGCAAACCAGTTTAAACCAAAGCTGGACAAAATGCAAGAGGAGATTGTTGCTAGGCAACTTGCAGAACAAGAATTAAAAAAACAACAGCAAGAACAAGCAGCAAAAGCATATACAGATAATGTATATAATACACTTGTAACAGGAGAAGTAGGAGGAATTAAGTTAGACAAGAAAACTCAATCACTGCTTTACTCAGGATTGGTTCAACCTAACTACCCTTCTATCTCTGGTAAACAAACAAACTTACTTGGTCACTTGCTTGAAAAGTATCAGTTTGTAGAACCAAGACATGATCTGATTGCAGAGGCATTATGGTTACTTGCAGATCCTGATGGATACAAAGGACGTGTAAGAGAACAAGGTAGCAAAGAAGCTGTAGAAAAAACAGTGAGACAATTAAAGACTGAACAACAAAGGAAACTTACTTCTTCATCTGCACAAGAAGAAGAACCAACCAGAAAGAAACCAGTTCAGAAGACATTGTCAAGAAATAGTGGAAATATATTTAGACGATTTTAATATAGTAACAAACAAATAAACAAATAAACAAATGGCAACTCCAGTTTTAAACAATGGTATATTCATGCGTGATACTGCCTATGCAGCTTCATCACACGTGGATTCATACCACCTAACAAACATGTTGAAGGATGCAGAACCAATGGATCTTGGTCCAGTAGACCTATGGGCTATGGCTCAGAAGGTTGAAATGCCCCTTTATCAGATGTCCTCTTTTGGAGGAAAGAATGTAATTATGGTTGACAATGCACGTGGTGAATACCGTTGGCAGACACCTGTGTCAATTGATCTTCCTTACATCATTGAAGACATTGAACCAGAAAATGGTTTCAAAGGTCTTGATGGTACTACATTCAAAGTAAAGATTAACCGACGTGAGTTTGGTCACGGAGATATCTTTACATATGACAAGTACAATGGTGTGGAAATGTACGTTACTCAGGATGACATTCTTCCTGTAGGAGACGGATTCATCTATACCGTACAACTTGTTAACAATGATAACTACAAGTATCTGGATAACAAGTATCTTGCTAATGGTACTAAGGTATTCCGTAAAGGTTCTGCACGTGGTGAGTATGGAGAACGTTTCTCTGACATCATTACTAATGCAGGATTCCGTGAATTCTACAACTTTGTAGGAGGAGCAGAAGCACATGTTCACTACTCTATTTCTTCACGTGCAGACTTGATGATCAAGGGTGGTATGAATGCAGATGGTACAGTTCCTGTAACTGAGATCTGGAGAACATTTGACAAGGGTCTTGATCCATCAATTGCTTCTTTGGAAGATATGGTTAAGGTAATGGGTAAGGATAAAGTAAAGAAAGCTTTTGATAATGGTGATCTTTCACGTACATTCCTTACTACAATGGAAGCAGCACACCTTTCTAAGATTGCTACTGACATTGAGACTTACCTAATGTGGGGACAAGGAGGACGTGTTAAGCAGGATGGACCAGATGATATCCGTTTGTCTGTGGGTCTCTGGAAGCAGCTTGACAACTCATTCAAGCGTGTGTACAACAAGAATAACTTTACACTTGATTTGTTCCGTGGAGAAATCTACAACTTCTTCAATGGTAAGGTTGAATTCCAGGGTCCAGATCCTAAGCGTTCACTTGTAGTACAAACTGGTATGGGTGGTATGCGTATGGTTAATGAAGCTATCAAGAGAGAAGCAATCTCTTCTGGTCTTCTTATCCAGGCTGCTGATATTGGTGCAATCACAGGTAAGGGTATGGACTTGAACTTTGGATTTGCATACACAAGCTACGTTATTCCATTCTTGGCTAATGTTAAGTTTGTCCTCAATCCAGCATTTGACAACGTACATACTAATGACATTGAAAACCCAATCATTGATGGTTTCCCATTGTCTTCTTATAGCTTTATCATCTTTGATATCACTGACAACACTAACGACAATATCTACTTGTTGAAGTTGTCTTGGGATAACCAACTTAAGTGGTGGTATCAGAATGGTACTATGGACTACATGGGCCGTACTCAAGGATTCCAGTCTTCTGGACAATTCAATGGATACCGTGTGATGATGTCTCAGACAATGCCTGCTATCTGGGTTAAGGACCCAACTAAAGTCCTTAAGATTGTTATGAGAAACCCAATCACTGGTGGATCATTCTAATATATACAACCGGTAAAATAGGGAGGGGTTCATACTCCTCCCTATTTTACTATTTTTAACCAACAAATAAAAACCAACAACAATGGAAAATTTCACAATGGTAGAAACAAGAGATACTAAAGCAACAGCTATCTCTATTAAACCTTATTTTGACAGATCAGTTTCAAACATGGGACTAGAAGATTACGGACTTTCTTTATTTGATGGGGTTACCCATACTGAACAACTTGCATGCTTAGAAAAGAATGGGGTGGTTCAATATGTAACTGGACTCAATGAGTTTGCTCCAGAAATCAGACTCATTAGAGATCCTGAAGAAAGAGCAGCAAAGATTCTACAAATTAGACATGCGGTTGCAGAATTAGAAAGAGAATTAGCTGCTAATGTAATAGATGTAGAAGATACACACTTTTGGAACAATGTAAAACTTCTGCGTCCTGATAATTCAGAATTCTGGAATAAGATATCTATATCATGTGGTAATGAACCATTGTACTTAGATCCAAAAGATCCATTTGATAGACTTAAGCTTTATGCGATTGAAGCAGGTGGGTTCTCTATTGTAGCACGTAGCTATGATGAAGCAAGATCTAAAGCAGTACCACCTAAGTTTTATTTAGATAAAGCACAAGAAACTGCCGGTGCAAGAACTGAGTACAAGAAACTCAGAAACAAAGCTCTTGCAGAACTGCAGAAACTATTTGATAAGAATAGCACTAAGTTGTTCTACATTGCTAAAGCAGTAGATACAGCAAGTGTACAATATAAGAAGTATACTCCTAATGATGTTATCTATGACAATATGGATAGGCATATCAATGGTGAAGGTACTGAAGGTAACAAAGAAAGAGCTGCAAAAGGATTCCTAGATGCAGCAGCAATGGATATGGAAACATTAAAAATTAAAGCAATTGTAAAAGATTCCATATTTTTTAAGTATATTGTTAATAAGGCAGATGGACATATCTATCATACTCAATCTGGAACTATGATGGGTAGAAACACTTCCGATGTTATTGAGTACTTAAGAAATCCACTTAATGAGGATATACTTAAGGATCTCAACAACAAAATTGAAAAGTTGTGGAACTCTTAATTTATGTAAAATGAAACATATGAAAAAAACTCTTAGTAAAGCTAAGAATGGTAAGGTAGTCAAAAATAAAGTAGTTGACCCAGAAGGTAATGTTATTAAAACTAAAACAAATACAAAAACAGGTCGTACTGTAACTAAAATTAAATATGATGATCCCGTATCTTCAGGAATGAAGAGAGAAAGAATTGTTACTCCAGGACTTACTAAAGATCAAATAAAGGCTAATGAATTTTATGCTAAGAATCCTAAAGCTGCAAAAGAAGATGACTTTACTCCATTTAAGCCTGGGCAAAATAAAATGAAGGGTGGAGCTACATACAAAACAGGAGGTATGACTAACTCTAACAAAAAAGTAAGTGCTCTTCTTAAAGCTACTGGTCGCACTGGTGGTATATCAACTGCCCCTAAGACTGCTGTACCTAAAGCCAAGTATGGTATGACAATGAAGAAAAAGAAGTAATGCCAAAAGATTCTTGTTATCATAGTGTAAAAGCCCGGTATGCGGTGTTCCCTTCAGCAAGGGCTTCTCAAGCTATTGCTAAGTGCCGTAAAGGTAAAGGTCAAGTAAGAAAGACCAAAGAAGGTACTGAGCTTAAAAGATGGCAAAAAGAAAAGTGGCAAGACACTAAATCTGGAAAACCTTGTGGGGCCGGTGGTAAAAATGAATACTGCCGTCCCACAAAAAAGGTTTCAAGTAAAACACCAAAAACTAAATATGAACTAACACCTTCTAAACTAGCTGCTAAGAAAGCAGAGAAATCTAGAGTAGGTATGGGTAGAAGAGTGAGTAAAGCATAAGTTATGGCAATAAAAAAAACAACAGTAAAGAAAACTCCAGCTAAGAAATCTTCTTCATTAGGTATTTCTATTATGGGTGGTAACAAAGCTGATATGAGAAAGTGGGAAGTTGAATCTGCTATGTCAACATTAAAGAGAGCTGCTGAGATCCAGAAGGATGCAAAACTCATGTCTGATGTAAAGAAGATGGCAATGGAACAAGCTAAGATGTTTAGCAACTTGGCTAATGGCAAAATGAAGTAACCATGGCAAAGAGTAGAGCACAACAAGCAGCAATAGCTATCTCAATGAAGAAAGCTGGTAAAACACCTAAGATGAAGAAAGGTGGCTCTACACCTGCATGGACGCGTAAGGAGGGTAAATCTGAGTCTGGTGGTCTTAATGCTAAAGGAGTAGCATCTTATAGAAGAGAAAATCCAGGTAGTAAACTTAAGACAGCTGTAACTACTAAACCTTCTAAACTAGATCCTGACAGCAAAGCAGCAAAGAGACGCAAGTCATTTTGTAAAAGAATGTCAGGTATGAAGAAAAAACTAACAAGCTCTAAGACAGCTAATGATCCTAACTCAAGGATTAATAAGTCTTTAAGAAAGTGGAATTGTTAATTTAATTATATATAAGTCATGGCAAGATGTATGGCATGTGGAGGAGGTGTAAAAAAAACACCAACAGCACTCCCTAGAAAAAAAGCAGGTGGTGCTACAAAAACTATTGTAGGTATGCCTGGTTATGGTAACAACCCAAGAACTGATGGTAGAATTCTTAAGAAAGGTGGTTCAGCAAAATCTTTTCCTGATATTTCTGGAGACGGTAAAGTAACTAAGAAAGATATCCTAATGGGAAGAGGTATTATTAAAAAGAAGTCTACCTCTAAAAAGAAAAAGTAATGGCTCAGAAAAAAGATAAGAAGTGGATACAGAAAGCTACTGCCTCTATTAAACGTAGAGGCACTGAAGGTAAGTGTACACCTATTACTAAACCTGGCTGTACTGGTAGAGCAAAAGCTCTTGCTAAGACTTTTAAGAAAATGGCTGCTGCCCGTAAAAAGAAATAATCATGAAAAAGAAAACTACATCAAATCCGTTTAAGACTTTCAATGATAATAAAGCTAAAGCTTATATGAAAGCTGGTGGTGCTATGAAAGCATTTAAGAAGTCTTTACCTAAAGCTCAATTAGGTCAAGGAAATGTTAATGATGTAAATTACTATGATCCAGCAAAGGAAAGAATAAAACAACTACAGCAACTAAACGCAATGTATCCACAGTATACAACTGATAGTTTAGGAAATCCAATATTTATTCCTTCTACTGTTAGAAATAAACCAGTGAATGTGTCAGGACCTGGTTCTGGAATGGGAAGCATGTATATGGATGAAATGCAGAATCAAATTCCACAACAAAAAAAAGGTGGAGTAGTAAAAAAGAAAAAGAAATAATCCATGCTTAATAGTACTATTACCATAAAGCTTAAGCAACGTCTAAACAAACTAGACTCTCAAGACTATGATAACATTGAATGTTGGCAAGTAGTTGAGGCATTTAATAAGGCACAGGTTGAGTGGGCCCGCAGACAGCTTCATGGTATTAATCTTACTAAAGAAGGAGATGAGGGATCTACCCGGAGAAAAGATGATCTCCATGTTCTTCTAGTTACTGAAGCTTTATTAGTATCAGATGGTAATGGTTACGTTGACGGTGCCATTCCTGTTGATTATCTGCAGTGGAAGAGAGTTGATGTATTTGCTAAAAAAGATTGCTGTGATAACAGACGTATGACAGTATATCTAGCAGAGGAAGGAAACCTTAATCAACTTTTGAGAGATAAAGCTAAACAACCTAGTTTTGAGTGGGCAGAGACTTTTGCTACTCTTAAAGGTAATCGGGTAAATATCTATACCAATAATGACTTTGGTATAGATACCGCAGCACTTATATACTACAGACAACCAAGAAAGATTCAGATTCAAGGTTGTGTAGATCCATATACAAATGTAGAGTCAACTCAAGAAGTACTCTGTGAGTTTAAAGATGATATCATAGAATTAATAATAGATGAAGCAGCTAGTATATTAGCAGGAGATATTGAATCAGGTAATCAATTCTCTAGAGGTACAGAAACTGCAGAACGTAACAACTAATAGTAATGGAACAAAAACCAAGAATGCTTAAGAGACCGGAAGTAGTAAAGATGCCTGCTTCAACAGGTGTACCTGCAATTGATAAACCAAGCACAGGTACTACTAAGGAGACTCCAGACTTTAAAACTATCAATCCACTCATCACAGAATCATGTGTAGAGTATCTTAACTACCGTATTCAACAAGAAGAATACTCTTCTAGAATCTACATGGCAATGAACATGTGGTTGGATGAAAAAGGTTTTAAAGGTGCAGCGGCACTATGGAGAAAGTATTCAGATGAAGAACTTACACATGCAGATATAGCACGTAAGTATCTATTAGCATTTGGTGTACAACCATTAACCCCTAGACTTGACCAACCGCAACAAGATTTTTCAGGCAGCCTTCCTGAGATTGTACAACTATCTTATGAACATGAGATAGAGGTATCAACTCAAATTAAGAAGATGGCAGACCATGCCCTTGGTATGAAAGATCACATGTTGTATGAGCTTTGCCTATCTTATCTAAAAGAACAAGTAGAAGAACATGATAAGATGCAAACATGGTTAGATAAACTTAAAACTTTTGGTACTGATCCATTAGCATTGAGATTTCTTGATAATGACATGGCAGAAGTAGCAGGATAAAATTTTTACTAAAGATTTGGTTTTTATCAAAACTTTAATTATATTATACTGTATATTTTTATTTATTAACAAAAACAAACAACAATGGCTTATTTTAATCATGCATTTAAAAAGTCATTCCTAGCAACCGGTGTCACAGTTTCTGACTTTGACATTACACTAGTGGATGGCAGCGCAGTTACTGTTGATACTGATGGTGGTTATTTGCTTACAGCAGGTGTTCCTACTTACGGACTTAACCTCATCTCTCAAGCAGTAGAAACAGGAATCTTTGGTTCTCCACTTACAAGTGGTTATATTGGATTCTTTAATCCTAGAACTAACGCTTCTGTTGACCTTGCAGCTCTAGAACAAGAGTGTTGTCCTTTGTATCTTGCAGGTTCTGCAATTTACAGTAGAGATAAGATTGGTCCTTTTGCAGGAGGTTATACTGAGACTAACAAGTCTAAAGTAATCAACCCACGTTATGTATCCCGCTTCTACACTGTTGCACCTTGTGCTCCACAGAATGAAGTACTACACGTAGGTTCTACATACTGGACTGCAGGTGGTGGTATTGATTCTGTAGCTGTTAATGCTGGAGGAACAACCTACACTGATGGTGATATTCTTCCTCTTACAGGCAGTGTAGCTGGAACAGGTGCTCTTGTACAAGTTACATGTGCAGTTTCTCCTGGTCCTGTTACTGGTGTAACATTGATTGCTCCAGGTAAAGGATATGATGTTGCGGAATCACCACTTACGATTGATGGTGGTACTGGTGATGCTACAATTGATATTACAGTAACTCAAGCTAACACAGACCCTGTTACAGGTTCAGGTGGTGAATCTTGTTGCAAGCCTTTCCTTTGTGGTGAGACTTATAACCTACGTTTGGATATCAAAGGATCTCCTGCACTACGTTATTTGAACCACAATGCATACTATACTGCATCTTTCTATACAGGATGTTGTCCTGATAGCCCAGATGATCCACAAATTGCACCAGTACCGGTAGATTCTACTTTGGTTATGATTGGTTGGGCAGACCTTATCTTGAGATCTCCAATTGTTAATCCATTTGTAGAGATTGTTATTCAAGATCAGGAAGGTGTACTTTGGTATGCTCCAGGAACTTCAGCAGCATTCCTTGCTCAGGTAGGTGGTGACACTTGGAATAACTATGTATCTCCAGGATATATTGAAGGAGCTTGTGCAGGTATGATTCTTAACGGTGCTTATGTAGATACACGTTTTGGAGATTGTACTTTCCAAATCTCTGACTTCTATGAGAAAGAGCCTGTGAGACTTTATGTTTCTGAAATGGATCTTAACGGAGACCCATGTACATTTGATGGTATCTGTGTAGTTCATGAGTGTTTTGGCCGTCAGGTAAATGGACTTGGTGAAACAGTTCTCCGTGACATGATTCTTTCTGAGTCTTACCGTCAGAACTTTGTAGCAACTGATTTACGTATCAGGGAGATTACACAGGGTAACCAGATTATTTCTTCTGTTGACCGTGGAGCTCTTTACTGGAGATATTATCTACAGCACAATGTGCCACGTCACAACAACCCTACTGGAACATTTGATGCAGATCAGTACTTGTTAGAAGTATTTGCTCTTAACCCAATTTTTGGTACTAATCCTCTACCTGCATTTACTGAAGGCGTAGGAGGATGGTTGGCAAACTGTGGAGTATGTGAGATTGAACCTATCACATGTGTAACAGATTGTGATTCTATTATTAGATTCCCGTCTGAGCCTCTACCAGTACAACCAATCTTGGTTTAATAATTAATTACCAAACTTAAGAAACGGGAGAGTGGGAGTTTAAATCTCTCCTCTCCTTTTCTTTTTTTAAAAATCTACACATGGCAAATCATGTCTTAAGTTTAGAAGTACCTACGGTAATGAATACTTGTATACTTTCAATAAATGATACAAGTGTTTATTCTGATATTGTACCTATCACCTGTGAGACTCTTAATGTTACAGTTCCTGGATTTGGCTACTCTAACCAGATTGATGTAAAATCAGGATTCAATCTGATACTAACTGCATGTGATCTTCAGTTGCAGTCTACTCAGTGTGGTGAAGTGTATGCAGAATTACCAGACGGTATTTATATTATAAAGTACAGTGTGTCACCAAATGATCTAGTATATGTAGAGTACAATCATTTGAGAATTACTAAGGCTTTGACTAGATACAACAAGGCTATGTGTGACCTTGATCTTGCTGCATGTGATCCACCGGCAAAAGTAAAAGAGAAACTAGATAAGCTCATGATGATAAGAATGTATCTAGATGCGGCAAAAGCTAAAGTAGAATTTTGTCATGAACCTCAGAAAGGTATGACACTTTATAATTATGCAATCAAACTTTTAAATAAATTAGAGTGTATTAATTGTTAAACCAACAAAAACCAACAAATTATGGCAACATGTTCAAATTGCGGAAGGACACTTTCTTGTGGATGTCAAAAGAAAAAAGCATCAGACGGAAAACAAGTATGTGCTAACTGTATTGGTAAATATGAACTAAGCAAAAAAACCAACACTACTCAGCCAACAATAATTAGAAAGAGTTAAGAAAACCTAAACAAATGGCAGCATACTATTTACTAACACCATGTTGTAATGAACCACATCCGCTTTATTTAAAGCCTGGAAGTGAACCGTCACCTTTAGTAGATGGTGTATATAATTATTCAGGTCCACTTGATACAGTATGCTTTCCAGTTACACAAACTGAAGAAGTTTGTCTTATAACAGGAAGATGTTATAAATTAGAATATACTGAAGACAGTCCGTATGATGTTTCTTCATGGGATACTATACCTGTAGCTAACTTAACCTACACTGGTGATTTAAACTGTTCTTCAGAGCCTACTGCAGAATGTCCTTGTACGTCTGCTCCTAATCCTGTATATCATGTTTATCAGATTCAAAACTGTTGTGGAGGATCAGTAATACAAGTGTATACTGTAGTAGATGAAATTACAGAAGGAGTAAATGTTTATAATGGTGATGAAGGATATATAAATATTCCTGAAGGTTGTTATACTGTTACTGAAGTTCAAGGACCTATAATAGGACCTCCTTCTGGAAGTCTTGTAGAAGCATCTAATTTTACTCAAGATCCTGGAATTGATTGTGAGTCTCTAGAGTGTACAGTATATTGTGACCCATGTACTTGTGTAAGATTTAAGTGGGTAGAAAAAACACAAATAGGTCCAGATATTACAATATCATTCTATGATTGTACTAAACCAGAACCTCAAGTAGTTGATGTTACACTAAGTAAGATCAGAGGGATAAGTACAGAAAAAGTATGTTTTACACAACTAATTACACCACCATCACCTAATTGGGTTGTAGAAGAATTTGGTAACTGTGTTTTATCTAATGGAGAATTTGATTGTCCGGGATGTTATAGACTTGAAGATTGTGCAGGTATAGCAGATGATATATTCTCTCTTGATCCAAATCTTAGCACATATGCAGATACTAACCAGTCAATAACTATTGTTGGTTCAGATGTGTGCTGGAGAGTTTTTAGCAGTGCTGAATCTTGTGAGTGTGCAATAGCTACAACTCTGAGTGGTGTATTCTATAATTGTCAAGCATGTAATCAAAGACAATCATACAAGCTTACTGAATGTACTACAGGAGAGATAATCTATACTACAACTGATCTTAGTCAGTATGAGTTTGTTTATATAAATATAGATTGCCCTGGATGTTGGTATGTAGAGCCAATAGATATTATTCCACCTACTACACAACCAGTAACAGTAACAGTAGGATTTGAATCTTGTGAAATTTGTAATGCAACTTTTTACATACTTACTGATTGTTTGGGTGTTAAAGATGATATTGTTACAATTACTGACTTATCTGATTATGTAGGTAAGGTAATTAAGATTAAATATTGTCCTGATGTATGCTGGGAAGTTGCGGTAACAGATCCTACAACTATTACTGGTGAAGTAATATTTGATACTGAGTATGAAGGTTGTCCAGAATGTTTTTTAACATTTACTCCGCAGTGCGTAACCTTTACTAATAACTCTAATACAAGTGACTCAGTTACTTATACAGACATTAATGCTAATGTTGTAAAAGTAGATATTGATGGTAAAGGAACAACACCTAAAATTTGCGCATTAAATTGGGGTGTCAATACTGCAGTTATTACTGTAAATATATTTGGTGAATGTGTAAATGGAGAATGTCCATTACCACCTCAACCAAAAAGAAAAGTTACCCCAGGGTATAATACAGCAACTTGTTCAAATGATTATTATGAGAAAGTAGAATGTAACTTCTCAGAGTGGATGTATAAGGATGCTTTGTCTAAGAGATATGGTATTACCAACTGTTGTCCTGAAGAACTTACAAAATGGTTGATTAAACATGAAATGCTTATGCTAGAAGTATTGGTCAATCCAGATTATGAATGTAGTCCAACAAACACATGTGGATGTCCACAACCTTGTGATTGCGGGTATATTAGTATGACAACAACAAATACCACCTGCGGAAATTGAATAAGTAAGTAAAATTTAGTATATTATATATATGAAGCCTTTAAACTTAGATAACTCACCTTGTTCACCAATAGCATCCAATTGTGTAATTTGGGCAGGTGAAGATATTCCTTGCATTAATCTATGTAAGGGAGATACTATATCTGATGTTACTTTTAAGTTAGCAACAGAACTATGTACAATTCTAGATTACTTAAAAGTATCTGGATATGATCTTAGTTGTTTTAATCTTGCTAGTTGTGGTCCAAATAACTTTCAAGAACTTATTCAGTTTTTGATAAATAGAATTTGTGCACTTGAGAATATAGATCCAGCTACAGTTACTACTACAACTACTACTACAGATACAACTAGATCAGCACTTGTTACAGATTACTTAATGCTTGCAGCTCCATGTTTTGGTGGAGGAACAGTAAGTCTTGTAACATATGTGCAACAGATAGCAAATAAGATTTGTGATTTAATAACAGAGATTAGTGTTATTAATGCTTCTATATCTAGTTTGCAAACTCAAGTAACTACACTTCAAACAACAGTAGCAGGTCTTACTAACTATACAACACCTGAGTTTGAAATTCAATGTGACATCGGTACGCTTGTATCTCCAGCAACATTCCCTATTAATGAAATTCTTGAAGAGTTTATTAATAATGTTTGGTGCCCAATGAATGTTGCACTTGTAGGAGTAGGTGGAACTGCAGGAGATTTAACAACAGCTGTAGCATCTCAGTGTGTACTCAGTACAGATACTGCATTAATAAATCAGTACACTAGTCCTACTATTATGTCAATTCAGTATGCAGGATCATGGGTGGCAACACCTGCTTCACTTGCAGACTCTATTAGAAACATTTGGGTAGCATTGTGTGATGTTAGGAATATTGAACTGATGCAATACAATGTAACTGCATCAAATGATATAACAGTAACTACTACTGTAGCCGGTGCACTAACAACGTATAATGTAGGACGAGCTCCTATTCTGAACTATTATGCTGAAGCAACTACACCAATTCAACTTTCTAGTGACCCTGGATATGTAGATTCAACATACTTTCAACCTACTGGTTATACAGGATTAAGTTATACAAATACTTCAGGAGTATCAAAAGACTTTTTTGTAAGAGTCTCTTATGATTCAGATTTCTTTGTTACTGCTCCAAATGAAGCTGAAATAAGGAATGTTGTTGATGGCGGATTATTTAAAAATGGAGTGGTTCAATTATATAGTTCTGCAGGAGAAACACGTTTAGTAGGATCTATGGTTGATTCAGGAGGTAATCCAGTCAACCTAACTTCTGCTGAAACACTTCAGACAGTTCCTAGTACTAATGATACTGAATTTCAGTTTTTAACTGCAAGACTTCCTAGAAATGTATCCTTCTTTAAAAAAGTTACACTTGCTAATGGAGAGTCAGTAGAACTTAAATTTAGAAGCAAAGGTACTCCACCATCATTAGTTGGATACTTGCTTCAAGCACAATTTTACATAGAAGAAATAAGATAATATCATGGCAAATAAAACATGTGGTCATTTAGGAAAGTGTGGATGTGAGACTTATCTTACAACTCCACCACCGTGCCCAACTCCTGAGAACTGTCCTGATCCTCAACCATGCTCAGAGGTATTTGATGCACAGTGTATTGTATATACAGGTCCAGATTTAGAATGTGGTCAAGATGTTGTAATTGCACAAAATACATCAGTAGCTTTAGCATTAGAAGATCTTGTTACATACTTCTGTGGAGTTATTGATAACCTTCCTGTACCTAATGCTTTTAAGTATACTGACACTTTAGTATTAGCTACACTAGCAGTTGTACCTATCAATCATAATCTAAATTCTACTTTTGTGACTGTACAACTTATTGATGATGCATCTAATACACTACTCGTTCATGGGACTGATTATGTAGTTAACAGTTATACGGCCAATAGTTTAAATGTATCAAGAACAGATGCTGGTGGTTCAACAAGAATTATAGTCATAGGTTAAAGATATGTTGCAGGTTTGTTGGTTCTGTGACAAACACGGAAGACCCTGGACAAGAGAGTCCGGGGTTTTCTATTTTTCATATATTTGCTATAGTCCTTAATTTTTCGTATATTAAATAGAGTATAGATGGTTACAAAAGAATATAAAGAACCAAATGTAAAGGCACCAAGATTCAGACAAAACGGTGTGAGTATTATAGATGCTGAGTTTTTAAAACAGTTAAAACAAAAGTATCCTAAGTATGCAAACCTTACTGAATCTGAGATAAATAAAATTGTTAAAACATTTAATGAAACTGTTTGGAAGGAAGTAATAGAAACTAGAGACGGGGTTCAACTTCCAGAAGGAATAGGAATAATTTTTATTGGCACTTGTCAATCTCCATTTAGACAAAACATAGATTTTGCAAAGTCTAAAAAATATGGAGTAACAGTCACTAATAAAAATTGGGAAACTGATGGTAAGCTAGCTAAGATATTTTATACAAGCTATAGTACCAACTTTAAGTTTCAAAATAGAGAGTGTTGGGGTTTTATTCCTTGTAGAAACTTTAAAAGGAGTGTAGCCAAAACATACCCAGAAAACTGGACAATATATGTTCAAGTAGATTCTGTTAAAAAACTTAGAGAGAAGTATAAGAAACAGATATACAAAGAACGTATGCAGATGGATACACTAATGAGACTTGATACATATAACGAGCTTGATTTATGACAACAATAGGAGAAGCAATATCAAGAGTAAGAAATACACTTAAAGCAGTTAAGGAAGATCCATTCCTAACTGATAGAACTATTTACTTTGCTATAATCAAATACGGTAAAACTCTCCTTAAGAGAGAAGACAATCAAAACAGACTAATGAAGATTAGTTCTCTTTTTACAAATCTTCCTTTTGTTGAGCTTATTGAAGTTGATAAGATTGAGGCACAGTGTACAGGTGTCTACTCAGGTTGTACTATTAAACGTACTAAAGAAAAACTCCCTCAACTTTTTGAGGGTATGTTTGGCCCAGTTCTGAGAACAGTGTCATCCATTGATGGTGAGATTGAGCTTATGAGAACAGAACCGGGTACTTATGTTTCTATGACTAAGACTACTAACTTCAAGTATAATAAGAAAAAGTATTTCTGGTATTTAAACGGTTACTTGTACTTACCCAATGTAGAGTGGGAAGCAATTAAAGTTGAAGGAATATTTGAAGGTGACAGAGCAGACTTCTTGTGTGAAACAGACACAAATCAATGTATAGCAAAACAAGACCAGCAACTTCCTTTTCCTGAATATTTATTTTCAGAAATAGAACAGTTCACAATACAAGAACTTAGTATGCTTGCTAAGATACCAGTAGATAGTGAAGATGATAGTCAAAATATACTTAGATAATGGACTTTAATTATACACTAAAATACCGCACGTTTGATCAACTGTTTGAAGATGTAACAGTTGACTTCAACACGTATGCTCTTGAGAATATGCTAGATCCTCAAACACTAATTAAAGTTGCTAGAAGGATAAACTATGATTTAGGATTGAGAGTAAACCAAACAAGAGAGACTATACTTGAAGTTGAACACGGTAGAGTAAAGCTTCCTGATAACTTTTATACATTCAACTTTGCACTTATCTGTGGAGAGTATGAAGTAAGGACTGGTTATAATATTGGAGGAACTAATGTTCAAGAAGTACCATATCAAGAAACACCACTTAGTGTAGATACATGTAATGCACCTACAGTAAATTGTTCTGTGTGTAACTCTCATCCCTGTAATAACACAGCAGGATGTTTAGGACAAGTAAGACCTCCAGGTGATTATATTCCTGGACAGTATGATCCTAACTCACCTTATGGAAATACATGTATAAGACCACGTGTATTTATGAATTGTAAAGGTGACTCATATGAGCTTATACAGATTGTTAATGCGGCTCAAACTAGATTATATAGAGTGCTTATTCCACTTAGGATGAAGGCTAGTCAAAATATAGAATGTGACTGCCCTAATCTTTACTTTAATACTCCCAATGAAGGATGGATAAAAGATGGATTCTTGTTTACATCTTTTGTTACCGGTAAAGTATATCTTAACTACCAAAGTACATTAGAAGATGATGAGGGTAACCTTCTTGTTCCAGACCATGAACTTCTTAATGAGTATTATGAATATGCACTCAAGCAAAGAATACTTGAGAATCTATATCTTAATGGTGAAGATGTAAGTCAAAAAATTGCACTTATAGAACAAAGATTAAGAGCTGCTAGAAACCAAGCAGTAAGTTTGGTTAATACACCTAACTTTGAAGAGATGAAGAAGGTGTGGTGGAATAACCGTAAAGCAATGTATGGTAAGTACTATAACATGTTTAAGAGTTACAATGTTGATCCTCTATATTATAAGTATCATACAGGTAATGTAATTGTAAGGTAATCATGGCAAAAAAATCTGGACCTCAAAATATAATACAAACTGTTACTGAAACTTTTATAAAAGGTCTCAATAAGGATTCTGATCCATCATTTGTTACAGATGGAATGTGGACTCATGCTCGTAATGCAGTTAACAATACTGCTGAGGGAGACTTAGGTACAATATCAAATGAAGCTGCCAATTATATTTGTGGTATTTCAGGAGAGACTATTACTAACGGGAAAAAGGTGATAGTAGGGACTATACATCTTTACAGTGACAAATGGGTGATTTTTACTGCTGTACATGTGCCTGGTCAACTTGCATCTATAAACTCAGAGATAGGATTATTTGAAGAAGATGTTTGTAGATACAGACCTATTGTACAAGATCCTTGTCTTAACCTTAATGAACTAAATCTTATTACGGGTGCATCAAGAGAAAAAGAAGATTGTTCTTGGGCAGTATATTTTGCAGATGCATTAAACCCAGATAGATATCTCAACATAGGTGATCCACAGACTTGGCCTTCTGATGACTATGAATGGATAGGAAATAACACTTATGCTAATACTGCAGGAAACACAAAACAATGGCCAGGAGTTCCTTGGAATCAAGAGTGTAATATTGTTGATAGCTGTACAATATGTACTAACCTTACTACATTAAATTGTGATAAACTTAGACTAGCACGTTTAATGAAGACACCATGCCTTAATCTTAGATTTGGTAAAGCAGGTGGTACTTTATTTAATGGATCATATTCAGCTTGTATTGCGTATAGTATAAAAGGAGAAAAGGTTACTGACTGGTTCTCTCCAAGTAACGTACAACCTATTTGGTTTGAGTCTGAACCACAAGGTGCCTTAGAACTAGAAGTAGAAGCAGATGATGAACATTTTGATGAATTTATACTTTGTATAATTCAATATGTAAATCAGAATACAGTAGCTAAACGTTATGGTATTTATTCTACTAAAACTAATATAATCTATATTGATCAAATCAAAACAGAGTTAATAACGGAACCTATTGATTTTTTACCGGTTCAGACACCTGTATTTGAAAGATCTGATCAAATGATAGAGGTTAATAATTATCTTTTAAGAGTTGGTCCCAGATCAAAATTTGATTTTAATTATCAACCACTTGCAAATTTAATTAAGGCAGATTGGGTATCAGTAGAATATCCTGAAGACTATTATATTAAAGGAGGTTCTAATACAAGTTATCTCCGTGATGAGACGTATGCCTTCTTTATCCGTTGGGTATATGATACTGGAGATAAATCTTCATCTTATCACATACCTGGAAGAGCACCAAGAAATTTTCAAGGACAGCTTGAAACAGTTCCTTATAATGATATAAACACATTGTTTAGTACTCCTTCAGATCAAGAACAATTATTTGAAGTAATAAATACTGCCTCAATAACATCATTAACACAATCTACATTACCGGATGGAGGAGTTGTTATTGCATCAGGTGATATGGGATATTGGGAGTCATCAGAAATATATCCTGATAACAGACCTGATATATGGAACTCAACATATCATTGTTGGACAGGTACATCTAATACTGATTATGATCTTTGTGGAAAACCTATAAGACATCATAAGTTTCCTGAAAACTTTATTTATGATACACAAACAGATGTTACGTGTCATTTTTCTTCTGGTGGTAACGCAGGTACACTAGGAGCAACAAATACTATTAGACTCATGGGAGTGGTGTTTAAAAACATTACTTACCCTAAAGATAATGATGGTAATGATATACCAGGAATTGTAGGATATGAAATTCTTAGAGGATCAAGAGAAGGTAACAGAACTATAATTGCAAAAGGAATGCTAAACAATCTTAGAACATATAAGATTGTTGGTCAGGCCGCTGCTGATAAAACACAGGGTCTTTACCCTAATTATCCTTATAATACAATTTATCCACAACAATATTCAGGTAGCTTTACTGACCCATATATCAAAACGGTAGATGAAAACGGTAATGTATTGTATGATTACCAACAAGTGCCAAGAGATGTAATGACATTTCATGCACCAGACTTAAATTTTAAAAACCCATATCTGTCTAGTACAGAACTTAAGTTATACGGCAGCCTATATGGAAATTCAACACAAAAGTTTATATATCCTAATCAACATCCAGAACATAAACTTATAAGTAATATAGTTGCAACTGTTGCATTTGTGGGTGGAGCAATTGAAGCTATCATATCTCTTGTTGGTAAAAGAACATTTAATTCTCCTGAAATAGAAGCTGCAATGCAAAATATACCAGGAGGTGCTGTAGTAGGTAACGCAGCACAATCTGCAGCAATTGCAGGATTAAGTGCACCTGGAGGACCAATCTTTTTATATAACAGTTTCTTAGGAAACTACTATGGTAACCTTGTTCCATTAGCAGATGCAGTTTTAGCATTAGGAGGTGGTTATGGTGCTACATCATATGCAACTGCACAAGATTCATTAATTCAAGCAATAAGCAGTACATCATCAGTTACAGGTCTTGGTCCAATACTACCTGCAGGTTCTATTGAAGCACCAGACTTTGCTTATGCTCCTGGTTTCTTAAGAGCAATTGGTGGACTACAATATGTATTGTATTATTTTGCGGAAGGTTCAGATCTTATATTTAGATTATTCTATGCATTTATGCCATACAGGCAATATGCATTACAAATGATTTCTGAAGGATTTTATTCTGATATGGCTTTTGCCCCAAGTGCAAATGGTAAAAGATATAAAATTGCTGATTCATTTTACTTAAGAAATAATATCCAAAGAGTACCACGCTATTTTGAAAACAACACTACCAATGATTTTATAGCTTATAGCATAAACAATATTAATAGACCTGAGACAGCTTTTATTAGAACTACAAATGGTGCTGGAGTAACAACAGGTCCAGCATACATAACAGGTGCACAACAAGATAGCTCATTAGTTACTCTAAGCAATCCTTATCAAAATGATTTAGGACCAACTTTTAAGGATCCGCAAATTGAGTTTTCTAAAAATATTGCAAGTCATTATGCTGCTATAAAAGTAAGAATCAGAAGTCAGTATGGACAACTTGAGTCTATTAAACAAATACCTATTACACCTTGTGAACAAAAGTTTAATTATTTTGATTTACCTGCTTCAATAGTAGGTGGTACTCTTGCATGTCCACAACAGTATGTACAAAAGAAAATACGTACAACTCCAGTTATATTTGGTGGTGACACATATGTTTGTAGATACACAGAAAAAAATACAATGCTGTTTTTCTGGGAATGGTTATATGCACAACCATTTGGTATAGAGTATGATTATTTCCAAAGACAAAATATTGCACAACCTAGGTTCTGGTTAAACAGTCAAAAGTATGATTTTAATGGGGCACTAGCCGAAATCACAGATTTAAGTAACTTAACCACACCGTCTACAGGTGTACTTCCTCAAAGTTATTTTAATCTTGATAATGAAAACTATAATTATTCTAATGATGATCCCGGTAACTATCCAGGTTTCTTTGGTGTAAAAGAATCATTTTTCTATTTGGCTGTATCTGGTGTAAGAGACTTTTTTGTAGAAACAGAAATACTAGTCAACTTCAGAAACCAAGGTCTTACTGATGGTGAAAAATATTACAACCCATATGGGTTTGGTGAACTAACTGCCATGTTTAATATGAACCCTAGTATAATTACACGGGGAGATTATTATGCATATGATCAGTCATTAAGTATATCAAAGTTTTATACAGATTATTTTTCAAGAGGTAACTTACAAAATAGATACTATGATCCTAAAGTATCTAGCTTGTGCTACACATATTATCCAGACAGAATTTTATATTCTTTCCCTACTGCAGATCCTGTAGGAAGACCAATTAATAATTCTTTTGATGGTTGGTTTTTATATCTAGCAAGTAACTATAGAGAGTTTAAAGATCAAATATCTGCAGTTAAGAACTTTGCTAAAACAGGTATACTCATTACATTTAAAAACTCAAGTCCTGTTGTATTCCAAGGAGTTGACCAATTAGAAACAGATGCAGGTACAAAGATTACAATAGGTGACGGGGGACTTTTTGCACAAGCACCACAGAATCTTATTATAGCTGACAAACCATATGAATATGGTTCATGTCAAAACGCAAGGTCAATTATATCTACTCCTGCAGGTACATACTACGTTTCTCAGAATCAAGGAAAAATAATGTCATTTGCCGGGTCTCTTGATGAGATCTCTCAACTAGGTATGAAGTGGTGGTTTACATTATATCTTCCTTATCAGTTAATTAAAGACTTCCCTGATTATCCACATACAGACAATCCTGTTGCAGGTATAGGATGTCAGGCAATATATGATAACTTAAACTCTGTACTGTACTTTACAAAAAAAGATTACAGACTTAAAGATAGTTTTGAAGGAAGAGTTGTTTATGATCCTAGTACTAATGATTTTGTCATAGACAAAATAGCAAGATTTAAACTTAATGATCCAGACAATCCAGCATTTGAATCTGCATCATGGACACTAAGCTTTGATCCTAAGTCTAAGTTTTGGATTTCTTTCCATGACTGGCATCCTGATTTACTTATGCCAGGTAAGAATACTTTCTTAAGTACTAAGCTTAATGGTATATGGAAACATAATTATCAGTGTGATAGATTCTGTAATTACTATGGAGTTGATTATCCGTTTGAAATTGAAATGCCAATTTCTTTAGGCCAAACTGTTACTACATTAAAAAGTATAGAATATATACTAGAGGCATACAGAAGGAAGAAAGGAAACTGTATTGATCAGTTTCATGTACTAGATTATAACTTTGATAGGGCAGTAGTATATAATACAGAACAGGTCTCGGGTTATCTTAATCTAAACCTGTTCCCTAAAAATAATGTTGCACTGTCACTTCAGTACCCACAAGTAAATCTTGATTCTATAGATATATTATTCTCTAAAGAAGAACAGAAGTATAGATTTAACCAGTTCTGGGATATAACAAAAGACCGTGGAGAGTTTCCTATTGGTTCAGACTATCCACCAACAGGACCTGTAATACCAGGTACAACAATACTTGACGGCCCAACTGAATCACAAAATATGTGGATCACGGAAGCTAATGGTTATGTTAGAGATCTTAACCCGGATAATCTAAACTATTCTAAACCTGAACTTCAAAGAAAAAGGTTTAGACATTACTTAAATTTCTTATATTTATCTAAGGCTGTATCTAATGATACAAACATGATACTTAAAATACTAAATACAAAAAACACATATTCTCCTAGGTAATGGGCTACAACAAGAAAGTTTTATCAGAGGCAACAAAAAAGTTAAACAAGCCATCAAAAAAAAAGGTTGCTAATAATGACCTAATTCCTTTTGTATCTACTTCTGGATATAAACAAGGAGAGCCACCGGCAGGAACCAATTATAGAATTCCAAGCAATACTATATATAATCCAACACCTTATAATATACTAGCTGTTGCATCTACTGGTGAAGAAAGAATAATACCTGCTGGAGATACTAGTAATCAAACTTTTGACGGAGCAGAATATGTAGATGAGTATGAGTTAAAAAAAGGAGGTCAAAAAACTAATACTAAAAAGTATTCAAGAAGTCTCTCTGCTACTAATAAGTTGTTTGACAAAAATCCATTATTCAAAAAGCCTAAATCAAAGAAAAAGAAAATCTTTGATCCTAATGCTAAGTACTATCAAGGAGGTGGAGAAACAGACTCTTGGGGAAGAAAATCAGATTCACCATGGTATGGGTTTGATCCTGATAAAAAACAGTTTACTACTAAAGACCAATGGGGGAGATCTCCAGGAGATGAATGGTACGGATTTAATCCTGATAATAAAACATGGACAAAAGGAACTAAAGCTCAACAAGCAGTTGAAAACAAACAATCTCAACAAGAGAGGTATAAAACTTTATATGAGCCCCTTGAAAATAAATTTTACGAATCTATTGAAACAGATGATGACTTCTTTAGCTTGCCTGTAAACAATCAAGATTTTATTGGTTCATTATTTATTGAAGATGATAAAAGAAATATTCCACCTGCAGATCCAGTTCTTAAAGAAATGCAAAAAAAGCTATTAGATCTTGAAAATACAGAACTTAAAAAGCTTATGCAAAAAGACTATAGTGATATAAGTCTGACAAACTTTGGAGATTATATTCCTTCAAATGTTTCATATAAAGATGCATTAAAATATGTAAATCATATTCAAAAGCTCAAAAAGCAGGGTTATACATTTCAAGATGGTGGGTATCTAGAATTAGATCTTACTCCTAAAGAAATAGAACAGTATAAAAAAGATGGGTATGTAGTAGAAGAATTGCCTAAAGCTCAAACTGGCAAAGTTGTAAGATGTCCTGAAGGTTATACGTATGATCTAAAAATAAAAAAATGTGTTTCAGATTATGAAAGAGTAGAATATGGATATCCTGAAGGTACAGATATAAGAGATTTACATTCAGTACATGATATCTGGCCTACAGAATATAGTAGGGAGTTTACTCACATTAATCAGCCAATATATATTAAACCAATACAGCAAAAAGACTTAGTATATGGTGCAGGTGATTATCAAACAATAAATATTTATCCAGATATTAACTATAAGCTTGCTGTTGACCCCTCAAAAGCAGAAGGATATGATGAAGCTACAAATACATACTATGTTCCTTCTGAAAACACACATCAGTATAAAAAATATAAAGAGTGGGAAAAAGCAAAAGAGCTTGAAAAACAAAATCTAGCAGTAGCTCAAGAATTAGTTAATACTGGTAAGTTTAAACTTGAAAACATAAATGATGAATTAAATAAGAAAGTTCAAGAAAATTATGCAAATCCCGCATATATACCAGAAGGGCTTTTACCATATGATCAGTTTTACAAATCAGGTCCAAAACAAAGATATGAAAGCTATCTAAAAACAAATTGTCCTGAGTGTTCATTTGGTCATGGAGAGTCCGTATACTATGACAAAGATTTTGTATATAGAAAAACTAATCCTTCATTAGGTGGCTATGAAAGTGTTAATAAATCTATTAAACCAATTGCCAAAAGAATAAGAGAAAATGTTGAACCTAGTTTAGTTGATATTGAAAAGCCAGAAAAGAAATACAGATATGGTGTATGGAGTATAAGTGGAGGAGACAATGAGCAACCGGCTCCTGAGTTTCCAATGCCAGAACGAGAAGAAACAAGCCAACCTACAGAAAGCTTAAAAGAAAAATATGCAAGAGAAAGAGAAGAGTATAGACAAAAGAATCTTCAAGGCAAACAGCAATACGGAGGTGTAAGAAGCTTTCAAAAAGGAGGTATGTACTATACATATCCCGGAAGTGAAGGTGTTTATAGAAAGGTTGGAAATAAGTGGGAAGTAGACTGGAACAGATCGGGTAACTTTCAACCATTATCAAAAGGAGATGTGGCAGAGAGAACTGCTAAGTTAAACAAAGGGGCTAAGCAACTTTTTGATCAAGACTACTATGACCTCGTTGAAAATAGAAATCAAGCTTTTCAAAGTGCACCCGCAAAACAAGTTGCTAAAAAACCTACTGCTCAACAGATAGCTGCACAGAAAGTTTTTGACAAAGATTTTAAAGTAACTGGTAAATCTAACTATGAAAAAGTAGAAGATCAAATTCAAAAAGATATTCAGGAAGCAAAGAAACTTTATGAGCAAAGTGGTTTAGAATGGACTAAAGCTGATGAAGATGAAATAGCTAATAGAAGATGGAATCTTTCTGGAGTAGGTACACAATATGATCCAGGAGTTATTCAAACACCAAGCAAAAGCACAACTTATTTTAATGCTCCTGAAAATCCAACTTTTGGAGATTATGCTGGTAAAGTTTGGGATATAATAACAAATCCAATTGACTACTTTAATTACTCTGTAGCAACAGGAGATATGATGAATGCTCCATGGAATATTACAGACTATGAAAGAGCTTTAGATAAACTAGGTGAAGAAGATCCAATACTTAGTAGAAATGCTGTTGGTAAAGGATTAGATTTTGCAAGTTATTTTAATCCTGCTACTGCTGCATTGCAAGCAATTAAAACTGCAGCAGAAATTCCTGGCCTTATAGGTAAAGCAAGACAAACAGGTGACTGGTCAGATGCAGGTTGGGCATTAGGAGAAACAGCTCTTGAAATGATACCTGGTATGGGTGCTATAGATGATATTACTAAAGGTGTAAAAAAAGTATATAATACTGCAAAACCAGTAGCACAAACTATTGGAGAGGGAGCATATTATTTTGGTAAAAATGTTGGAGAATCTTTAACACCAGGTATATTAAGAAAGTATAGGAAAAAAAGTGAGAAGTTAGCTTTTGAAAGAGCTGAACTTCAAGATAAAAGTCTTGAGTTATGGAAACAAAATCAGGAAATAGAAAGAGACATAATTACAGCAAAGTATAAACTTCATCAATTAAAAAGTAATCGAACTCAAGATATAGCTACCAAACAACAAATAATTAAACTACAAGATAAAATAGATGAACTAAGTAGATTAAGAAATAATGCAAAATTAGTTGATGATAAAATTTTATACAGCGAAGAACTATCTCCATATCAGCAAATAGGTACAATGAAATCTGTAGTTACAGATCCGGGAACAGGTCAAAACATTAACTATATTTATGATTTTGAGACAAAAGAAAAGATACCATTTGATATTCAAGTTCCAGGTCAAGAAGTTACACTAGAGTTAAAAGAAGGAATCCCTGTTAAAACAGAAAAATTTATACCTGATTTTAGTTTTAATCCAAAATATGCTGATACACAAAATAAAAATATTGCTTTTGTACAAAAAGTTCTTCCAGGTTCTAAACCATTTGGGAGTTCAGTATTTCATAATATTGGTGTAGCACATGCTTCTAATGATATTGATGTGGCTATGACGGCTAGTGATTGGAATAAAGTAAAAAAGAATGTTAGCATTGATCAAAGTAAACAAGCTAAATATGGACCAACAATAAATTTAGGAGATGAGTTTGGTTCTCAAGGTAAAATTGATGTAAATATAATTCAAGAAAATCCTAAAACAGGAATGGCAGAAGGAGAGTTTGCTACTGAGTTATTTAGACAATTCTTTCCTGATGAATTTTATAAAGAAACACAACGTTTAGTAGAGCAAGGAATAACTAAATCTATAAATTTAAAAAATCTTCCTAGTCTTAGCATTAGTAAAACACCACAGGAGTTAATGGATGCATATGATCCAGAAATAAAATCTATTCTTGATGCATATGAAGCAACACCTCAAGTTAGATCAGGATTAAATCTTAATAAGACAAAACAAATAAATAGAATTGATTATATATTAGAAACCTCAACTGATTATAATAAAGTTGCGAAAGCACAAGAATTATTTACCAAAAGCATTGTTGGTTCAAAAGGTTCAATAGGATATCAGTTCTCAGAAGATCAATTATCTGATTTCTCTGAAAACCTCAAAATATTAAAAGATATAGGTGTAACAAAACATAACCTTTCAAAAATTGCTTCTGATCCCAAAAGGATGCAGTTATTTTTAAATGACTTTTATATTAATAATTCAATATATAATAGAGAAATATCATTAGTTCCTGAGTATATAAAAACTCCTGAAGATCTTTTTAATGCGTATACACAATGGAAAGGTAAAGGGGCTTCAGCAATGGGTATGGGTACAAATTCAGTAACTCTGGGTAGTCCTAAGTTTGCAAATATGGATCAAGATATTACTGGTAGCATATATTATGATTTGATAAAAAATAAAAAGTATAATACGCCAAAAGAATATGTAGACGATATAATTAAACAAACATCTGGTAATAGACAGTTAGAATCTGCTGAAGTAACTCAATTAAAAAATATTGCTGAAAAGTATAATATTAAAATTGATGAGAAAAAATTACCAAAAACTTTAGGAGATTTATTAGATCCTGAAACTTTTGGTATGACTAGTATACCAGAAGATGTGAGCAATATTGATAATTTTTATAAAGAAGCTGCATCTTTATTAGGAGCTAAAGCTATACAAAGAGGTTTTTTTGCTGGTAGTAAATACACAACATTATTAAATGATTTTGATAAAAAATTTGATGCTCTAACTCTTTCGTTTAATAAATATGTTCCGGTTTTAAAATCACAAACTGAAAGATTTACCAATCTTGCTAACACTTCTAATTTAACCAACATAGGTATAATAGAAAAAGATTATTATAAGCTTAAACATTATCTTGATGGTGGCTTAGATGAATTAGTAAAAAAGAAAAATGAAGCATTAGAATTTCAGAAGTTATTTGATGAAAAAATTGCAAAAACAGCTATACAATATGCATCTAAAAAAAATCCAGCTGAAGTAGAAAGGTTATTAAAAGAAAGACAAGACTTAAATGATAAAATAATTACACTGACTGATACTATTGATGAACTTAATCGTAGAAGAGATAAGATTCAAATTATAAGACCTGGAATACTATTAGCCGTAGCAACTGCGGCTACAGGTCTAGGAATATATGAATCTAGTAAATCTTATAAATCTGATAAAAAAAGTAAATATAAATTAGAATTAGAAACTCTTAATAAAATAGAAAAAGAGACAGGTAAATTATCACCCCAAGATGAATTTAGAAGAAAGCAACTTAAAAAATTTATAACAAACAAAAAAGAAGGTGGTACTCACAATATTGGAGATGAAATAGAACTTACTGATGAGCAAGTAAGAGAATGGCAAAGATTAGGTTATACATTAGAAATGGTTAAGTAATGGCAAAGTATAAGATAACAGGTTTACCTAAAGCACAAAAGGGAAGGGCTGCAGGCACGGGTGCATGTCCAAAAGGATGGATATGGAATTCTAAGTTAAAGATGTGTGTACAAAAAAACTATAACAATCCTTATGTAATTACAGATCCTGATGAGTATAATAGGCGAGTTGATGCATATATAGACAGTTCAATTTTGTATAACACATATTCAAAAATGAAAAACTTAAGTGCTGATAGCTGGCAGTATAAAAAACCGTTAACAGACAAACTTGGTAAAGCTCAACTTGTAAATCTTAATCCAGTGGCTAATATTGGTGCTCTTCGTGCTATTAATAAAAGTACTAGTTTCAGTAACCACTATATTGATCCAAAGGCTATTGGTAAAATAAAACCTATTAATACTATTAAAATTAATACATATGCTCCTGCAAATCCTAGTGGTCGACAACCGTGGAGAGTTAATGAATATATGGCCCCACAGCAATTCTTTATTTATAAAAAGTTACCTGAAGGAAGTGAAGAACCAGAGTTTACTAGTACAATACCTGAAATAGGAAGACTTCCTGTTAAAACTATTTCTCAACCAGAAACACCAGAATTTATACAAAGAAATTTAATACCTAAACCTATAAATTATGATCCTATCAGAACTGCAAAAAGACTGCAGACTGTTATGGAACCTGATCCTAATAAACCTGGAGAGTATAAGATAAAAGATTTTAAGCAAGTTCCTTACTCAGCATATTTTCCAGGAGAAGGTTGGCAACCAATGGATGCTCCTGGAGTAGCATGGATTAATGAAAAAGGAGAAGAAGTTTATGAAGATCCTACGAGAAATAAAAAAAATGGTGGATTAACTAAAGCACAAGAAGGTATAATTACACAACCAGAACTAACATATGATGCTCCGGAAACATTTGCATATGCAACTCCGGCTGCAGAAAAAAAACATAAGCAGCTTATGGACAAAGCAAGAGCTCTTATGACTACAGTTAGAGGTAGAGAAGCTTGGTATCAAGATGTGAAACCTAAAGACTTTACAAATAAAGAACTCTCCCGTTTTATTCAAGGTGCAGAAGATTATCGCAAACAAGCTGAAGAATTTGAAAGAGCTAGAAGAAAAGTAAAAGAAGATAAGATATCTACTTCTGATTTTGCTAGAATGTATGAAGAAAGAAACTGGTCTAGATTTGATCCTTATGTAATGAGAGAAGGTTACAAAGGTCAGTTTCAGGATGCAGTAGATGAAGCTAATGCAAGAAAGGCTAAAAACATGGCAGTTACTGAGACCGCATTAGAATTAACTGGAGCCCCTGCATTAGTTAGAGTTGTTGAAAATCCTATAGAAACTGCAAAAGGAGTAGGACAAACTGTTGGTGATTTAGCTACCTTGCCTTTTGGGTTAGGAGAAGGCATATATAACTATGCAACTAAAGATGATTTTGACATGGGTGTCAATCCACTTACCGGTTCAAACTATGGTGAAGGATTAAACGAAACATTAGATGCAGTCAGTGTACTTCCGTTTGCAAAAGCAACAGGTCTTATAGATGATCTTGCTAGAGCAAGTAGATATGTTACAAATAAATTACCTTTAAGGAATGTTCCAAGAGTACAAACTACTACTAATCCTATTAACACTTTTAAATCAGAAATAGACTGGAGTAAATGGAATCCTGACACTCCTAAATATCCAGAGCTTATTAATGAATACAATGCAATAGAAGAAGCTACAAAGGCTAATGGTACTTGGATGAAAAATCCTGATGGTTCTCCTTTCCAAGGAACTCCTGAACAGTTTATACAACAACAAAGCAGTTACTTTAAAAAAGCTTTTCCTAATATTTTAAGAGACTCGAAAGGTAATGTTTTACCAGTAAAACATGGTTCCCCAAATAAATTTGAGGAATTTAAAAAAGATTACTTTGGTTCTACAACAGATATGGGAGATAAAGGAGTAGGAACTTATGTAACTCCTCTTGATTTTGCTAAGGAATACGGAGATAATGTTTACGAATTAGCTGTAAATAGTAAGAATCCTTTATATGCAAGTAATTTTATACCAGATAATATTCCACTAAGTGCTAGACAAAGACTTGCAGATTCTCAACTAAAATGGTTTCATAGAGATATTCCTCCAAAATTAGAGGGTAGAGTCAATAGATTTCTAGATAATGATCTTGTTATTGGAGATGAATTTTATCCAAAAATAAATGAAAACTCTTTTGAAATAGTTGTTCCCTACTCAAATAGAATGAAATCTTTGCGTGGTAATGTGGGATTCTTTGATATGAATGATCCTAACATATATAGAACAATAGATTTTGAAGACGCAGGTTTCTTAGTACCTGAAAAATCTTATTTTACACCAAATACAGATTTTGAAAAAGAAATAGCTAACCAAGCAGAAGAATACTTTAGACTAAAGACTTCACCAGAAAATATTCAAAGAGCTAAAGCTTTAGATGCAGAATATGGAACAAACTATATGCAAGCTCTACAAGATTTAATTACTCAAAAGCAAAGTCAAGGTGTTGCAGAAAAATATCCTTTTAAGATAGGAGTTGAAAATAATCCAGGTGAAGGAGGTGGAGGATACTCAGCATTAACTTCAGAAGGTATTGCTAAAAGAAATTTAGGTCAACCTACTACAATTGATGATAGAAAAATAGTTATATATGGTGATTCTCCTATTGAAGATATTAGAAGAAGAGTTCAACATGAAATGAGCCATCATACAATATTAGGACAAAATAATTTAGCTGCATTTAATAATGCTTGGGGAAAAAAATTGCAAAATGCTTTAGAGGCACCGGGGGAAGTAAGTAAAATAAACCCTCAGTTAGCGGATGACTTAATGCAACCAGCATTTCCAAAAATGGAAAACTCTCCAACACTATATGAATACATAAGTGATCCTGTTGAAATAGATGCATATCTTAATACAAGCTTTAGAGATAAACTTGTAGAAATGAATATACTTAAAAATCATTGGGAAAATATAACAGAAGATAAGCTTGCTCAATATTTTATGGACAGAAAGCCTAAAGATAAAATAGTAAAAACATTACTCGATATAATAAAGCCTGAAGAGTTTTTAGAAATATTTAATAAAGGTATTTATGCAGTGCCTGCATTAGTAGGAATAGATGCTTTATCTCAAAAAGAATACAAAGACGGAGGTATATCTATGTATCTTAGCCCAGAAGAAATAGATAGGTATAAAGCTGATGGTTATACAGTAGTCTATGAATAAACTTATAAAGTTTATTACATAACTTTTAATTTAGTATATTGTTATATATAACATATTATGGAAAAAAGAAGAGTTAGAATTTATAAAGCTGAAGATGGAGGTAAAGTAGTTACACCACTTTCAGACTTTATTACAAGAGCTCAATATGGAACTCAACAGCAACAAGTTGATCCACAACAACTTGTAATGAAAGTTGTCAGTCTTATTGCACCAGTTGACTTAGGAGGTCAAGGAAATGACCCTAATCAAGTATACGCTCAATTAGCAAAATCTTATGGAGAAGAAGCAGCAACACGAATAATAAATGCTGCTGCTCAATATCTTCAGCAAGCACAGTCTAACTCTGCACAAGAACAAACTGCACAAAGTGAAGCACCATTAAGTGATCAACTTTCTATTCAAGAAGATTTAATTGCTGAAGAAAGAAAAAGACAGCAATTAGCTCAAGAAGAGGAGTTTGTTCAAGAAGATGAAAACTTTATGAATGAGCTTCTATATGAACAACCAACAGCAAAAGAAGGTGGTTCTACAGATAAACTTAAAAATAAATTTGTTAGGTCTGCAGTCAAACTTGCTAAAAAACAATTAGGTGATACTATTGATCAGCCACAAGAAACAGCAGACTCAACAGATATAATGGATGGTAGACAAAAGAAAACTACAGACTTTCTTTCTACTATAAAAAACAATGTAGTACTGTCTCAAATTGAAAAACAAGCTGAAAGCTTTTTTGAACAACAGTTTGGTGGAATGACAGGTGGTGACTTGTATAAGTTTGTATATGGAGGTAATGATCCTTCTATACCTGATTTAACAAGAGCTCAAGCAGGTTTAACTGTAACAGATAGATGGGGTAATTCTAAGTCATTATCACAGGAAGAGGCAGAATATTGGAAAGAACAATCTGCTGCAAATCCAGAGTTAAGACTTACTGACTTATCATTTACAAGTGAAGCTCCTGAACAAGAACTTACTGATCAAGAAAAAGCTTTTATGGCTGCCGGTAAAATGACTGGTAATCCTTATCAAGGATACTATTATAATCCTGTACCATACTCTACTGATAATATCTTTAATGCATTTCTTCCTTTTAATCAGGGAAGAAAAAAATATATCCCAGGTATGCCTCAATACCTAAATACTACTTTACCATTTACAGGTCCTACTGGTGAAATGCCAACAGGATTTAGTATGACTAAAGAAAGATTAGGACCAGGTGCTAAAAAATATACATATAGACCTTTGTATGATCAAGCTGAGTCTGAATCTGATTTAACTGAAGAAAAAAGAAATAGAAGAAAAGATAAAGACAGACAAGGACCTTTTGCTAATCTAGGTGAAAGAACTAAGTATGGTTTCAAAAAAATGTTTCAACCCAATGAAGATAAAACAAGAAGCTTTAAAGGGTTCATGTCTAAGATGTTTACAAAACCTATACAAGCTCAATACGGACTTCAAAAGTTTCAAGGTATAGATCAAGGTAATCAGGTAAACAATCAAAACCAAGACATACCTTTTCTTAAACCAAAATCAATGCAGGAAGTTTGGGATAAGACCCGTCCTGAAATAATGGAATCATGGGGTCTTGAAGAACCAAGCTCAGATCAGTTTCTTAAAGACTGGGAACAAAGTACTTATGAACTAAAAGAATTTGATCCTCAGCAAGCTCTATTAGCTACAAACGTTATTGGAAATAAGGTAGGTCAAGTAGCAGAAATGTTTGACAAAGGCAGAAGACAAGCTATGCGTAATATGTATGAAGGTCAAACTATGGATAACATTGCAGCAGATACTTTCTATACTGAACCTGGTAGATATTTTCCTAACCGTGAAACTGCATTTACTGCTCAGAAACCTGGAGCACCACAAGGAGAAGGTTTTGAAGGAGTAATAGGCCGTGGACAGAAAGGTGGAGCTATAATGGCAAAAGGAGGAACACCATATCCACAAAGATTTGGTTCTCTAGCAATCATTCCAACTGCTATGGGTGGTAATGATATTGATCAGTACACAGGAGAAAAGAAAGTAGAAGTAAAAGATTCAATCTCTAGAGTACCAAGAGAAGAAGCTAATCTAGAAGCAGAAGGCGGTGAAACAGCATATGGAGATATCAATGGTGATGGTTTCCCAGAACACTACAAGATTACTGGTCCTAGACATAGTTCAGGTGGTGTACCTCTAAACCTTCCTGATGGTACATTTATCTTTAGTGATACTAGATCTATGAAGATTACAGATCCTAAGATTCTTAAGATGTTTGGCAAAACTCCTAAAAAAGGAGGATACACTCCAGCTGATCTTGCAAAACAGTATGACATTAATACATACCGTAAGGTACTTCAGGATCCTAACTCAGATAAGTTAGAAAAGAAAACTGCTGAGTTAATGATTAAACAGTTTAATATTAAACTAGGTGCTCTTGCATTAGCACAAGAATCTAAAAAAGGTTTCCCTCAAGGTATACCAGAAGTAGCTAGACCTTACATGGAATCAATGGGTCTTAGAGATGAAGACATTCTTCCTAAAAGTAAACTTGCTGAAGCACAAGCAGAAGCAACTCCTGAAGAAATGGATATGATGGCTATGACATCAGAAGAAGGAATGCCTGCAGAAGATGAAATGATGCAAGCTCCAATGGCTATGTATGGTATGACTATGGGTGGTTATGATTTACCGTTTGCTCCAAGTGACTATATGTACAAACAAGGTGGTGAGTTAGATAAATATCAAGATAAAGGAGAAGTAAAAACTTCACCTAAAGTATATACTAAAGAATCATTACCTGAAGGTGCTGTAATTAAAACTTCAAAAGATGCATGGAATCTTAAAACCGGAGAGTTTGTATTACAACCTGATGGCACTTATAGAAAGGTAACTGCTGTTAAGTTTGACCCTAGAAAAGTTGCAGTAGATACAGGAACTAAAAAACAAACAGTTCAGGACTTTATGTCTCAGGCTCCTGAGAATAAACAAATTATAGAAAGAGCAAATGCAATTATTGAAAAAGGTATTTATATTGATAAGACAATACTTTGTTTAGATAAGAGTTGTTCTCAAATTAGAATAACCGGTAAGTTTAACCCTGGTTTCCAAGATAGAATTATTCTTAGTAGAGCTTTAAATTCAAATGCAGATTTTGGTACTGATAAGTATGTTGTAAAAAAACAATCAGCAACTGAAGGTTACTCAAGAACAGAAAAAGGAGTATATAAAGGAACTGGTTCTTTTGTTGCTGGATTTACTCCTGAAGACTATGAGAAGAGATTTATTTTTGAAAAAGCAAGAGGAGCAGGAAATAATGATAATGAAGCTTTTGCAATTGTAGATCAAGTTTATAATGATCCAGTTCTTAAAGCAAAGTTCAGAAGAGATTATCTTACTATGTTAGGTATACCTAATGTACCTGCAAATGATGAGGAACTACTCAAGCCTGACTTTTATAAAACAAGATATGCTGATGTAACACGTGGTATTGAAGGTGTTCTTAGTAAAGAAGGAGCAAGACCAGTTATAGGTGATGAACAACTTGCAGGGTTTGAACACTTTGATGCATTTGGTTTTAGTCCTGATGTTAAGTATGAATACTCTCCAGGTGAACTTATAAATAAAGAAGTTCCAGATCCTGAAGGTAATCCAATGCCTATTAATGTACCGGTACCTCAGTATGCTCCGTATTGGTTACAAGATACAATAGCTACTGCAGGTGCATTTAACAGAATGTATAGCAGACAAGATCAGTATCCTTCATCTCAAAGAGTTGACTTTGAAGAACCAAGAGGACCATTCTTAGATTCTGCTAGAGAAGTTGCTGCCCGTGAAGAAACTACCAATAAAGTTCTTAACTACCTAAGTAAAACAATGGGGCCTCAAAGCTATGGTAGTGTAGCATCTAAAATAATGGGTGAGGAATCAAGAGATGTAGCAGACATTCTTTCAAGATACAATGATGCAAATGTTCAACTTGCTAGACAAGATGAATATGCAGGTGTAGATATAAGAAACAAAGAATCAGCAGCAAGAGCAGCAGCAGCTCAGCAGTATGTAGATCAAATGAATTACATGTTGGCTAAAAAACAAAATACTAAACTTGCTGATAAAAAGTATCTTGAAGATCAATTAAAGAGTGCAATTACTAACAGATGGAAAACAGATGCACTTAATCAACTATATCCTGATTATGCTGTTGATCCATCAATTGGTGGAAGACTACTAAAGAAACCAGGTTATAAAACTCCAAGACCAGAGAGAGGAACTGAACTTGAAGATCTTTATCAGAAGTACTATAACCTTACTAAGGATGAGGAACAAGCTACTAAACTTGCAATTATAGATTATAATAAGTCTACAGGAAGTGCTACAAATAGCATGTACCCAGCTGAAGCTATGATGGCACTTTATGATAATAGAAAAGAAGGTGGTGACACAGCAGGAGGTGTTTATGTAATGGGTAGCAATGTTTTCCCATTCATGTTCTACTAAACTTAATAAGTTTAGTAAACTTTTAAAATTTTAATAGTTTTACAAAAGAGATAAAAAACTATGGCTACGTATTTACAAGGTGTCGAAGATTACATACCCCAGTTTCAACCATTTGATCCTGACTTAAATTTTTATGCTAATGTTCTTCAGACAAAGCAAACTCAGTATGACAGTAACTGGAAAGCATTAAATAAGATTTATGGTCAATACTTCTATTCTGATCTTTCACGTGAAAATAACATTGCAAAAAAAGATGAATTAATAAAACAAATTGATTTTAATCTACGTAGAATATCAGGGCTAGATTTATCTCTTGAACAAAATGTAGAACAAGCTCTTCAAGTCTTCAAGCCATTTTATGAAGATCAGTTTCTGATGAAAGATATGGCTTGGACTAAAAACTACATTAATAATAGAACAGGTGCTTTAAATCTTAAGAACTCTAAAGATGAAAAGAACCGTGAAATGTACTGGGATACTGGAGTACGTGCTATGGATTATATGCGTGAAGAATTTAGATCAGTATCTGATGATGAGTCATTAAGATTTCAAAATGTAGAATACACCCCATATAAAAACATAAACAAGCTTTATATGGATCTTGCTAAGGCTTCTGGAATTCAAGCAGAAACCCCTAGTTGGTCTGAGGACGGTAGGTACAAAATAATTACAAAGAACGGTAAACAAATAATAGAGCCACTTACATACTTGTTTAAAGCTCATGCTTCAAATGATCCACAGTTACAAGATATCTATAGAACACAAGCTTATGTAAATAGAAAAGATTATGTAACTCAGAATGCTTCAAGATTTGAAGGAGACCTAGTAGCTGCAGAAAGAGCGTATCTTACTGAGCAATATGGTACTATTCAAAACTATGTAAACCAGAATAAAGCTGAGAGTTCTCAAGAAAAGGTTGTTAATGATACCAACAAAAGGGAAGCAGTACAGGCCATAGAGTCAGGTAATGGCACAATGTTTACAGAAGAGTATCTTAGAAGACTAGAAGAAGCTTCAGGTCCAATTGATGCAACTGATGCATATAATACTCAGCTTCAAGAAACAATGTCTGATGGTAACTCAACATCTACCACAAATAGTTATACTCCAGAACAAGCAGAAGAGTTAGATATACTTAGATCTAAAGTAGATGCTGGTACTGCAGCAATGTTAATGAATCAAGATATAGCAGAAGCAGCTTATGTATATTCATTTAAAGATTACAAAGTATCAGTAGAAGCAGATCCTTATGCCCTTGAAAGTTTTAGGCAGTCAAATAGGGAGAAGCTTGTTGAGATGAAAAGAAAAGCAGATGAAAAAAATCTTGCTGTTGAGTATGGTTTAAAAACTAATTACTATGTGATTGACAATGTAACAGGTGCAATTAAAGTCAATCCTAAGTATGATCAGACACTAGTAAAAGTAGATGCAGGTTCTGGTGCAACGACTGAACCATTTAGTATGCAGGAACAAAATGAAGACTTTATTCAAGAAGCTGGAGAAGAATACGGTGAGTCTTGGGTCAAAAGTATGAGTGGTTTACTTTCTGCATATCAAAGAGGAAATAATGTATCAAACGGTCAACTCTCAGGTATACTTGGAGAAGGAATGATGAACTATGGCCGTTTGTCAACTGATGATATGTTAAGTCAACATATCTCAGCAGGTATGGCATTAAAAAGAGCAACTCAACCTTGGACAGAAGGATTTTTATCTAGAGCATCAAGAACTGTTGCTAATCCTGTAGCTGCACTTAAGGAGATGGCAGAGAGTCCAGCTAAATTTTTACAGGATAAAAACTTTGATCAACTTAAAAAGGTTAAAGATGGTGTAGATAGATTCATGTATGAAAGAGTTGCTGTTGGTGATCAAACAGCATTAAATTATTTTGGTATTGTTGGTCAGGCAAATGGACAACTTGTCTTTAATCCAGATTTACCTGAAACTAAAATGAATGTCAATTTTGATAGGTATCTTCTTAGTAAGAGAGCTTATCAATTAGCGTCAGATAAAAATACTGAAATATTTGAAAAGGAATTTCAAGATAGTGAAAGTAATCAGTTTGCAAAAGTATTCTGGAACGATGGTCAAGTATTGGATGAAGAAACTTTTATTAAAAAAGCAAAAGACCAATTATTATCACAAGATTTAGTTGAAGGAAGAATTGGTGAACTAAAAGATCTTGATTATTTAACAGGCTATCAAGGAGATCGTAGCAGTAAAAGAATTCAACAAAAATATCCACTTTCTGCTAAGCAACAGAAAGAGTTTGATGCATTTATTACAAGAGTTAGGAATAGCAAAGAAGGGAAGTATATTTTTAATGATGCATCAAGAAGAGATAGACTTATTAGAAACTGGTATGCAAAAGAATTTAATTTAGATCCAACTTCTGGTAGAAAAAGATCTGGATATCAAACTGAAGAAGAACTAAGTACTTTGTATAAACAATATAAAGAAAAGTTGATATCTCTTACTGTATCTAACAAACTTGTATCTGTTACTGATTCTATTAATGATATTAAATCTGAAGGTGGTAAGTTTGCAATTACTTCTCAAAACTCAGGAAGATTTGTAAATCTTAATGCAAACGGTACACCAGGTTATAATGCATTTGTTCAGTTTGCAAGTGGTGACATGCAAAAGCTTTCTAAATCACAGTATGAATTCTCATTTGATGGAAACAATGTAACAGGATTTGATAATGATGAATTAGAAAGTCCTGATGCAAGAAGAAACATAGGAATGCAGGTTCTTTCACTCTATACTAACTTATTAAATAAAGGAGAAAAATTTCAAGACCCTGAACTTTATCAAGGACAGATTGGAAAAGAAGATAGAAATAAAGGAGTAATGGTTTTTTATCCAAAGCTTGACGCACTTCAATCACTTATTGGAACTGACAAAAAACCAGGTATGATAACCCAAGAGCAAGCTAACCGTATGGTACAGAATGGTATTGCAATTGCTGCTCCAAGAAGTACATGGAAAAATGAATTGTTTACAAATGCTAAAATTGGAGGACTAGAAGCAATTTTAAATATGACTGATAATGGTAAAGCAGCTATTAAATATGAGGATCCGTATAGTGGTGGATTCCAAATTATAAAAGATAATACCGCTTCAACAGGATATAGAGTTCTCCTTACTACTAAACAAATAAATGATTTTACAGGTAAAATGGTAACTGAAACAAGAGTTATGCCTGAAGTAAACTTTGGGAAAAATTTGGACATGACTTATCTTATGCTTCGTAATCAATTTGCTAAACAGTCAAGTATTAATATAAGTGATTACAAACTTGCTGTAGAAGGAATACGTCAACAAAAAGAAATGGAAGCATATAGAGCTAATCAACCGTTAACACTTAAAAGATAATCATGGTAGATCAGAATATAAATCCAGAAGAGTTTAATGGAGCATTAGGTCCTTTTGATTCAGGTACAACTGATATTAAATCATTCCTACCTTTTCAAGGTAACATGCCCACATATGAACCTATTAATACTCCTTCTCCAGTGCAAAGAGTTAATCCAAATTCTAATTTGGATAACTCAATGTATCCGGTTAAAGATAGTATTACCGGTTTACCACCTTACACAGATCAAGTTCCAAGAGTAGGGAAAATGACAGCTGAGCAAAAGGCTAATGCTTTTTTTAATTATACATACAATCAATTAAATAACTATCAAGATAACGATGCTTATGCTAAAATACAATCATATGACCCCTCAGCTAACGGGGCTCATAGAGCAAGGTATTTAGCATATGGACAAAAAACATTTGATAAGGTAGGGTTCAATCCTCTTATTAATAATGAAGCACTCTTTAATGCAAATACAAGTATACTAGATGATTTTAGTAGAATGTTTACTACATCATTCTTTCCTTTGTTTGGTAGAGGTATTATTGCTAATCCTAAGAGTTACGCAGGTCTTTTTACTGGTGACTTTGGACAAGATATTGCAGAAGCCGCAGCATATGAAGAAGCCAATGCTATTGGTTATTCATCAAAAGGAGGTGTAGGTGCCTTTCTTAATAATACACTAAATAGTTTTGCCTATACAGCAGGTATCTTAGTGGAAGCTGCCGCAGAAGAAGCACTTATAGGAGCAGCTATAGGTTCTAGAGGTGGTGTTGGTGGCGCAGGAGTAGGTGCTGGTGTAGGTGCTGGAGCTGGTTTATTGAAGGGTTTATTTCAAATACCAAAAGCACTATACAGTATGTCAAAGAATGGTGCAAAAATAATGGCCAATCTTAAAAATCTAGATAATGTAAATGAAGCAAGAACTGCATTTAATGCTTCTGCAAAAGTAGTAGGTGATTTCTTAAATCCTTTTGATAATACAATTAAAGCTCTTAGAGGAGGAGATAATATTTTAGAGAATGCTAACAATATTGGTAAACTAGCAAGAGCTAAAAATACATTTGCTGGATTCTATCTTGATGTAAGAAATATGAACATGGCTTTATCTGAAGCTAGACTTGAAGGAGGATTTGTTGAAAATAATACATACAAGCAACTATATGATGAGTACTATTCTAAGTTTGGTGTAGCACCAGATACAGAGAAGCAAAAAGAATTTAGACAAACAGCAAAACAAGCCGGTGCCGATGCAGTATTGTATAATAGCTTTTTAATATTTGGAAGTAATAAACTGGTGATGCCTTCACTAATGAAGGGTACTCTAATGAAGAGAATGACTAATTATAGTGAGGATATTTTAAATCTTGACAACAAAGCTAAAGTTATTCTTACTAAAGAAGGTTTTAAAGCTGTTGAAGTTAATCTTAAAAATTCTTTAAAGGCATTAAAGAATCCTGTTACATATGGTAGATCTGCAGCTGCTTATTTTAAAGCAAACATAACTGAAGGTCTTCAGGAAAACTTTCAAAATGTAATTGCTGATTACACTCAAAAAAGATATACTGAGGCTTTTTATGAGCCTGCCAAGATGACTTTTGACTATAAAAAAGGTCTACTCAAAGATGCAATGCTAAGTCAAATAAGTCCTGAAGGATTTGAAACATTTGCTTCTGGATTTGTAATGGGTGGTTATAGTAAAATTCTTACTGGTGGATATGAACTTCTTGCTGATAACTATCACAAATTTGTTAAAGATCCAAAAGGATATGACAACTATGTAAAAGGTAGAAAAGAAACAGCAGAGTCTATTGCTAAAAGATTAAATAAAGTATATCAGAATCCTAAAGATTTCTTTAATAGCCGTTATTTTAATTATGGTCACCAAGTCCTTCTATCTAAAACTCAAGACTCAGAAGATCTAACTCCAAAAGAAGCAGTTGATGCATTAGATGATAGCTTTATTACTAATCTCACTACTATCCTGAGAACAGGAACAATGCATCACTTTATTGACAACTTTGAAAAGTTAAAGCAACTTACACCTGAAGAAGTTGAAAAAGAACTTAGCCTTGAAGCAGGTGAAGGACAAAAAGCACTAGATAGAATAGATACTATTATAGCTAGAGCTAAAAGAATGGATAAAAGATACCAAGCATCTCTTAAGATGCAAAGTGGTATTGATCTAAATAACTTCAAGGAAGGTACTGATGAATATAGAAAAGCTGCTTTGTTAAATGAAGCCTTTGAGGTATCTAGAGCTAACCTTGTCTTTATGGGGGAAAGCTTTGATAGAAACTTAGAAAGAATACAAACAGTAAGTAATGAAGTATTAAATCTTGTAAATCAAAGTGATAAGATTGCCGCATCAGATATTATGGCACTCACTTCTACAGATAGACTTACTAATGAATTAAACATTCTTCAAACAGAAATAGAATCACTTAAAGGAGTAACCGATCCTTCTGCTGTAAAACAACTTGATAAGGTTACTGAAAAAGTTGAAAAACTCAGAAGAATTCAAACTAGTCTTTCTGCATTAGATCCTTCAGAGTTTGCAATAACAGTAAGTAATTCTATTTTACAGAACATTGATGAAACTGCTACTGATGAAGAAGTAAAAAAAGCTATAGAAGAAAACTTTGCAGAAAAAGCTGCAGAGATGGCAAAAGAAATAGTAGAAGATGTAAAGTCAAGTACTATTGAATATCTTAAAACAATTACTGGAGGTACAAATGAGTATAATATTCTAATGAATAAACTTTCTTCACAAGAAGGAATTAAATCTATTGATTCATTAGTTAGTTCAATTATTGACTTACAAAAGCTTGATGCAGAAGCAGCAGCACTTGCATCTGCTGTAACAGCACTTTCAGATCCAGAAGAGTTCTTAGAGCATGTCAACAGAAACTTTAAGTGGATGAGTGACATGTATAACAACAGATCAGAATACTTTAAAGATGTTGTTAATACAAGTATAGAACAAAAAGAATATAATGACTTACTTCAAAAACTTGCAGACAAAGGTATATATGTAGATCTTGATGAATTTGCTGCATGGATAGAAGATAAAAGAAATCTACCTACTCAATTTGAGGATGCGGTAAATAAAAGAATTATAACTCAAGATACTCCTTTGTATAGAGAATACCTTGATCTTTTCTTAGAGCTTGCAGATATACAAAAAGAAAAACCTGCCGGTGAAAGAGCAAATGCTGATGAACTTCTCAAAGGAAGAATAGCTGAGGAAGATGAGAAGATGCAAAAAGAACTTGATGAAGCTAAAAAAATCTATGATCAAGAACTAAAGCAAGAAGTAGGGTATAATGAAAAAGAAATTGAAGACTTAAAAGAAGTAGCAGTAGATACTTCAGAAGAAGAAAAACAAATTACTGCAATGTCTGAAGCTGCAAAGGCTATTGAAGATTTACCACTTTTAACTGAAGAAGATTTAACTACTCAACAAGCTTTTGTTGCAGAAGCTAAAATTAACTTTAATATTACAAATGAAGAGTTTAATAACAAGCTTGACGAAGTACTTTCTAATCCTGAAAAAATAAAAGCTTCAATCACTTTATCTAAAGCTGATTCAGATACCACACTTTTAAGGACAGATCCTGGAAAACAGTTTTTAACTTATAGATATGCTATTCCAGAACTTCTAAAAGAAAAAATAGAAGAATTACAATCTAAGGTAGATTCTGCCAAAGAATCAGCTGAAGTAGTTGATATTGATGTAGCATCTACTGAAGCTAAGAAAAGATATGATGCAAAAGTTGCTGAGATAACTCAGAAGTATGAAAACATAAAAGCTGACCTGGTAGAAGAATACCGTAGACAAGGTGCTAAAGCTACTGATGCTTCAGAAGCAAAAGCTTATGTAAAAGTTTCTATTGATACTCCTTGGGATCAACTTCCTGAAGATCTTAAAGCAGACTTAGAAAAAATGTTTGAGAAGTATAGAAAGGAAAAATTCAAATCTGAAAAAGATCCTGCAAGATTATCTATACTAAAACAAAACTGGTTAAAAACTCAAGGCTCATTTATTGAGGCATACAACACTTCAAAAGCAGGAGAAAGAGAAACAGAAGAAGTTCTAGTAGCAGAACCTCCTACTCTTACTTTTAAACCAGTAACACCAGAAGAATTAAGAACTAAAAATCTTGAAGAGTTATCTAAGCTCATTAAAGATATGCAGTTTCAGTACTCTTCAAAAACTATAGTTGATGCAAAAGGAAAAACTAAAACTCTTACTAAAGCACAATTAGAGCAACTTAATAAAGAAATAAGAGCACTACAGGGTTATCTTTCATACCGTAGATCTGTAGCAGATATTACAACTCCAGAAGCAGAAATAGTTTCTACTATTGAGGCCCTAATTAAAGATGGTTCAGAGAATGTAGAAGTTATTAAAGATAAAAACGGAAGAACAATTGGTAGAAGAATCAAGGGTATTGATTATGAAGAAGGAGAATATGCTACTAGAGTAACATCTGAAAAAGAAAGAGTAGTAAAAGCAATTGATCCTAACTATAAAGCTTATGTCTACAATGCTTTACGAGAACCTATTGTTACTGATCCAAACACAGGACAGTTGGTAAAAAAACCATCTAAGATTGAGACAATGGTAAAACGTGTAGAGATACTTAACTACGCAACAGAAGAAGAAAAAGTAAATGCTTTCATTGAACAATTAAAATCAGCTTTTGGTAAAGGTGAAATTCAAAAGTTTGGTGCACAGTGGAAGTATGACAGACTTAAAGATTATTTCTTAGGTGCTGAACCAAAGGAATTTAATTTTGAAAATGTAAAAGAGATTGTAACAGAACTTGCTGACAAAGAATCATCAGAAACAGGCACACTGATTGACTCTTTATCTAGAGACTATCTTGCAGGTAAACCAATTAAGAGACCTTCAACAATGTCTGAGAAGGCATTTAAAAATCTAAAAGAGGTACTAAATAAGATATTAGACAAAGCAAAAGATGGTAAGCTTACTCTTGTACCTAAAGATATCTTGTTGTATGATCCTAACTATGTTTCTGAAGACGGTAAAAAAGGCATCACAGGAGAGATTGACCTTCTACTAGTTGATAGTGATGGTAACTTCTATATTGTTGACTTTAAGACTGGTCATTCTGGTGTTTGGAAAAATTTTAATGCTCAACCACAAACTATTGATCTTAGTGAAGCTTATACTTGGTCAATAAAGGATGCACCTAAATTAACAGACTTAGATGCCGTTAATTGGGAAGCTTTAGGTTATGAGTCATATGAAGAGTTTAATGCTTCATATGATAATGACATTAAATCAATTAGTGTTCTTTCTACAGAAGGTTCAGACAAAAAGGGTATTATCAACGGTACTATTAAAGTTTATTTTGAAAAGGGTGCTGGTAAAAAAGCTGTTAACATAGATGTAGAGTTTAAAAAACCAACATATGTTTTTACTCCTGAGTTTAGTAGAAGACCAGAGTATGCTACGCAGCTTACTTTCTATAGAAACCTGTTTGCAAACATGACAGGTATAATGCCTAAAGAGATTAGAATTCTTCCTATAGAAACTAAGATTAATGAAGAGGCACAGATTGAAAGTCTTCAGTTAGCATCTATTGCAGATCCTGAATCTGGTTTTATTACTATAGAACCGGTTGACATGGTTAATGAGTTAGTACCTGTTACTTTGGCTCCTTCTGCAAAAAGAGCAAAACCAAAAGCTGATATAGAAGCTAAGAAAGCTGATATAGAGAAAGAGTTAGAAAAAGTAAAAGAAAGAAAAATAGGAAATACATTTACTTTAGGAAAAGATGTACGAATTATAGTGAATGGATTACCTGGTATAATAAAAAAAGGAGAAACCATAACTATAAAAAATGTATCTGCTCCTGGAAAAAGTAAATTAACAGGAGTACTATCAAAAGATGCTCCTGACAGAACGCATTATTCTTTTGATGTAACTGGATTTAAAGGTGAAATTATAAATAAACCAGGACAAGCTCCTGTTACACATATGCTTTCAGAACCAGAATTATTAGCTAGCATTAATGCTAAATACGATGAGCTAGCTGCTCTAGAAGAAGAAGAGGTTGAAGATCAAAATATATATGAAGAATATGTCCCTGAATCCTATGAGATAAAAGATAATGTTGACAAGACTGTTATATACAATGGACAAATCGGAACCTTAGTTTTATTTGCACATGAGGATGGTGACTACGGAGTTGAAACAGAAGATAGTATCTACCCTATTAATACAACAGAAAAAACAAACATCCTTGAGTTAGGTCTAAATACTATAAGACTTAATCCAGAAATGTTTAATCAGCCTGTTATTAACGGTAAGGTATATGATATTACAAAGCAATCTGATGATGTATATATAGTCAATGGAGTAGAGTACACTATTGAAAGATATGCAAGAAAAAAAGGCATTAAGAATCTAAGATACCGTGCTAATGATGCTGAGATAAATAATGTTCAAAAACAAATTGCTGAAGTAGATGCAAAGTATCAACAGCTTCTAGAAAAATCTGGACAACTTAGTGATGATGAAAAACTTACTGAAGGTTTACAGTTAGTACAACAACTTGCCGCAATGGAATACAAACTTAATTTCCTAGGTAAGAAAGTTAATCAACTTGTAGAAGATAACAAAGTTGTAATATCTAAGAATCAAGATTTAATTAACGCTATTCAGTCATTACCAGAATCTTTTGCTAATTCTAATACTCCTGAAGAAGAGGAGGAGGATCTAGATGATATCAAAAACAAATCAGACAATTCTGCTGCTATCCAAGATATGTATGATATCATGGCAGAAAGCATGCCTGCTAATTTTGATAAGTTAATTACAGACATTAATTCTCTTACTAAGCAAGATTTAGATAGTTTTGCAAACTATGTAAACTCAATTATTCCTAAATTAGAGCAATTAAAATCAGAGTATGAAGGTAAGGACAGACTTACTACTAATATCACTAATGAGATAGATGTATTAGGTCAGCTTCTTAACTTTATTACCAGTATAAAAACTAATAAAGATGGCAGAGTCAGAAAAGTCCAAACAGCCGCAGTCCAAAGAGAACAAGCAAGGTTACAACAAGATGTTGATGAATCTGCTGTACAGGAGCCTGAGCCCGGCAAAGCAGCAAGAGTTTCTCAACAACAAGCTAAACAAAAAAGAAGAAGACAAGTAAATAGTGATTTGCTTCAGCCAATGATCTACTCTTTAATAGTTCAACCTACTATAGTAGAAGCAGAACCTACAGAAGAGCAAGTCATTGACTTAGAAGAAATCAATACTCTCTTTGAAAATGCTACTGCTGAAACACTTGATGATATATACATTGATCTTATACAAAAGCTATCAAAAGGAGAAATTAACTTGCCAAATTCAAATTATATAGATAAATTATATAAGGACAAGGTAAAAGAGTTTTCTACAACAGTCTCTGCTAAAACAGTACAAAAAGGAGACATACTTGTAAGAAAGAATGATAATAAGATATTTACAGTAACAGACATAGTAGATGAAGGTGTTGAGGTAACAAATGAATCTACAAATGAAAAAATGTTTATATCTAACAAAGACTTAAAGAACAAGTATTTGAAACATTATATGGAAGGAATAAAAGAAGAGGAAGTTTTGGATGAAGTGTTTGATGAATCAGATGAATCAGCTTCTGAAGAAACCGTAGAGTCTCTGGAAGATGCCATAAATGACCCTGATGAAGTTCAATCAATAGTAGATAAACTAAGTCAGCTCTCTAAAGAAGAGAGAAGAAGCAGACTTAGAAAAAATAGTAAATGTGATTAATATATATTAAGATGACTTGTGGACCATTAACCAAAGATCAGATATTAGACTTATACGCAGATATCAAAATAGAAATCACTGATAGAATCAAGAACCCCAAGTTAGGGGTTTTTGACATTGATTCATATATCAAAGATTTGTATAATGATCTTGTAGATCCTACTGATCCTGATAGTACATCCAGGGCTCTTATATATGTTCAACAAGTTCCAAGTCTATTAGAAAAACTTATAGCAAATGAGAGAGATATAAAGGCTCACTTTTTCAAGTCTGATGCTAATCTCATTACTAAGATTTCTAAGCTTGCATTTGATTTTACAGATCTTTCAAGTGGTCTTAATGCTGTGGCTAGATATGTAAAAAAAAGTAAGATTAAGCCGGAGTACATTACAGCAGCTGTAATGAATATGAATGAAACTAAAGGTGAGCTACCTGTATTAATGTATGATGATGAAAAGGGTGCAGAACTTTTAAAGTGGTCAGCAAATAATAAAAGACTAAAACCAATATCAGCATTTGTTGGTACGGGACAGGAGTATTATCCTGTGAACCCTGTAGGATTAACACCTGAAGAAAGAAATGCACTTAGAGATCCTGATAAGGCTTTGTTTTATAAAGTTACAGAAGAAATTGTACTAGCTACTAAAAACAAACTAAGAGATGGAGATGCTCCTGTATATAGAGGAACTCCGGTGACATTTAGACTTCTTCCTTCAAGTTCTATTCCTGATGAGCAATTAACAAATGAGGTAAAAGAAAAACTTATATCTAACCCAATTGATAAAGCATCAGGAAAGACATTTAAAATTCTTCATAAAGAAGGTGTTGTTTTAGCTCTTGCTGATGCTGAGTCTGGTGAATTTCTTTACTTTAATGAATCAGGAGATGTAGTAGATGCAACTGAACCAGGAGCAAGACTAGTGTACCAATCAATGAGAAAAGTACAGAAGTCAGATGAAGGTAAATTGTTGCTGTCTAATAATCTTAACTATGTATATACTCTTGTAAGTCCTAAAGAAATAGCAGAGAGTAGAAAGAAACGTGCAGAAGCTCAAGGTATAGAATTTACTAAAAAAGATTATGATAACATTATAGCATATGAAGATGCAAGAATTAAAAGAGAAGTAAACACTCTTTATAATTTAAGGAACTTTATATTAAAAAATCCTGATCAAGAAATACTGTTACCTATTGATGGAGGATCTTTTGGTTATATAGGAAATGTTTCAGCTGGTGTCCTTCTTTCTAATACTACTATTAAACCTGAAGATATTAAAGAACTAGATGTTGAAGTTGTAGATGATGCTGGTTTAGTATATTTCTTTGCTAATAATGGTGAGACTAAGATCTATCTTCAGAGATCTAATATGCCCCAAGAGGTTATCAACAAACTTGCTGATGTTCTTACAACAACAGCAACTCTTCCTGGTGGTAAACAATTAACACCAGATGAAAGAGCAACCTATGCAAGAACTCTTCTTGGCCCAACTCCTAAATTAAAAGGTTATACTGTAACTCCTATAGAAGTAAAAGCAGAAATAGTTGATGGTGTTTCAGTTCTATCTATTGTTATTAATGGTGTTCCTGTTGACCCAACTGAAGAAGGGGCAAAAGACTTTATTATTGATGCACTTAGTACACAAATCAAAGGAGATAAAGGTGCAGTTTATGCGGCACCATTAAACTACTCTAAGGATAGTTTAAATCAAACATTTATTGATTATGAAATTGAAGATGGGAAGATAAAAGAAGTAGAGTTAAACTACTTTGAATTTATTACTCCTTACTTAAGGGTTATATACAATCCTGAAAGTGCAGACTTTGTAAAAGGTTCTAATGCATATCTTTCATTTTCAGTTCCAGATGATGTTCTAGAGAGAATTGGTATTATAACAAAAGATGAGTCTGCACCTATTGCTAAAACAATAAAAGACGCTGAAGAAGCAGAGATTGATCTTGAAGATGTTAATGATGATAAGTTAGAAAAGACATTTGGAAATATTACCATTAATCAAAATACAAGACCAGGTTATGCATCCGCACAAGAAGAAGCAATAGGTAAAGCTTCTGCAGTAATTACATTCTCTGAGAATTTTGATACGGCAACACAGACTCTTATTAAGAACCAAGCAGATGAAGCTGCTAAAGAATATGGTGGACAACCTATTCAGAAAAGAAATAACCGGTATAGTGTCAGTGACGTTGCTCTTTTGAACAATGTTATTAGAACAGTTAATAACTCTACAGGAACATTATTTATTAGTGGAGATAGTTTATCTGAGATGAAAACATCATCTCAAAAAACTGTAGATAATTTTATGTATGAAACACTTCAAAAAATTCTTGAGCATCCTGAATTAAAAGTTGACATAAGTAAAGTTATTACAACAGGTCAAACTGGTGTATCTGAAGCAGTTGCAAAAGCTGCAGATAGACTTGGTATCCCAGTAGAGATTGTTGCCCCTAAAAGCTTTATGTATAGAACTTCATTTAAAGACAAAAAAACTAAAAAGTTCCTTACTAGAGATGTCTCAAATGAAAAGCTTTTCAAACAAAGATTTGGATTAAAGACAGGTAAACCTAAAACTGAAAAACAAGAGTTGTCTACAGAAGATATGGTTAGACTTTCTGTTACACCTATTGATGGTTTAGATGCAGGTAAAAAGACCCAAGAGATTCTAGATAAGATTAATGATAAGCTTGGTGACCTGGAAAGATCAAAGTCAGTTAAAAGATTTATTGATAGTGTATTCATAACTAAAAGAGATCAACAAAAGGCACTTGACTGGTATAATAATGAAAGTGGGCTTAAGTCCGTTATACCTCTAGAAAGAATTACAGCTATTGTAAACTCTAATGCATTTGCTAAATGGAATCTTAATGGTATTACACTTTTTGAAGGAGACGGTGGTACACCTGTAGATATTTACCACGAAGCATGGCATGGTTTCTCACAGTTATATCTTACTCTAGATGAAAAGGTAGACTTGTATGAGGCCGTTGCACAAAGACCAAAGTGGCAAAAGAAAACTTATCCAAATAAGATTGATCTTTATAGAGAGATAGAGGAAGAACTTGCAGAGGACTTCAGATCATTTATGGTATTTAAAAAGAAGTTCCCAGGAGTAATTGGTAGAATATTTGAAAAGATTGCTAGAGCTCTTAGAGTGTTCTTTTCTAAAGTAACTAAAAGAGATTTTCTTAAGCCTAGAGATATTGCAAAGGTACGTGAGTACTATGATGTACTCTATAAAGGAGAAATACTTAACCTTGCACCTAGCCAAGACAATGCACTCTTTGTAAATGAGGATCTGTATAGAGCTAAACCTGCTACACCTTCATTAGTAAAAAGTGAGAAGAATGAATCTTTACCGTTTACATCAGAAGAAACTGAGAAGCTCAAGCTTGCTATGGATAACCTGATGGCTTCAGTATTCATGCAATATAATGAGAGTAAAAATACCTCAGCTGGTGTAGCAAAAATTCTTCAGAGTACAAAAAATAGAAAGGGTGTTTATGGTATCATTAAAGATAAACTTGAGTTAAAAGCAACTGAGCTATCTAAGTTTATGGATGAATACCAAGAGACAGTTATTAAAAATGTATCTGCTGAGGAACCAGACTTTGAAAAAGAAGCTCTTCTTCAAGAACAAGTTGATAAGTATCAGCTTCTCCAAAAAGCTCTGGCTAACTTTGGAGATATTGAAGCTTCAGTAGATGGTAAACAAAAATCTGGTCTTGTTGCTTTCCACATGGAAAATACAAGATTCAATATTATCAAGAATGCATATCTTGAGATGGCAGAAGATCCAACAGCAACAGGAGAAACAACAAAGTTGCTAGAGGCAAACCTTGGTAACATCAAGTCATCAAAGGAAATTGCTAATGAAGATACCTGGATGGTCATATCAAGTATTTTTAAACCAGAACTAGATACTGACGGAAACTATATTACAAAAAAAGATCAG